TACGGCGATACGACCTTTCGAGGCGCGAATGATTTCACCTCGATTGCTGAGCTCCGCCTGAAGATACTGCAGCAGATATCTGCGGCGGAAAAGGACAGCAGCACACGCCGACTATTCGCCCGCAAGACGTTCAACATGTGGATGAACCGGCAGATGGGCAGCCTGGGCAAGCTGGTGACTTTCCGCGGGCTCACCAGGATCCTGCAGAAGTTCATCTTCCACGAGATCTACCCCAACCCAGCGGCCTTCTACCAGCCTAAGAAGACGGGCCTGAAGAAGAAAAAGGTCTACTCCCTGCGGGTGGACAAGGACCCACGCACCAGAACGTTCATCAATACGATCAAGAAGTTAGAACCAGTGATCAACTCTTTGGTGGACAACCTCAATAAGTGGGGCCAGCTGGGGTTCAGCATTTCCGGCGCACTAACTGCGCTCAGTGTGGGCGGCGCACCGCAACTGCTTCGCACCATAGCCGCCGACTTTGCTGATGCCGACAAGATCATGCGCTCTCTTATCGGGGGTGGCACACCAAAGGGAGTGCCCGGTCTATTGCGGGAGACCAGTAGGATAAACTCGGCGCTTCTGAAGGCACACCGGCTAGTGGCCCCGAAGAGACCGTTGCGAACGTCCACCACCATACTGTCTCCAGAACTCCTTGGGTCCGAGGCGCGCAGGAAGGGTGCCGTTGACGCTCTTGGGGAAGCGCAGTCTGCCATCACCGTCTTGCTCGGCATGCGCGTGAGGCGCTCGAAGGAAGTGACCTACGACAAGTTGGACAGGGTGCACAATCAAATACTGCGGCCAGATCTCTGGTTTGCGTCCCCGCCCCGATGCAACGTCCTGTTTCCGGAGCTGTACGGGAACCTGACCTGGCAGCGGAACTTCATGCGCGAGGTATCGCGCATGGAGCTGCAGACCACCAATGAGATCTTGGGTGACGACGCCCTGTTCAACGGCCGTTACTATGCCCCAAACGTAATCGATATGCGTAAGGGTGTGCGGTTGAGTTCCAGGAAGTTCGGACGCCTGATAATGGCGCATGAGCTGCTGACCGGCATCATCCCGATGTTCGAGAAGATGACCGAGGCCAACCTCTTCGCCATGAAGGCTCGCCGGGTCAAGTACAAGGGGGCCAAGGTCGGGTACGCGCAAAGGGCGGTAAACTTCCAGTACTTCAAGCACCGCTTCGCTTCCAGGGCCATGTCCGCGGCAGGCAGGTTCAACCCTTGGTTCGTGTGCGGGTTCCCGGCGCCGCTTGTCGACAGGCCCATGACGTCAGCAGACCTGCTGACCAGCGGCAAGCCTATAGCAGACCAACTGGCGGACCTGGACATCGTGCCGGAAAAAGGCCAAACGATAACCAGGGCCACCCTACTGCAACTGCTCGTACCCACCCAATACTTTGGGTCCTGCGTACAACTGGTGCACAACGTCAATCAGCAGGGCGGCCAAACCAGTTACCAATTCGCGCAGGCCAGGCTGCATCGTGAAGACACTGAATTCTTGGGGGTGGACAAGAAGGTCGTCAACAAGAAGATCGGCACCACCAGGCGTATCAGTGTAGTGGCGGCCCTACCATCTGAAGCACCGAAGACCAACAATCGAGGTCCTCGAGGAGGGCGCATAACGTCCGTCCGGGATGTGACTGGCCAGTACCGCAACTCATTCTTGCCGCTGTATGGCGCGTCTAGGGGCACAGCCAAGGTTAAGGTGGGCACCACCGATACCGTTGCCGCCGCCTTGGGTGTCGGGGAGCAGCAAACCAGCACAGAAAGTTTCAAGGCGTACCGGGTTACAGAAACGTTCACACGTCGGGCTCGGGTAAAGATAGACATGCCTATCGAGGAGGCTGTGCGGCCGACATGGATGTGGGACGGGTGGTCCAACCTGAAGATAGGCGAAACCTACATGCAGATGTTAGGCACCAACTCGATCACGGATGTAGAGGGCATCACGTCCAGGGACCTGCTGTTCGATCTGCTGGACGCGGACTCTTCGGAGGCCGTACTAGAGGCACGAGAAGGGAAGACGCAGGGGCTCTTGAAGGAGGATGAGGCCGGCGCAGAGTTCCAGGACCGCACATCCGGCACTGGGCAGAAGAAGGCGCTGGGAGACGACAGGAAGAACCAGAAGCCCAAGGAGGCGCTGGTAGTGTCCGGCACGTCTGTGCAGAGAGCTTCCCACGAGAAGGTGTCCGCCGATGCCATCCTGACCATCGAGAAGGAGAGGACCATCGAGAACGCCGTAGACTACTTGGTGAGGGTCTACAGCTACTTGATGCATCGGGGGCTCGATGTGGGGAACTTCGTACGGACCTACACCTGGCGCCCGGTCGCCACCATGCCGGAGATCTTGGGGTCCGCGAACTTCACCATCCAGGAGAAGACGGCGCTACGGTTCGTGGGCAACTCCATAGACGAGCTCCAGCTTACGGAGACCCCGGATGGCTACGTAACTTCTGGAACTGAGGGCTTCCACAGCCGTGCATTCGGTGACGTGGAGGACCTGTTCGCGCTGGTAGACCCCAAAGTACGGAAGATACTAGGGCTGAGCAAAGAAAAGAAGCAGGCTACGGCTAGGAAGCTGGACGTACGGAAACGCCGGCGGCAAGCCGTCAGGGAGTACGTAGACGAGCTGACGGCTTCCAGAGGCTTGCTGGGATAGCGTGCTGCGGGGTATAACAGTGGCTATGGATCAACGCCTAATTGGGCTCTTCAGCGAGCTGGAAAAGATCGGGGTTAACAAGGGCCTATCCCATTTCACGCAGAGTCGTGGTGGGCGCCGACCTATCAGAGTCGACAAGCTGCTGGAGAAGGAGAAGGCGTTTCTCCCCAAAGCACAAGACGACGATGCCTCCGAGGATGGGAAGGACCATGAGATGGAGGGAGGTCTCGGCATGGGTGAAGGCGCCACGGAGGGCTGACATGTACGGCTCATTTTTCGATGAACTGGTCAAGTTGGCCAAGGACGAGACTGGCGAGAAGATCATGCGTGGTGCGGTGGCTGCCAGACCGTGGGCCCAGAGGTTTGTTACAGCCGGGATACCTGCAGCTGTGGCGGCCAACTTTTTTCTGCCTATGAAGGACAGTCCTTTGAAGCGTAAGCTGATAGCCGGCTCCGGACTTCTAGGCGGTGGGGCCGGTGTGGGGGAGTTGGCCGTACGTAGATGGGCGGAGAAGAACCCTCGTAAGGGTTTGGCTAAAGAGATCAAGAAGATGGGCGCGGCACAGGCGTTCCTGAAGGTGGCCGCCATGGCCGCAGATCTACGCAAAGCCGGTATCGGTGGGGTAGAGAGGCCGCCGCTGATTACGGAGGACAGCAAGGAGCACGCGTACAACAGGCTGCGGCAGTCGGCTAAGCCTGGCGAGTTCCTGTCCGCCACAAAGCCCCGCCATCTCAAGGCCCCAGGGCCGTCGATCAAACAGATCTCCGCCCTCCCAACGGGGTAGATAGTGGACGCCGTCAGTGACTTCCTGGAAGCGCTTGGCCAGGTCAAGGAGGCCGCGGTCAAAGACTTGCGTAAGCGGCAGGCGCAAGAGATGCAGATGTGGGAGCGGTGGAAGCAGGGTGGGGAGAAGCCACAAGACTTGCGTCCGCTCATACACTCGTTCAAGCCTCTAGTAAGTCACCAGGCCAACATCTGGGCTGGTAAGGTGCGTGACGTACCTCCAGCGGCTATCCGGGCGGAATTCACCAACCAGTTCGTTTCCGCTCTTCAGACTTATGATCCACAGCGCGGAGCAGGACTCGGTACGCACATACGGCACCAGCTGAAGAAAGCGCAACGGTTCGTCACAACGTATCAGAATCCTGGCAGGATCCCAGAGAATCGGGTCTACCGCATACGGGAGCTGCAAGACGCAGAGATGCAGCTGGATGAGCGCTTTGGTAGAGAGCCTACACAGCTCGAGATAGCTGACCACCTGAAGTGGTCCCCGAAACAGGTGGACGTGCTCCAGAGGGAGGTCCGCAAAGCACGACCAACGGGTCAGTTCGAGACGGACCCATCTACGTTCACCCCGTCCAGGCAGAAAGAGGTTCTGCGCCTGCTGCCCTACGAGCTAACATCTGACGAGAAGCAGGTGTTCGAGTACATCTACGGCGTGGGCGGGAAACCAAAACTCGGGCCCGGTCAGATAGCCCGGAAGCTGAAGATGAGCGCCCCTAAGATCTCCAGACTTAAGCGCTCCATAGCTGAAAAGTACGCGAGGCATTCAAGCTGATGGCCGATCCAAAACTACCTGTAGATCAGCGACAACAGGACAGGGACGCCCGCCTGGATGAGCTGAAAACGGCCACTACCGATTGGGCCGATAAGGAAGAGAAGCGCCTCACAGACGAGGCCACTTTCTTGAGGTCGGTACTTAAGGGCCGGACAGGTGCGGGGAGACTAGCAGACCAAAACGTGGCTGACTCTTCCAAACTGGTGGTCGATGAGATCTCCAGGTTCTTGGAAGGATAGGAGGACAAAATGGAGAACGAAGAGAGAGTAATCGAGTTGACGCCAGATCACCGCAGCGAGCTTGTGCAGGCCAAAATCATCAAGCCGGATCAGGCCAGCATGCCCCAGAAGGAGTATGCTGCAGCCCTCGAGGCGCTACGTCAGATGAAGTTGGCTGACGCGAAAGATAGCGTGGAGAGGCTCAGTACTGGCCTGCAGAACGCGCAGGGGGTGATAGACGGTATCCGCGCTAAACAACGCAAGGTACACCGGCCCCCCAACACCCCGGATATGCCCATCGGAGATCCGGATGAGATGGCCGCGGAAGAGTGGAAGAAGTACGAGCAGCCGCTCACGGAGGCAAGTAAGCGCATTCAGCAGGCAAAGGCGGCGGCTGGAAAGGTAGAACAGGCGTCCAGGTTAGTACAACTCGACCCGACTATGGTGCTCAGGATCGAGCTCACCGCGGCTAAGAAGCGAGCAGCTGTGGCAGAAGAGAGCCTCGCTATCCTAGCGCTGCAAGAGGCTAGGAAAGCAAAAGACGCGGCGGAAAGAGAAGAGGCGCTACTGATGCGGGCAGTGTCTGCCCAGCTGGGCGTTACTCCGGGCAAGAACGTTCGCCTGGTGGACAAGGAAAAGGGCATTTGCCAGATCGAGGGCTAGATGGCTGTCGTCGTCCGAAAACGAGCTGGCGCAGCAGTACTAGGCTGGGGCGCCGGCCTGTTGGGGACGTCCGATACCGTACGGTACCTATATCCTGGGTACAGTGATCAGCTAGCTGAAGTTCGGGAGACAAGCCTGCAGGCACCCAGATCCGGCGTTCTCAGGAATCTACAAGTGCGTCATAATGTCCCTGACGGTAATGGCGCGTCGATTGTCTACACTGCGCGTGTGAATGGCGTAGATACGGCATTGGCCGCGGCCGTGCCTTCCACGGCCGGGTCTGGGAACGATTTGACGAACTCCGTAGCTGTCGATATTGGGGATCTGGTGAGTATCAGGGTGAGTAAGGTAGCCGGGGTCGGGAAGTCGCCAAAGAATGTCGTCGTGACTGCAGAGCTCATATAGGAGAAGTAAATGGCCCTCGCGAACTACAGATTCAGGAAAACTGACGCGTCAGCTGCACTGGACGACATCAATGATAGGTTAGCCGGGAGTGCTGTCCTCGTCGATCAGGCAGGTGGACAAGTCGTCACGGTTCAGTACGATGATTCTGCTACGAACGAGGCGGACCTCATCGATGTGATGGCGCAGAAGGGGTACGCCCTCATCGAGGGGTCCGGTGGTGCTGGAGTTACTGGAACTGCTTACGATGATCACGAGCAGCGCCAGGACCAAATGAAGGCGCCGGTTCGGGTGGTCGAGTCATCGGACCTGGTTACTGCCGGATGGGTCTCGAGCGGTGGAGGCAAGAACAAGACCCTGACCAGTCCGAGCGATTCAGTTTCGTTCAATGATTTCGACAGTATCACGTTCACGGCGGGCGTTGGCCAGCGTGTGTTGCTGACCGGGCTCACGCCCGCCTCGCATAACGGTATCTACTTCCTCGAGACTGCGGCAGATGGCGCAGGCCAAAACGCTGTTTTGAAGCGTGCCTACGATGCTGATGAGGACGAAGAGGTCCTTTCCGGCATGAGTGCGTTGGTCGTAGAGGGCAGTCAAGAGAAGAAGATCTACGCCCTAAAAACGACCGGCACCATCACGGTCGACACTACCTCCCTGACGTTCGAGGCCATCCGCGCAGATGTTGATGCTGCGGAGAACCTGCTATTCGGGGCTGGGAAGCTCGTCACTTCTACTACTACCAACTACCTGTTCCCTTGTTACTCGGACAGCCTGGCCCAGACCACCGCAATACAGTTCCGCGCATCCCGTGCCGGTATTCTTCGCAACATGTACGTGCGCCACAACATCACTGGCGGCAACGGTAACGCGATCGTCTACACACTGCGTAAGAACGGCATTGCAACAGCACTGACAGTGTCCCTGGCGTCAACAGCAAATGACGGGTCCGACTTGGTTAACTCAGTTAGCGTGGCCAAGGGCGATCTGATCGATGTTGAGGTCACCAAAGCAGCGGGCATCGGAGGAACTCCAAGAGACATCACCGTCTCGATGGAATTCGCTGCCTAGCAATGGCGTTGGTCATCTACAGGTTTCGGCTCAGGACTCCTGGTGCGTCCATTGAGCAGCTCAACACCGAAGTCGGCACTACTGTAGTTGTCTCCGACAGTGCCGGCGGTGTGCTCATAGACCTGGAGTGCGATGATGCATTCGGCCAAAATCTGATAGATAGCCTTGAAGGTAGAGGCTACGAGTTCGTAGAGGGCGCTCCGACCATATCTGCGGAAGAGCAATTTCGATTAGACAACAATCTCGCCTCAGCAGTCGGCCTGGCCAACGTTATGCAGCTGCTGATTTCCGTTGATAACTTTCCGCTGCTTGGTGACTACTTTACACTAAGGTCTATGATCTGGGGAGGAACGGACAGCTGGGGTGAGATCAACGAAATTCTAGCCCTGACGTATCAGACCGGAACTGGCGGAAAGACACATGATGTACGTGTGTATGACGTAACCAACGCGAACACCATCGCAGAGGCCACCGGGTTCAACCACTTGCTTCCGACGATAGTGGACCTGGGCGCGGTGTCTAACCTCTCCGCGGGTCCAGCCATTTGGGCCGTACAAGTGCGCAGCGGAAGTCCTGCGTCACATAGATTGTACTTCGACTCGATCAGTTTTAAGGGTGGAGCATGAAAGTTTACGAGTACTGGCTCTGGTGTAACGACGAGAGCGCCTGGGTAACTGTATGGTCCCCGGACCCGGACAATGCGCCAACACTATGTCCAAATGACACCGGCCATACGATAGACCAATCGAAGACCTTCATCCAAAGATCTGTTGGGGAAACTGTCAGTGTCCAGGAGTTGATTGACGCCCCAAAGACTGACGAAGATATCCCCATCACAGCCCAGGACGGGCCACGAGAGTGCGACAGGAAACCGGTCATGGTCATGTCCCCGGCAACAGAGGGGACATTCACGTTTTTGTCTAGTTGTGGGGACGACCTCTCTCCTACACCCCCTAACTCCGGAAGGGGTGAGGGTGCCCAGCTTTATCTAAACTTTGCTGACGCCGGTGAGGACGAAGTAGAGATTCAGTTCTGTGAGCCTGTAGAGCTGCACGATGCCCACTGTTCTTGGAGTGGGAACTGGGGATTTCTAGACAGGTGGTCTACCTCTGTAAGGATACCAGCTACACCTGATCCCGTAGTTAATCCTGGGGGTACTGGGAACTGCTACGTGATCCCTACTGGCTTTGGATTCAATTCTATCGTTCCGGCTGACGGTGCGGGCACTCACGACGTCGACCTCAATCTTGCGGTTCCTGTACCTGACGGTTATTCCAAGAAATCAGGAGAGGGCCAGGGGTTTTGGAATGTGGATGAGCGCTGGAGTGAGGTCATCACCCCCTGCGAGGATTTTGGATACGGCCCCTATAACTTGTACGACGTCAATCTCCAGATGTTCTTCTGCAAAAACATGGATTGCGGAGATCCTCGGGGCATTTGGGATCTAGACGCCTACAAGGCTGAGTGGATATCTAAGAAGTGGAAGATAGCCTTTAGAGTACTTAAGGTCTCTCCCGATCCGGGAGAGATCGGCGGCTATCTGATGATCTTCAGACCTGGAGCTACGTAAGATGAAGACCGCTTTAGTTGTTTCTGGAGGCGGTTCCCGCGGTGCGTTTGCTGTTGGGGTGCTAGAAGTTCTACGGGAGAGGGGTTGGGAGTTCGACATCATCAGCGGGACCAGTACTGGTGCTTTGATCGCGTCTCTGGCTTCCATTGGAGACATAGACGAGCTGGTGCGGATTTACACCTCGGTTCGAACAAAAGACATTCTGCGCCTCAACTGGCGGCGTTTGTTCAAGGACGCCATTTACGACACGAAGCCGCTAGAGAAGCTGATTCGAAAGACCATGAAGGGGGACCGTTACGAGAGGTTGATGGCGGCCCAAACCACCACGCTTTTCTGCCGCATAGCCTTGCGGTCGGGGAACATACTGTATGGGTCCCAGAGGGCTATCTCAGGGCATGAAGACGTCGTTCCTTGGGGAGACTTCAATGGGTACGTCAAGGCGCTGCTCTCCTCGACTAATGAGCCCTTGTTCATGCCACCTATCGAAATTGACGGGCAGACTTGTTTGGATGGCGGGGTCAGGGAAGTGGTTCCCTTCAGGATCGTGAAGTCTCTTGGTGCCCACAAAGTGGTAGTCATAGCGAATGGCCCCGTGGACCCGGCGCCTACAGACAAATCGTATTCTTGCGTACTGGACACGGGGTTCAGGGCGATTGATCTGATGACTACGGAAATAACCAACGACGATCTGGTTGGTGTTGGCAACAACGTGACTGTGATCCGCCCCACAGCCCCTCTTCCTGGTAGCTCGTTGGAGTTCATCCCGGAGGAGATGCAGGAGCTGCGAACCATTGGCCAGAATCGAGCAAGGGAAGTCCTATCCTTGTAGGGGGCGGCCATGGACACTGAGAGCGCACTCAGAAAACTCTTCGCCAAACTAGATGTTCTGGACGACGTTGTCGCCCGTTTGGAGAGCCTGGAAAGGCGTCTGGCAGAATTGGACACCAATGGGAAGCTAGGGGAGATAGAGCGGCAGATGAAGACCGTAGCCGCGAATAGCCAGGTGGTGATAAGTACGGTAGAGTCGCACGGTACCGTACTAGAAAAGCTCTCTAACCGTTTGAGAAGACTGGATCTCCGTTGCCCGCTCCTCAAACCCCCGACTGAGGAACTAAAGAAGGTTAGCAGCGGAGCGGGCGGCGTCTGATAGAATGGTGGTTGGTACCCCCTATGCTTTCATTGAGGCACCATGGAAACGGCTCTGGCGAAATTGGTGGCAGGTCTGGTCTCCTACGGGCCGGGCTTTGCAGTAGCTGCCATCTTTATCGTCTTCTACCTACTGGAACGTAAGAAAAGCGAAGAAGCCGCGAAGGCGCTCATGGAGCTTGCCGTGGAAAGCATCAAGGCAGACATGGAGCACACCAAGGCTTATGCGACACTGGAGAAGGCGTTCAATGCTGCTATTGAAGCCCTGACAGCGAGGAGGGACTAGCCATGTCCAAGGGGCCCCAGATGGACCCCACCAGCCTGGGGAGCATTCTGCTCGATTGGGGGGTCATTACTGAGGCAGATCTACGCCGCGCGCTGAAGGAACAGGAAACTCTGCGTGGGGACGACCTGCTCGGTAGACTGCTGGTGGCCAGCGGAGCATGTACAGAGGATGCGATAAAAACGGCATTATCTGCCCAAACTAGCATGCGTGCGGCCGGAAAACATAAGCACGCGATGGCCGTGGCGAATTTGGCCATCAGTAGGCGCCGGCGCAAAAGCGTCATGGTGCGTAGGGAGGCCATTGTCGAGCAGGGTAATCGCGTTTCTAGAGCCATAACTGGAGACGCGCACCCAGCGGTAACTTCCGCAATGCTGGCAAAGTCCGGAGAGTCCTAGTAAGATCGCTGGGACATGGCACTCCCAGCTACAGTAGGTGTCCCGGTCCCTATCGCCATGGTGTTGGAGGACGGGAACGAAGTGCAGCACCCGCAGGTCGAGCTCTATGCTCCCGGGGCTACTTCTCCCACTGCCGTCATAGATCTGCCGCACAAGGTGAGGGGCAGGTACGAGGCGTCTTGGACACCGCCCAGCGCGGATGTATGGTCTGCCCAGTTCTTCGTGTACGCGGACGCCGCCCACACGGTAGAAAACATCACGTACACCAGGTCCATCGAGCAGATCGTGGCTACGAACAGCTCTATCGACGATCTGTCGTCCAGAATAATCCGTATCTTGGGGTTGGTACACGAGAACGCCTTCATCGACAACACGGTACACAATGCCGAAGGGTCTCTGGTAGCTGCTAGAGTTCGCATATTCGACTCCAGGGCCGCTGTGGAGGCGGCCACCGATGGTGGTAGCGAAACTGCCGGTCTCATCGCTACGTACGAGATCGAGACAACGTACGAGGCTGACTGTAGAATGGGTAGCTACAGGATGAAGCTGGTATGAGCGGGGTGGCCATAGCTACGCGCGGGATGGTCCGTTCCTGCTGCCGTCAGGGCGGGTTCATCTGCGGGGACAGCCCAGAAGTACAGGCTGTACTCGAAGTGCGCCCCAAGATCCGCTATGCGGCCGCACCCCCATCTGGAGATGTTACTAGCCCCATCATGATCGGGGCGCAAGAGCTTAGGCCGTCTGCGGGGGCTACGGGCCCGGGACCTGCAGACCCAGACCCGAAGCCGACCCAAACCTCGGCACAAGAGCTGCGCCCCGTCATCAAACGGGCCGAAGAGGATTAAATGGCGGTCATCAAAGTCAAGATCTTCGTGCCGGAAATAGACAACGTCATATCCCTGTTCGACGTGATTCAGGTCCAACGTTCGGAAGCGGGATCCCCGTATACGGACGCTAAGGACATTACCGCCGACACGGCCCAAAAACCAGTGCTGGTGGGCGCAGAGGAAGGGCCATTCGCGTCTCTGCAGGGGAAGACACTGAGGCTGAAAGTGGATGGGGGACTCGAGCAGGAAGTCACGTTCACGGCAGCAGATCCCATCAGCCTCAGCAATGTCATCGCTGAGTTCAACACGGAGATCTCCGGGGCGACCGCGGACGATGACGGCACGGGTAAGCTGCAGATAGAGGGCAACGCCCCAGGTACAGTAGGCACCCTGGAGATGACGGGCGGCACCGCACTGGCCATACTGGGCTTCGTCACGGGAGACAAGGATAACGGGGAAGACAGTCACCCCACTCTGCTCCCAGGGGTGGATTCTTACGAGTACGATGATCAAAGCGGGCAGGCGTCGTACTGGTACAGGACCAGGTACTACAACACTGGCGACGGTACGGTAAGCTCGTACTCGGACTGGGTACAGGGCTCGACTGGTGCGGTCATCGATCCTGCCGAGCTTATCGTGGGTAAGATCAAATTGGCCGGGGTGGACGGCACGGCAATGGTGGGGGCCAAGATCTCCATCGTGAACACCTACAGTCCGTTGGTTGCTGATGAGCACTTCATAGCCGGACGTAACCTGCAGATAGAGACGGATGGGTCCGGTTATGCAGAGACGACACTAATCAGAAATTCCATTGTGGACGTGGTCATCGAGGGCACGTCCTTCATCCGCCGAATCCAGGTCCCCGCCACCGGTACGGAGTTCGATCTGATGGACGAGAGCCTGGTACTGGATGATCCGTTCCAGATCCAGGTACCGGACTTGCCGGCGGCAGTGAGGAGAAGCTGATGCCAGGACGTAAGAGCTATGGGCCGGGTGGAAAGTGGATCCATGATCGCGCCCACGGGTTGATGGATGAGCGCAAGAAGGGGAGCCTGACCGAGCGGTATGGGGACAAGAAGGGCAAGTCGATCGCCTACGCTATCGCTACTCAACAGGCCCACAAGGTCGGTAAGAGCCCGAAAGGCTTCCGCACTACAGAGGGCGTCCGCGAGGCTAAGCAGAAGTTCGATAAGCCGAAGAAGGAGTACCAGAAGACGGCGGCTCGCACAGGACGCTTACTTAGGATGACGGATTCCATCGTCAGAAAAGGTGGAGATAAAGCTCCAGGCAAGCTGATAGATGCCGCCAAGAGACTCGGTAAAGCGGTTGAGCAGTCTAACGTCCGGCGTGGACTGGATACTGCGGAACAAGCAACCAAACACATGACCGATAAGCAGAGAAACAATATCTTCATGAAGGCTATAGAGAATATGGGCAAGACCGGCAGCATTTCTTTGTCCTCCTTCTTTGATGAGCTGCAGCAGATCCAATGAGGCGAACCTTGACCACGACCATCAAAAGCTCGCTACCGGCATTCTTCGGTGAGCTCGAGAAGATTGGGCAAGCTCCGGGGTCATTAGCTCATCGGGCACAATTGGGCGCTCCGGGGGCCTGGGGCAGTCTGGGGTCGTCTGGTGGGGCCTCCTCTGGTGGGGCCTCCTCCGGTGGTGTTTCCCCGCCAACTGGGCCAGGAAGTAGCGGCGGAGCAGGGGCGAGCATGCCTAAGCCGCCGACGGCCGGAGAGATGGGGGGCGGGATGAGTGCTGCAGATCTGGGTCTTTCCGGCTCTAACCCCCCGCCTATCCAGGCGCCCACCCAACCGCAGCAGCCCATGTCAGCTACCGGTACGCCGCCCCCAGGTGCACCGGCTACTGCGCCCGGGTCTTTGGCCAGTCCACAAAGGAAGAAGGGCTTCGGTACTGGTACACTATCGTCTGCTGAGAGCGCTGAGGTAGCCCCACCATCAGCATCTGAGTTTGGAGGCTAGTTATGCTGCCCATGGTCAGCTTCTTCGAGGAGATGGAGAAGATAGCCCTCGTGGGCCCGCTTATCGGGCAGGCCGTCAAGTACCCAGGCATGGTAGGCTGGCGACTGCATCAGATCGAAGAAGGTAAAGGCGCACACAGGCGCATGATGCAGAACATAGAGCGGGGCGTTCCCGCCGGTTGGGCGGCCCTGGGGATGCGTCCGAGAGATACCAGGCGATAGTGCCACGGAGGAATAGATGGCGGCCGAAACTGTCAAGTTCTATGTCGTTGACCAAGACACGAACCCCGTAATCGGTGTTTTGGTTCGTGTGTTCAACGAAGCTGGGGACTCGTTCATCACCCAAGACTACTCTGTAGCTGTTGGCGGCGATGCAGTAGCGGAGGTAACGCTAGATGGGGATGATCCTCCCATTAAGTACACCATCCGGATGTCCAAGTCTGGCGTAGCCTTCGATGGGGCTCTTGGGGACAACAATAAAAGCCCTCAGCTTATCGAGGTCTACAGCCCGGCATCTGCAGCACCCAACTCGAAGAACGACTTCGACCTCCTGGCGGAGACCTTCACACGCCCGGTATCTACAGACCCTCGGCTGTGCCGCTGTAGCGGGTTCTTCAAGGACATCACGGGAGCGCCTTTGCCGAACCTGGAGATGTTCTTCATCAATCAATTCCAGCCCACGGTGGTGGACGGCAATGCGGTGCTGGGGTCCAAGGTACAGCTGCGCACCGACAAGGACGGCTACGCGGAGCTAGACCTGTACCGCAATGCCGAGTACCACGTCATGGTGCAGAGCATCCAGGCGGCCGAGGCAGATGAGACCGGGGCCATCGTATTCCCTCGGATGATCGTGGTCCCAGATACGTCGTCCTACAATCTGGTAGATCTGCTGTTCCCCGTAGTTGAATCGGTGTCGTTCGCTCCTGATCCAGTGTCTATGGCCGTGGATTCCTACGTAGAGGTCTTGACCACTGTAGCGGCCTCTGATGGGAGGGTACTGCAGGGGACCGGTTGCGAGGACGTGCTCTACGAGAGCTCGGACCCATCGGTGGTCTCTCTATCTGTAGATCAGGACAAGTTGGTTCTTTACGGTACGGGCTCCGGCACTGCGGAGATTACGGCAGTCAGGAAAGACCAGTCGCTTGTGATCATACCGAGCACAGGAATCACCGGGCAGCCGCTCCTAGTCACGGTGACGTAATGGGCTTGTTGCTCGTGCAGCCCGTTCATACGGATGTCCATGCGATCAAGTTGCTGCTGGCCGCGATAATTCGCCGCAGTGCCTTTGATATCGCTCTGTACAAGGACGCCAAGAAACTGGCCAACAGACGGATAGGGGAGTCGGCCTACAGGTGGATGTTCAGTGATAGGGACGACTACTACACCTCCTTCCTCAGCCTTTGCGCTATCTTGGACCAGGATCCGGGCGTCATACGCAGGAAGACACTAAAGCTGCGCAGAGAGGATATCCGGAAGTTCGATATGGTGGACACGCATGGCCGGATATAGCGACAGCGAAATTGAGGCCGCAGTAGGCAACTTCGTCAAGAGCGAGGTGTCTGTACAGCGAGATCCGCTGGGACCGGTGGATCTCGCTGCCAAGTTCAATGAAGTAATCCAGCTGACTTCGTCCACCTTGATCTTTGACCCCAACGCCATCTTCTATCTGATCTTCCTGGCCACCAACAAACTCAACACATCCGTGCTGACCGCCATAGAGTACGTAGAGGATATCCAGCAGGCCATCCAGGAAGTGAGTAAACGGACAAAGGACGTCACCAGGACTACCCTTCTGGGGGATGCGGCCGCTGCCCTGCTGACTGTGGACTCCATCCTGACCAGCAGTGATGCTATCAGCCAGACCGCCTTCGACAGATACAAGAGGGCAGTAGCAGATTTCACCGACGTGTCGTTGGCTCCGAACGTCAAAGACGCCGGCGAGATAGTTCGAGCGCCCCAGCTTGCTCGTAAGGAGGTGGTCACCACCCTCCAGAACCTGTCGGCCTTGTGGCCGGAGATACTGGATGGGCTGACTCAGATAGAGGAAGAGCTGTCTGACTTCCTGAGCCTCAACCTGCCGGTTAACTTCGTGCAGAGGTCGATACGGCGCGTGCGGGACGACCTGATATCCTGGCAGAATACATTCGAGAGCGCCAGTACGACCCGTGACGATAAGATCGCTGAGTGCAGGGACGCCTATCTGAGCCTAACCTCCGGGAAGTCGGTGCTGGACAACTACACCACAGTCACCGACCCAACGGACCCCAGAGTAGAGTCCAGCGACGACACGGTTGGTAGGGCTGCCCTACCTGTAGGAGACGAAGGCGCCCTAAACGTGCCGGAAGACACATGCACCAAGTCCGGTCCTTGGTCCGTGGTCACAGGGGTGAACGACGAGTTCAAGGTGGCGGCAGACGGCGCCCTCGAGGTGACTTACACTCTTGTGCCGCCTTCTCAACCCAGCTTGACTGGGTTCGTAGCACACGAAGACGCTACTGAATTCTACGAGATTACAGCTGGCGTGAACGATAGGCTGGAGATAGACGGCCTAGCGCCCACCATTGCCCTGACTGCAGGCGTGGGGCGCACAACCACGCAGATAGTCTCCGACATCTCTACCTGGATCACAGCCAACTACCCAGGGCTGTACAGTGCGTCTGTGGTGACCGCGGGCGGCCGCTCCTTTGTGAAGATCACAAAGACGCAGAACGGCGTCCAACGGCTGCGTATCACAGCAGACGACGTTGCTGACGCGAGCAAGATAGAGCGCGGCTGGCAGGCCCTCGGATTTTGGATCGGGCAGGAGGACAGTAACGAGGGCATATCGGCTTCAGAGTTCGTTGAGCAGCTCAATGATGCTGGGGACTTCCTGGCGGAGACCGAGACTACCTTGTACGAGGAGGGCACCAATGGCGAGGTGACCAGTGCCACGGTCTTCGAGGTGCCCATCGATACCATCGCCTCGCTAGACCACGCCGACGACATGCTGTTGGTTCGGAACGCGGAGAATGCCGGGTACCACCGCATCGTGTCCATCGTCAGGGTGGCTGGCGTAGATCGCATAACAGTGGATGCCGGCACGCCATTCCTAGCCGTGACTACCGACCAGAACTGGCAGATCGTACGGGACGTGCTGACTATCAGGTCCAAGGCCACGGACCTGACAACGGAGCTGGTCATCGGTGCAGGCAGCGCCAACAGCACGCTGGGGTTCACGGCAGGCACGCTGAAGGGCGCGACTACGGGCTTTCGTGTGTCAGTGAGTGGCGTAGACGAGGACTTCTCCAGACGTGACGTCGTGGAGGGGGACCTGGTGCGTGTCTCTAAGGGACCAGGATACGCAGAGACAGAGCATACTGTGCTCGAGCTCTCCGACAGCAATAGGCAGCTCGAGCTAGATCCCCCAGTGGATGTGGACCTCAACACGACCACCTACCCGGACCTGCAGTTCGAGGTCTTGAGTGCGGCCGCGGTAGCCTACGAAGCGTTCATCGAAGAAGTGGCGGCCTGGAGAGAACTACTAGAGGCCTCAGACTACTCCGAGGATATCCTGGAGCTCGGACGGGTGATGAACCCCCTTATCGCCAATAAGAACCCCTCCATAGCGCAGATAAACGACGCTGAGGCGGCAGCGGACGAGCTATATGAGCTGCTTACCAACGCGTCACCTCCGGGGCTCACCGAGGTCCTGACCGGCTTTGAGGTGGAGGTGGTGCCCAGGGTAGACGCAGCACTCAACATGCTCAAGGAACGTAGCCTAGACCGCGCCTACGATGAGCTCATGGACGGAGATATCGCCTCCTTTTTCGGGATGGACAAGGACGACGCCTCTTCTAGCGGGTACATGCTCAAGACGGCTAGGTCCGTGGTCCAAGAGGACCTACGCACATCAAAGCTGGACGACGACGTGGATGAGGTCGCACACTGGGATGAGGTCGAAGATACGGACGCCGACTTCGACTACACAGATGCCGACGAAGACGAAAACATTGAGATCCTTGGGGAGATCCCGGACTACGATGACGAGGGGGACGTAACCACCACCGAACGGGTGAGGTACTAGTGGCTACCAGCACTCCCAGCAAGCAGACTAAGCTGAATCTACAGCTACGTGAGTCACTAGCTGGTGCTTACGCCTTCGTGCGCGGCAGGCAGTTCACTGAGCAGCTGGCCAACGTCACATATGAGGAGCTGCTTGACGCCGCCATCGACCGCATAGAGGGTACCAAAGGCCGGACAGAGGTACGTCCCACACTGCTGGAACGCATAAAGATGATCAAAGAAGAGGTGGTGCAAGCCGTAGATACGGTCAAAAAGAAACCACCCTCTTACTGGACCATAGAGAATGACGGTAGAATCAGCGCTGAGGACGCGACGAACACCAAGGAGTAGTAATGGACCTACAGTTCGTACAGTTCCAAGACGCGCTGAAGCTGACGGGTGCGCGTGAGGTCCCAGACCTCGATCCGCGTACGCTGCAGATAACTGGGCCCGACTTCCGCTCGGCAGTCGAGGTGATCATCAACGAGGTACCGTCTCCCTCGTTTGTGGTGGCGTCCAAACAGCACATACTGGCGCAAGTCCCGCCTACTCAGGTGAAGAACACCATCAGGGTCGTTACGGTCCTTAGCGCAAACTTCACGGCCTCATTTCAGAGCAAGATACGTTTCCGGCTGGGCCCGAATTCCACTACGGCCACTGGACTGAAGGCCATGATGCAGACCTTCCTGAAGGTGCTGCTGACTACGGTGGGCTCGGACGCGTTCGCCAAGAACCAGGGGGGCAGCGCCCTGAAGAATGTCGGGAAGAACTTCGATCTTGGGCAGAGCTCATCCCTGGTGTCAGATTTCGCTATTGCTGTGCGGCGCACGGAGCAGCAGATACGCTCTTTCCAGAGCTACCAGCCGCGGCTTGCGGATGATGAGCGGCTCTTGTCCGCGAACCTTCTGAACGCGAAGTTCGACGTGAACACGTTGACCCTGATAGCCAGAGTGGAGTTGATCTCCCAATCCGGCATCAGAGCAATCGCGAACTTGGAGCTGTAGCATGCCAGGCACCGAAGACCTCAAGGAATTCGTAGAGAACAGGCTGCTTGCCTACGATCCGGACATAGACCTTACCGAGGGGTCTCCTGCTCAAGAGCAGGTGGTCGATCCCATCGTCAATAGGTACGCCGTTGACCCCCTCGAGATGGACATCGAAAAGTTCATCGATGCACGCCTATCTCAAGAATACCCGAACATGAACTTCCGGGAAGGGAGCGGCGTACGCGACACCTTGGTGAAACCGGACCAAGTTCTGATGGACCCGGTAGTCCGGGAAACCAACCTGATCAAGCAGGGTCAGTCCTTGGCCAATCCGGAGCTCCTCTCAGATACTGAGGCGGACTCCCTCGTGGCCAATATCTTCGTCACTCGTACTACTGGCGGCCTATCGACCGGCACCGTGCGCCTCTATTTCAACGCCCCAGTGGCGGTAAATATCAGTGTAGGCAACGTAGCTTACACCGCCGCAGGTCTGCGTTTTCTGCCCACCACTCTGCAGAGCATCTCTGCGGAAGCGATGATCTTCAACCAGTCCGGTAGCCTCTACTACTTCGATATCCAAGTAACGGCGGAGAAGGCTGGGGACGAGTACAACATCGGCCGGGAAGAAATCATTGGCATCACCAACCTCAACATAGCAGTACGGGTCACCAACCCCGAGAGGTTCGAGAACGGTATCAACGAGGAGACCACCGAAGAGCTGATAGACAGAGCTGAGATCAGCATCACCGAGCGGTCGCTCGTTACCGGCCGTGGTGTGGCAGCGCGCCTCTACGACCAGTTCGAGGACCTGAAACATCTCCAGGTTGTGGGGCACTACGATGAGGAGATGCAGAGGGACATCATCAAGGGCGGAGATCTGGGCCCTGTACTTCTATCCGGGTCGGACGGGTACACGGAAGATGACGGTGATGGGGACTCTGCCACCCGCTACTTCAAGTCCAGGTACGCGGACTTTGCTGCATTCTTTGGGGCTTTGGGGGCTGAGGAGAACCACTACCTAACCGTCAGTCAGGCCGTTTACGGTACCGACGGCTCGGTACCTGCCAGTGCCTTGAACCACTTGATCATACCAGGCGCCGAGTTCACTGCCGAAGATGTGGGCATCATGATCGTAGCGGTAGATGCCGCAAATCCAGGAAACATCGGCCCGGTAGAAGTCGAGGCCATCTCTAGCGACGTCGAGGTGCGCGTCAACCGTACTGGTGTTGCTGAGAGCGGCACCATCACCTACATACTCCTCCGGCCGCCCAAGGACTACGAAATACTAGAGGTTGTGGGCACGTCAGAACTACGGGTCAGTGAAGATCTGCCCGTAGATAGGCAGGCCCTGATATGGTCCGTGCGTCAGAAAGTGCTCACCCTCTCGGACATCCCAGGTGGCATCCTCTTTTCCATAAACGGGGAGGTGGAGATCCAATCGGATGAGATCCACATCGGAGGTGCCAGCGACTTCTACATCAGAGGTACCGGAGTGGAGGAGCGCGAGCTCACCATTGCCGCGATCTCGGATGAGATCCCAGTACTAAGAGCCCTAACCGGCGAGACGGACACATCTGTCGGATACGAGGAATTCTTCCGCGACCAGAACCAGAACTTCGTGGCCCTGGGTGTGCAACCTGGTATGTCCCTGGTCATTGAGTCAGGGGTGGACGCTGGCACCAAAACTATCCTGCGCGTAGGCGTGAAGCCCGCGGGCGCGGCGGTAGGAACGGAAACCCAATGGCTGCAGGTGGAGCCGAGCATAACCTCCACCGCCACGGACCTGCGGTACAAGATCGTAGACGACATCGACATCAACTTGAACGAGCCGAAGACCAGGCGCGGTGAGGGTACCGACCTCCAGACCATCCAGCTCAGCGACACAGTAACCACGCTTTCTGCTGTGGACTTCTTGGCGCTGGGTACGGAGGTGGACGATACACTGAAGATCGTGGATGGAGACGACGAGGGGGAGTACACAGTCACCGGCACGTCCGGAACGGGCAACAAGAACCTGATCCTCAGCGCCTTGATGGTCTCTACAGCGAACAACATCTCCTGGGAGCTGTACAAAGCGCAGGAGGGCATAGAGTTCCCACTGGTACGTATCCGTTCAGTGGACATCCTGGACAGCTCCGAGCAGCCCACGGGGGACATCATCCCCTACGCTGTACCCATCGATGCCCGTTCTACCTGCTTCTCTAACGCCGGCCGGGGTATCAAGGTCAGCACGGGGGACGCCATCACGGGCATCGTGGCCACCACCTCTCTGGATGACCTCGTGTACCCGTTGGCGGCCGCGCAGCTGGACTTCTCAGTGAATGGTGGGGCCACCCAGTCTGTAGTAGTGACTGGAGCCACGGGCAAGACCGACCTCGTCAATAAGATTAACGCAGTGATCCCAAATATTGCTGGTTTCATTACCATTACTGGCAAGGACTACCTGACCATTAGATCTGGAGACCGTTGGATACAGGTGTTGGCCAGGGCGGACAACGCCGTAGTAGGCCTGGATACTACCGGCGAGGACAACAGGCAGATCAAGAGCTCGGGGAATATTTCTGACTGGACCTCGGCTACCTATGATTTGAAAGCCGTCAAGGACGCCGTATCAATCACTACCGGCGATAACATAGGGTACCTGTACCTGGTGGCGGTAGAGACTGACCGCATACTGGCCGTGGGATTCGACGAGGGAGAGCGTCGTCTGCGGTTTTTGGCTCCGGGTACGCGCGTGTCCATGAGTGTGGGGTCGCGATCTTATGGCAAGGCCAGGGTATACTTCCTCGACCCCACCTCTTTCCAGGTAAGGGGGGCCTGGCACCCACCCCTGAAGAACACCACAGACATACCGGCCAACATGGCTCTGACTGCTGGCGGCTCTAGTATAGCCGTAGATGAGGAAGACGTTGCCTACTTCACGGCCACAATAAACGGAACCAATCTACGCTTCTTCCCGGACCCGGACCTGAAGCATCAGGTGCTGCCTCCGTCTGGAGACGGTCCCCCGAATAATTTACTCACGTCTATCGCAACTCCAAATTTCTGCGAGACTGATTCTACGCCTAGTCTCCCATTGGGGCAGAACTCTAGAGACCCGGATATCGACTTCCTGCAGCGCGAAGTTCGGGTGGGTGATTTGCTAGAAGTAACCTACCAGCCTATACAGGGTAACGTAGATCTGACCACCGCAGGCGGATTTAGCTACGGCGACCTGCCGGCCGACGATATCCCCAGTAATCCGCCCAGGACGCTGACCCTCTCTTTGGATGGTGCGCCATCCAAGACTCTGACCTTCTCTGATCAAGTCACAAATGAGGACGACTTGGTCGGTGAAATTAACGACTTCTGGGGAGAAGAGTTCGCGTTTTTGGAGGACATCGGTGGGGCCAAATATTTGAGGTTGGAGGCGGACTACGAGATCGTGCTCTACGGTGGCATAGCAAACCAGGCCAATGTGATCCTGGGGCTCCCTCCCACAACTGCAACGAATGCGGCCTTCGCGGGACCAGGGCTCTACGCGATAACCTATGTGGGGGATTCTGGAGACCCAGCGGCGCATAATGCATTGGAGGTCAGTCCAGCATTCAGCCATCCTTTGGGCGTGGGAGCGCCTGCGCAGCATTTCATCGTCTACCGTCCCGGCTTGCAGAGACTCCACTCCACGGCCATGGCCGAGAATGTGGAGGTCGGGCTCTACTACATGGATGTAGAGCTGGTGTCCGAGGGGTCGGGAGATGACTGGAACATCCCAGATGGAGAGCTCTTGGACATAGAGGGCTACGAATCCGACGGCTACCGTTTGGTGGTCGCGGATTCCAATCTGTCCTACTCCACGGAGGAGCAGGTCGCCATGATCCTGAGTCGGCGTATTCTGACGGTGGGCTCTAGCGACAGGCCCGATCAGGCGCTGACACTCTCAGGACAGAATATCCAGGTGAACTATGACAGGTCCCCCCTCGTGTCTTCAGTACAGGCATTCGCCTCGGCAGATCTGGAGCGCGTACTGACGGCCAGTCTGTTGGTGCGCCATCTCCAGCCGCACTACCTGAACTTCGAGATACTCTACAGAGGAGGGTCTTCTGCAGATGTGGTGACGGACGACGTGGACGCCTATCTAGACGGTCTTGGGCCAGAGGACAGGGTAGAGTCGTCGGACCTCCAAGGCGTGGCCATCAGACGAGGCGCCACGTACGTTCAGAACCCCATCACGCTGGTAGCGGTGGCGCATGATGCGGAACGGAGGATATCTGTGGACAGGTCCGAGGACTACGTCACTACCGGTAGACTGTCCACCTTCTTCTCCGGGGACATAACGATCACTAGGGAAATACCCGAGAGCCTTTAGTCCTCCGGGCCGTCAAGTATGGGGAAGGCCGGTTTCAGTGCCTTGGCCAAGTTGCCGAGCGTTACGATGATCCCTGAATGAGGGTCATGCACGCAGCCACATGCTTCGCACTCGAGCAGGTACCGCGGCATGGGGTCGCCGTTGCGGAACATCATGCGCGCGTCTCCGGTCTTCTTCAGGCCGGTGGTGCCGCAATGTGGACAGACCTGGCTGTAGTAGAAGGCCTCTCGCTCGTCTGCTAGAGGGCTGACGACGTCCCGGTGCCCTTCTAGTAGTTTCTTGGTGATTTCGGGATCGAGTGTCTTGAGTTGCATCACTGCACAGGGTAGCCTCACATGACCAGAAGTTCAATGGTTTGACCCTCTGCGATGTGGGAGAGTAGAATGCAGAATGCAGAAACCTGCCAGGGCTGACTGATGCCTAAGACCCTTATTGCCGTAGTTCCCAACGCGGATATCTACAAGCGCACGGGAGGATCTTGGTCCGCGCTTTCTCCGGCTGTGGATTGGGGCGGTGGTGCTGGCGGTCGGATGATCCTCGGGCTACCCCACGGAGAGATCGTAGTCCAACGTGACACCTCACCAGAGTTCTGCCATCGCAATGCCCTGACTGCGGAATGGAGTTACAAGCCAAGGGCTTCGGCGGGATCCGACCTTTTTCACAGCGGTTGCGTTGTTGACGCGACACACGCTTACGCCTTCAGTGAGGACGGGTACGTAGAGAGGTTCAATGGGCTAGAATGGTATGATTTGACTCCCGGGGGTGGTCCTCTGGCTGGCGGCGCAAGCCATGGATGGGCGGCCGGGGTTGAGGATCTCTGGTGCTGTAACCGCGCTGGATATCTGTGGCACAAGGTCAGTGGCGGAATTTGGACAGATAGATTTTCAGAGCTGACGGCTGCCCTGCCCGCATTGGGTATAACCAGGATTAACGATGTATGGTCGTATGGCAGCAACGTCTACTTTCTTGCCGTAAACTGGGCGACCGATACGACCTATCTGGTCAAGTACGATGGGGTGTCATGGACGGCGGTGGGGGGAGCACCCATAACTGGTGCTACGACAAGCGACCTGCACACAGTATGGGGTACTGACGACAGCCACATTTGGGTTAACGGGCGCACGCTCAGTCCGAACGCCTACGTGGTCTATTTCTGGAATGGCGGTTCCTGGGCTGCGCAGTACGCAAGCGGGACGCCTACTGGAGTACAGACTGATGGCCGGAGCCTGTTTGGTGAGAATGCCTCTGTTGTGGCCTCTTGCTTCCAAAGTGGGGCTGCTGATGAGATGCTTGAGACAACTGACGGAGCTTCTTGGTCGGCGCTGACAATACCGCCCAACAACACCTATGGTTTGGGCGTGCAATATGACAGCTCCCCGCTAACTGGTGAGGTACTTTTGGCGGTCGGTGGCGGACCGTTGGTGCTCGGTAGCACAAAGGCTTTGTATAGATATGATGATGGGGTTTCTGCGTGGAATCTCTTTCCTGTACAGCCGCCTTGGCCTGTAGCCAGTACAGGTTCCTATTTTGCGGCAGGGCTGCCAAACGGGGAGATCATCGTCAATGACGGGCCAAATGCGGGGTACTTCCCAGACAAGTACCTGCACTTCGATCCGACGACTGCCGCCTGGTCCCAGGTCCAGAAGCCCCTCCCGGTAATCCACCCCAAGGTATCCTTTGTCCGGGACGACAACCTGGTGGTATTGGGTGCCACCACCCGAGAAATAGACATCTGGGATGGCGTATCTTACTCCCGTGCCCCCTCTGGGATGACCGCTGGAGCACTTAGAGGCATCGCGGCCGCGTCCAGTACCGACATCTGGTGTACTACCGACACCACCGCTCTGTGGCATCTGGAGTCGGGGTCCTGGGTCAACAGGTGGGACGAAGCTCGAATCGCTCTTGGCGGGACGAACCTGTTTTTCAAGGGAGTGTGGTACGTTGATGGGGCTTACTACTTCATCAGCAATGACTTCACGGGGTATAACGGCAAGATTTCCAAATGGACCCCTGGCGGCGGGTTCTCTCTAGTTGCGCTTATCGGGGCCCCCTCTCCTGGGAACTCAACCATAACCTGTGATATCTGGGCCAGAGCTGCCGATGACATCTGGGTGTTCGGATACTGGTCGAACGACGAGGTTTGGCATTGGAATGGTAGCACCGTCACTCGCAAGTTTGAGGCTCCGAGCCGAAAACTTAACATGTTCTATAGTGGGGATCATCTAATACACGGGACCGATAGCAATCCCTATATGTTCGGCACGACACCCGACAACGGCGGGGCTTGGTACGAAAGCACTGACACGGGGGCTAGCTGGCTTCCGATCACATGGATTGACGGGAATCGGCTATTTGGGTTGGGGAAGAGCGGGGACCCCTCTTCCGCCATCCTCCCCATGCCCACCAGCGCTGATTGGGAGTGCATGGACATCTCAGAAACCGAGATGCCCGATGTACTAATAACAGAAGGCGTACAGGCATCTCGAGGAGCTCCGTGGTTTTCCATCGACGGCAATGACGACCTCGTCATCTACAGCGACGACGGCACGGAAAGCATCCTGACCATAGAGCTTCCCATCTCCTCCACATTCTCCTTTGAGACCACGTTCAAGATGAGCGACCTGCCGCTTGATCTGAGCCAACTCGACAAAGAGCGGTTCTTCGTGGGTGTCTACGACAAGCAGGACAACGCTGGTGGCGTGCTGCTGTCCCGCAATGGCCTGGCCATGGTTGCGGCTTTTGGTACACAGGCCCTGACGCTGCCCGGCAGCCAGAACATCTTCGATGAGGGGGAAGACTATTGGACCATGAGGTTCGTGGTCCGGGGGGACATCGACAGATTCGACCTCTACCTCACAAAGACGGACGAGCTCCCGGCCACTGGACACGTGCTAAGGTACACGTCTGCGGCACCTGTGACCCCGCCCGGTTCTTTGGACGAGGTGCGTATCGAGATCTTGGGGCAGAGCCCTACCAACCAAACGGTGGGCAAGTTCTCGACCCTGCGATGCGCCTGCTTCGACGCTCTTATCCCCAACCAGCGCCCCATAGCTGACGCCGGCGCTGACCAGGCGGCTAACATAGGGTCCGCTGTCACTCACGACGGTCGCAACAGCTACGATCCAGAAGGCGCGGCGCTTACCTACGACTGGGCACTGATCAGTGCCCCGGAGGGGTCTAGGTTCAAGATCTCTGGGTCAGGCTCAACTATCGATGACGGAGATGCCGACGGCTTCACGGACGTCTTTAACGGCGGCACAGAAGCCTTCAGCGAGGAGAACGCTCCCCTACTACAGCCGGGGGACCACCTACTTGTGGGGGGTGTGCTTCATCGGGTGTCTTCCGACCGTTGGGTGCTAGATCCCGTCACGAACAAGTACGTGCGGGACGATCCCGGAACTTGGAACGATGACGAGCTCGTCATCACAACAGACACTCTACCGGACAACCTCTCCGGCGCAGCATACGATGTGCTGCACACGATCACGTACTTCAGTGACTCCACGCAGCCCTTTCCGTCCGCCATCCCGGACATAGCTGGCCTGTACGATGTACAGCTTGTAGTGAATGACGGGGAGCTCGACAGCTTGCCGGCCACTGCGCTGCTCAATATCACGCAGACATCGGTGCCCCTCGGGTGCATACCCGAGGTAGGGTGGATCTGGAACTATCTGGCCGATTTCTGGAACCTTCTAGAGGACAGGGAGGTTATAGAGACGGTGTGGTCTGGCTTCGCCCAGGCGGCCGCAGCGCAGTTGTTGGTGGCCTGGCAGGTTGACTACAACAAGAGCCTCAAGGACATACAGAGGGTATTCCAGAGGCGTTGGCTGGACTACGACACGGTTCTTGATGTAGAGCCCGATGACGCTGAAATCCGTATCATCCGTGGGCCGCTGTTGACACAGGCCGTCACGGCGGGCGTGCTGTTCGACAGCAGCAACAATGAGCTGCAGGTGGTCTTCGATGGTGGGGGCATTGAGACGGTAACGTTCTCAGCTGGCCTGCTCACCCCGACACAGATAGCGTCGGAGATCAACACCCAGCTGGGGTTCACGTCGGACTTGTCTGTGCTGGCTACGGTGGTGAACGACGGTCTCGATGACTACGTACAGCTGGACTACGCATCCCTGCTCAGAATACGCCCCAACGGTACAGCCAATACTGTGCTTGGGTTCTCCGCCACTGAGTACACCAACAATGATCTGCGGGGAAATCTAGGTGCGGCCATTTCGGTGGACGCACTGCGCGCATTTGAGGCCACGCACCCTCCGGTCTTGAATTTTGACGATGCCGGGATAGGGCCCAACGACCTGCTGGTCAAGGCCAGCGTAGGCTACCGTGTTCAGAAGACCGCTCTGGACGCTGCCACAGGCACACTGACGACCGGTCTGTCCCTCTTGGACGACCTCCCAGATACCAGCTCGGAGGCCTGGGAGGTCCCATCGGTAGTCGTGGTGTCCAACGTCTCTGGCGATCCTGATTTCGACTACGAGCTCGTGATACCCAAAGACCTAGTGATCTTCGAGGTCAAAGACCTGACCAGTCCGTCGGGCCAGGCTACGTCGGAGGTGCTCTGCGAGATCGTGGGAGTGCGGGCCAATCGAATCGGCTTTGATCCGCAGCCTCTACTGGAGATGCTGAACGGGGAGCCTGGCAACTACGAGGTCATCTGTGTGGGCGTGAAGCACACGCAAGCGCTACCTGTGGATGACTTGGTGCTCGAGGTGCCGCGGCTGCAAGAGATCATCAAGAATCCGCAGATCACGTTCGACATGAACACGGACTATCTGATAGACGACTCCCTGGGCCGCAATGCCATTCAGTTCCGTGACGGTACGTTCAGTTTGACGGACCCACCACCGGACACCTTCTGGGCCGAGGTCACGTATTTGGATAACCGTCCAACAATCGAGGCCAATTTCGGTAGGCTGGTGAATTTCACGGTGGAAGACATGGAATCCAGGACGGATGACCTGGACTACCTGTCCGCTGTGCGCGGGTTGTGGTGGGCCTACTTTGGCGGCCCCTCCCTGGACAAGGTACGTACCGGGGTGCAGATACTCCTTGGCCTTCCTTTCGCGGAAGAGGAGGGCACGGTCACCTCCATAGAGCCGAACTTCAGCACCACTGAGGGTAGGATCGTCATGGAGGATGCGATCGACAACAACGTCGTCCGCACGTACTTTTACCCCCTGGACGCCGGGCTGGCCATCAACCAGGCGACGGGGGAAGAGATCAAAGAGGGGGACCTACTCCCCAGGTTCGCTCCGCTGTCCGGGGGCATAGAGGTCAGGGACTGGGTACAGACTCCGTACTGGTTGGCCAAGTACGTCAGCATGGGTAAGTACGGGGAGCTGGACAAGTACTTCAAGTTCTTGGTGCGTGGAGACGTGGACACGTTCAATGTCGCCAACATGGTACTGGCCATAGATTTTGTCAGGAAGATCAAACCGCACTACACGTGGCCGCTGTTCGTGCTGCTCAAGCGCTTGAAGCCCACTGAGGTAGACGTAGACGACGAGTTCTACATTGCGGCCAAGTTAAAGTTGGTGGACAGTACTTGCCCAGATGAGCCGGGAGCGTTCCGCTACGACGACACCAACGAGGGCCTGCCTGGCCCGCCAGGCAGCCACCAAACAGTACAGCCCGGCGTACAGGGCCTGCCCACAAACTGGATCCACCAATACGACGCCGGCCCTGGAACGGATGGCACGGCGTTCCTGTACGATCTCCAGTCGCTATGTCCCGCTGAGTCATTGTGGGTACACATCTCGTACATCCATCCGGGATCGGCGGGCTGGTTTTACGACACGATATGGGCCTATGATGACGGGGACACGGACGGGGACACGATATCGGACGACCGCCTGCCTCTAAGTGGGCCAGACTCTTCACCTCCAGCCCCGTATGGGCCGCTAGTGGGCGTGATCGACTATGATGCTACCGTGGCAGCAGGCACATACCACCGAGAGCGTAACCTGTAATGGCGGGCTTGGAAGAAGCCGGATTCGCGCCTAGAATAGATCCGTCAAGGAGCAGCGCATGAAGCCGTTCGTCGAAAAGATCGACGCTAAAGCTAACGTAAGGATCATTGCCAGGGAACGCGGGAAGAAAGTACCCAATCTGTGTCGTGAAGAGCACAACATCTGGGTCAACATCGGTCGCGAGTACTTGGCTAAGGTCATCTCCCCTACAGCCGGGTTCACTGGGCACGTCAACGATAGCGTAGTTCAGTACATGGGGCTGGGGATAGGTGGGGACCAGCAGTTGGTAGACCTAACTGGACCTTCCTGGACCACGTTGGCCGCACACTACCCCGGCCAAAACATCTTTGATGATACGGACTTAACCATTCCCTATCTCGAGCGACCAGTGAAGGTCACTGGGACAGCTGGTACCGGGACCGCCCCAGGAGACTGGCTGAGTCAGGTGGCTGCGCCACCCACCTTCCTCGGCACGCCGATCACTAGTGTGGATTTCGAGACCCTCTTCGACTACACCGATATCAACCTGGCGGGGGCGTACCCCACGGTACCCTTGTCTGAAGCGGCGCTTGTGTTGTCTAGTGAGGTGAGCAGCAGGCTATCAAACGAGGTCTACGATTACGGCTCACCCCCGGACTACATCAACGTCTCGACCAGGCAAAGGCTGGTGGCCTACAATACGTTTGCCACTTTGGCCAAGACTGTAGCTGTTTCTCTGGAAGTGCACTGGGAAATCCAGTTTTAGTGGAGGAATCTGATGGCTCTACCTAACCCACACGGCGCCGCAGCTGGCGAGATCGCCAACAACTCGATCTACGACACCGGCGTAACGCCAGGCTCAACCGGTGGTAAGTTTATCGGCTTCGGTGAAGAGGGCACGTCCTTCATCGCCAACAGGGCGCACTGGGCTCTGTCCGAGAACATCGATTACCTCTACCAGATCGTGGCCGGAGATCGGGCTATTCCTGCTGGAGCGTCCTTCACTTCTGCTGGGCAGAGCACCTACCAGATTACGGACGACGTGTGGTGCGGGGACGCTGGCTACCCAGGCGCCGTGGGTGTGTTCGACGCTGCCCATAAAGAGGGCATGCTGATCCTCTTTGCCGTGCTGGACGAGAACTACAACGAGCTGACGGACGCTAGCGGCAACGAGGTACGTGTCCACATCGTCAGGGACTCGACCAACACCACCGAAGAGTACAAAAACGGATTCATCACCAATCCGGTGATCACGTTCAAGACGATCGACTCCAGCGGGGCAGATGTTCCTGGAGGCAATCCGTACACCATCCCGGCCGCGCAGGACGTGCGCGTGCTCTACGGCTCCAAGAGCAGTGTGGAGGCCCTACCTGTCGATGCGCTAGTGAAGTTCAAGCTGCAGTCGGCAAGTGAGGTGGAGGCCGGTGCCTTCTTGCAGGACGGCACCAAGAAGATGACGGGGGACGCCGACTACGACGGCAACAAGATCCTCAATCTGGATGAGGCTCGAGGGGCTGCAGGGGCGGACCTACTCATCCGCGCTATTCAGGACTTGAACCTCCAGGGTGACCAGGAACTCACCCTAAAAGACCAGCATCTGGCAGCTGCGGTAGCTCTATCTCAAGCAGGAGAGCTAGCTGTAAACGGGTACTACCCCAGTATTATCGGCTCGTTGAACAGCAAGACCGACATGCTGACGTCGTTGGTTGGCAACCGTAGCTTGGATACGGCCGGCGTACTCACCTTCACAGCTGGCACAGGTCAGGTAGCGTGGCCCAATCTGAACGTGACGATAGATGGCGAGCGCCGCGTTATTCCGGCGGGCAACATCATCGTGTCCAATACCGGAACCACGGTCTACTACCTAGCCGTAACTGCCCTGGGCGCGGTGGTAGAGAGGACTGACCTGCAGGAGACGGACATTCCCTTGACGGCGCACGCCTGGAATGGCGCGGCCTTCAATGTGGCCATAGACCTGCGCTGGGCATACAACAAAACCACACGTGCGTTCGAGGTCACTTGCGGAGACGGGGGCGGGACGGATTTCGGGGATCTGGATGACGCCGTAGAAGTCGCGGCAGCCCTCAGTAAGTCCTCCAGGGCGCCTACTGTTGTAAGGGTCAAGGGCGTTGCCCCGATTAGCAGCAGCGTGAATACGATAGTGGTGCGGGAGCCTATTGCTATCGTGGGTGAGGGTCCGGGGCTATCCACCATTAAATCGAACAACGCCACCGGTGATGCGAACGACTTCATCGACTGCCAGTCTAACCAGGTGAGGATCGAGAACCTCACGGTCATGCATGCTGGAAACAAGCAGCTGGCCGGTCTTGCCGGCATCAAAAATGCCGGGGACTTTAGCATCTTCCGCAATTTGACATTCGAGCCCGACACTACCGCCTTCAACTGGAACTTCGCCAACGCCTTCCTGTGGGATGCTGCGGCGGAGGGTGTGCTGATAGAGAAGGTGCGGGGTGGCGTGCAGTGCTCCGACCAGGCTGGCGGTGGATCATTCATTCTCGGCTCTAACGCAGCCTACACTACGGCCTACCTGACTGAGAGCCGCATCAGAGACGTGAAGCTGGAGTGGGGCGTTGGCGGCACGCCGGAACACGCCATCGTAGCTAATGGTGAGGGCAACATCATAGAGAATGTAGAGTGCCGTTCAGGTGTGAGCGACTTCATCTTCATCATCGGCAGCGATTGCATGGTCGACAAGTGTAAGGCGAGCTTGTTCACGGCTGGGGGCGCTGCTCCGGCACACGTGATCTACAAGCCTCTAGCCGGAGCGACCTACACGGACATGGCCACCATCAAGGACAGCTTCTTCGAGCAGGCTGACTTCGGTGTGCGGCTTTCTGACCTGACGGGCTTGAATGGCAAACTGACGATCAAGAACTGCCGGTTCAGCGAGATCAATCTGCCGTTCGACTCCTCGGGTGCCGGCACACCGAACCCGGGCTCCAACATCGTCATTGACGGGAACGAGACACAGTACTCTGCTTGGGGCGTGTTTAACCTTGACGGGGACATCGACTACAAAGTCACGAACAACAACATGTTCTCGGTCAACGGCGATGGGATCTTCGTTGGGTTTGCCGCCAGTGCGCAGATCAACAACAACTTCATCGAGGGATTTGGGCCATTGGGGACCTACGCCAACGCCATAGAGGTGTCTGTTGGTCCGGGTGTTGTGGTGGTCAGCAATAACATCATTGGTAGTGCCGGTGCCGGCACCGGCACTAGCCAGGTGCGTTCGGGCCGCAGGTTCACGTTCACAAACAATGTTCTTATCGGCGGTGACCTGTCTGGACAAAAGGGGCTTCAGCTCACTGGCGTGTTTCCCCTTTATGCGGACAACTGCACCATCGCGAACAATCTGATGGGCAACCACGGAGATGGCGGTATCTGGGTACGCCAGGATTGTAACGGCTGCCGTATTGAAAACAACGCCTTCTTCAACGAGGACAAGTGGGGTGTTTGGGTAGACAATGCAGTGGATACCATAATTTCCGGGAACGCGTTCCTGTCTGATATTCTCGGCATCTTCTCCGGTATAGGCGTGCTGGTTACGGGCACCGCCGCGGGTTTCGGCTCCAACACCCAGATCATCGGCAACCACTTCCGCGGTGTGGAAGGTATCGGCAACGGCACGTGGTACGGATGCATCTATGTGGTCGGAGCAGTGGAGGGTGCGGTCTCCGATTGCCAGATCATGGACAACGAGATCTTCGGCTGTGGTTCCACTGATGCCGTACTGCTCAACCAGCTGTGGGCAGGCATCTACTCCAATGGCGTACGCACACAGGTGCAGGGCAACAACGTGCGCGTCCTCAAGGGGTACGTCGGGAACAGCACCACGGTGGGTATTCGTGTGGACTATGAGCCGGGTAGCGAGGTTTCGTGCTCCCAGATCATCGGCAACACCGTGCGACACAACATGTCCGATACGCAGAACTCTACGCTCATGTTCGGCATCCAGGTGGTGGGCAACTTTACCCACATACACACCACCGTGTCCCACAACGTCATTGACTTCAGGGACACCGGGGCCCCTCCCGGTGGCGGGGGCGGCAAGACTACAATCGCCATCTATTTCCAGACGGCTAATAGCGTGATCGCGGTGGGCAATATGATCCCCTTCTGGAACCACGCTGCGGCCACCAACTGGGCCATCGACCTTACGTTGGGCACGAACTCGTTCGTGCTGGCCAACATAACTGGAAACCCTGGGTCGCTACTAAGCAACAACCTCAATCCGGTGGTGTTGCCTCCGGCCATAACGTCCGGAAACCTACGAGCCGATTTCAACGTGGGCGCGCTATTTTAAGGAGGTCACTGTGGATAAGATCACTGGAGTCATGGCCAGCTGGGAAGCCTTCCTCCTCGCGTTCGCTGCGTTCGCTATCTTGGGCGTCGTGCGGCAGATGGGCACCAAGAAGGATACCAAGGGCAAGGTAGTGGGTGGTTGGGCGCAAAGTCGCCCGTTCCGGATGCTGCTTCCTGTGTACCCCTACGTACTGTGCCTGGGCATGATTTTCATCCCCGGCGTTCCTCTACCGGAAAAGCTCGGGGCTGCTCTGGGCGCCAAGCTACTGTTCGCCCTTTGGGCCGGGTGGCTCTCAGACAAGTCCTTCGAGATCGTCAAGCGCATCCTGGAGAAGGGCTTCAACGTGAAGTTCGATAAGGCAGGGAGCTAGCCATGCATGAGGCTAGTATGCAGGCGCTTCAAAGTGAGCTGGAGAAAATAGCCAAGACGAAGGGGAGCAGGCGCCTTGCGGAAGCTATGTTTGGTAGGCTTCGTGCAGCGAGGGGAGGCGGCGTTAAGGGCAGCGAAGTGGGCGCGTTCAGGAAGTTGCGTAGGGCGAACTACGGACCATCGGAAGCGGCGGGAGCTATCGATAAGGCTAGATGGCGCGGCGATCAGTACGTGAAGGTGCCTGAAGGTTACGGCCATCGCTACATAGATTTTTAGGAGAGCACTGTGTCCAAGGTCTGGGCTTGGTTGAAGAAAAACTGGAAGTGGTTGATCCTCCCGCTCTGGTTGGTGTCGCTACTCTTAGTCTGGTTCCTCAGCGGCGGTAAGAGCACCCTGTTCCCTCCGTCCGGTACCACGGATGAGGCTGCCGATGAGGCCATCGCGGCCAAAGACAAGGCCATCGCGGACTTCAGGGCTCGATTGGATGATCTGCACAAGAAGGCGGAGGAGAGACTGAAGAATGCCTCCGAAGAGCAGATCAAAGAGTATGAGGAGCTCAAAGACAAGCCCGTGGAGGACGTGGCCAAGTGGATCGACAGCCTCTCGTAGGACTTCCTGATGCGACTCAAGACCGCATTCGAGTGGGCGGCGACAGGACCCAACAGGGGTGAGCGCGTACACGATGCTCCCGTACTGTGGCGGCCCGGCAAACTGAAGCGGTCGGATTTCCAACCTGCCGCAGGGATCAATCCCGATGTAGCCAGGGGTGTTGCTCGAGAGCCGCAAGAGAAGGTCTCCATATTCGATGGGGACGGTACCAAGCTGATGCCCCACCTACGCGCCATCCACAAGCTGGGCGGCATCTCTGCCAGTGAAGTGGGGATTGAAGACCTGGACGGCTTCAAGACCACCGGCAGGCACTACGCCAGACAGGCGCAAAGGGCCTTTAGCGACAAGCCCGTAGATGCTGGTCCTGGCTACGGGGCAGACCACGAGAGCAATAGCACGGCCGGAGAAGGCAACGAGCCCGATACTTCAGGGGAAATTCCTATCGAGGATCCGCAGGACAGCACACCTCTGCGCGGACATCTACGTAATATCAGGGGGTTAAAGAAGCAGGGGGCTGGTGTGCTGTCTGGGGAGCTGCTGGCTGGGCTGCCCAGGATAGATGTCATCGCTGCCGAGCAACAGCGCCAGCTGCTATCCAGGGCCGTCCACGAGGCCCGTAGCCGCGGCGGGGAGCTCAGAGGGGCCCAGGAGCCCTCAGCTCTACCTCTGGCCGGTGAGGGGGCTCTAGAGGGCGCTCAGTATGTCAGGCTGTCAGAGGCCGATGTAGACGCCATCAATGCCCGCCTAGCCCGCCAGGCTATGGAGAAGAGTTCGAGTTGGGATCCGCGGCTCAAATCCGTCTCTGTGACTGGCTGCGTCAAACTGGCAGAGCCGGCGCCCCGTTTGCGCACAAAGCTATTGCCCCACCAAGAGCGGGTAGTTGAGAAGCTAAAGGGGCGGCCGGGACTGGTAGTGGCTCATGGGTTGGGATCGGGCAAGACGCTGAGTTCCATAGCCGCTGCTGTACAGCTGGAGCCGGACAGGACCAAGGTACTGGTTCCGGCGTCTCTCAGGGCCAACTACCAGAAGGAGCTGGACAAGCACGTAGAAGGTACCCTGCCCATAGAGGTGGGCTCTCTACAGGGTGCGGCCGCACGCGGGGAGGTGCCGCGTGCAGACCTACTGGTGGTAGATGAGGCGCACAGAGGCAGGAACCCGCAGTCCAAAACGTACCAGATGATCCAAGGCGCCGAGGCCAAGAAGCGCCTGATGTTGACTGCGTCACCTACCTACAACCGGCCGTCTGACGTAGCCACTCTGGTAAACATGGCTGCTGGCGATAGGGTCATGCCCATGGGTAAGGCCTTTGATGAGCGGTACATCGCGCAGCCCAAGAAGGGTATCTGGGGCCTGCTCCCGTTCTCTAGAAAGCAGGAGGGCTTGAAGCGCAAGGGAGAGCTCGGCAAGGCTTTGTCGGAGTGGGTGGACTACCACAAGTCTGGGGGCAAGGGGTTTCCAGATGTGATGGAGGAGCGCCACGCGGTCAAGATGACCAAGCGCCAGACGCAGCTTCACGATGCTGCGTGGGGACAGCTCTCTTTGTTGTCCAAGATGCGTCTGCGCCGCGGGCTGCCTCCCGACAAGCAGGACCTCTCCAAGATCAACAACTTCCAGTCTCAGACCCGGCAGATCTCCAGTACTGAGTCGCCGTACACTAAGAAGGGGCGGGGCGAGGTATCTCCTAAGATCGTGAAGGCTGTAGGGCTCCTGGACACAGAAGCCAGGGCGAACCCTGATCACAAGGCGCTGGTCTACTCTAACTACTTGGGCACCTTGAGAGACTACTCTAAGGAGCTGGAGAAGCGGAAGGTGCCCCACGCCATATTCTCCGGCCAGCAAAAGATGCGGGACCGCAAGCAGATGGTGGAGGACTACAACGCCGGCAAACTGAAAGCCCTGCTGGTATCGTCTGCTGGAGGGGAGGGGCTGGACCTGAAGGGCACCAGGCAGGTCCAGGTACTCGAGCCGCACTGGAACGTAGAGAAGCTGAAGCAGGTGGAGGGCCGGGCCATCCGCCGCGGTTCCCACACGCACCTGCCGAAAGACCAGCAGAAGGTACTGCTGCAGAGGTTCGAGTCCTATCCACGTGGAGGCATCTTCAGAAAGCGCCGCGGTGTAGAGCAGGTGCTGGGCGACATGGCTGCCAATAAGGAGAGGCTGAACCAGGAGATGCTGGGGCTGATGGAAAAGAGCGCAGAGCCACCACCCCCAGAAGGCGTCTCCGCCAAAGAGTGGGACGAGATACTGGACAACAAGGCCAGTAAGCCGCGTCCCCTGCCCGAGGTCATAACCAAGGACCGGCTTCGTGATCCTGTTGTCCAGCCACGCGACCTTATCCGGCGGCAGGAAACCCGGATGGAAAAGAGCGCGAAGCGCAAGTCCTGTTTTGATGAGTCCGTGAGAATAGCCGTAAAGAACCCACAGCTTACGCTAATGAAGGGGGATCCTTTCAAGGGCTCTGGAGACAGGGCCCACTTCTGGTTGGAAGACAAGGACGGAAAGATCACCGACCCTACTGCGGGACAGTACCCGAAAAGTACGAGAGTCTATACGGGTGGACGACCAGTCAGCTTGAGTAGGAATCGTGATGCAGTAGAAAGAGCTCTGCAGAAAAGAGCATTCAAGCTGCAGGGACAGACCGAAGTGCAAGGCATTCCTGTAGCCATCGAGAACCGCAAGGGGTCTGTACGGAAGGGCAAAGATCCGGACGGCAACGAGTGGCGTACCAAGATGCAGAACCCGTACGGGTACATCAAGGGCACCAAGGGAGCAGATGGGGAAGAGGTAGATGCCTACGTGGGCCCGGACAAGGAAGCCCCCAAAGCGTTCGTCGTACACCAGCGAGACAAAGAGACCGGTGAGTATGACGAGGACAAGGTCATGCTGGCCTTCAAGTCCAAGGCCGACGCCAAGAGAGCCTTTCTTGCACACTACGACAGCCCCAAGTTCCTCGGACCCATCAGTGCGGTACCCATGGAGCGTCTGCGGGAGCTAGTAGAGAGCAAGAAGAGGCTGGTCAAGATCTCTTTCGCCGTGCCGGTTGTAGAGGACAAAGGTTACCAGAAGAAGGTACGCCGGAGATTCGATAAACTGACCAAAGCGCTGGCACGTCACGGGGACCCAGTGGGCACAGGGCACAAGAGGATCGTCATCCCCAAGCGTGTTATGAAAGAGGATGACCTTGTTGGGCAGCTGGGGTTCGTTCCAGTCAAGGTGGCCATCCCGGAGGCCGGGCAGTCCCGCTTTGCCAGTTTTAGGCACCCGGACAATCTATTCCACCTGCACGAGCACGGTGATGCGTGGGTCATGCACAAAGATGAGCACCCTGCGTCCACCATGCTGGTGAAGAAGTGGCGTATGGCCAGAGAGGCCGCTAAGAGCGCCACGGGCAAGAGTCAAGCTGAAGTGAAGGCGGCTCTCAAGGCTACGGGCGGGAAGCTCAAGCCGGTCGGGGATTTCATCAGAGGCCTGCCGCACGTGGTCACGGAGGGTGTTCCTGGAGCGTACTACTACGCCAAGGGGCAGATCTTAAAGACCAAGGGTATGCGGGAGAGGGTAGAAGAAGCTGTACCCAACGCGTACAAGCGCCAGGTGACGAAGTGGATAGAGCTAAAAAAGGCCGCAAGTGCCGGCTACGCCGATCTCGGTAGCCTAGTTCAGGAGTGATCATGCGCGCTATCATCGTAGCACTCATTCTTCTGTGGCCTTGTATAGCTATTGCCGCAGATCAGTGCACCAAGCAGATCTACAGCGACCCCAATGTAGAGCCTGACTACAGCTGCCCAGGTCCAGGCGAAGATGCCATGGTCCCCAAGATCCAGCTGAGGGCATCTGTAGAGCTCAAGGCTAAGCAGGCATCTCCCTGGTCGGGCATCTTGATGGACAAGAACCGGGTGCTGGTTCTCGGTCTGCGTATCAAGGGCTTGCGCCGCATCAGGTGGCAGGAGAACAATACTTGCCGGGAGTCGTTGGCGGCAGAGAAGAAGTTCATGGAGGACTCGTTCAACGCCACGATCAAACTGCGTACTTCTCAGAGGGACAGCTACAAGGCACAGAATGTAGATCTGCGGAAAGAGATCGTACGCCTGAATAGATGGTACCGATCTCCCACCTTCTGGTTCGTCACTGGGGTCTTGGTGACGGCCGCTGGGGCCACGGCCCTGGCATACGGGTTGAGGAAGTAAAGAAGAGAGGGCTTCTACGCCCTCTCTCCGATCAGCTTATCCCTTCAACTGGCGGGTTCTTACAGGGACGAGGCCAGTATGGCCCGCAGAAGGGTCATGCGGTCTAGGTCTGGGTCCTCCAGCGGTATGTCGTTTACCGTCTGGGAGGCCAGCTCTCTTAGTTCGTCCATGTTCATTTTGGCGAGTTGTTCCTCAGTGACCTGTAGCAGGTCCTCGGGGCCTGGGAGCAGTGGATCGCGGAGATCTAGTCCCCGCTGTCGTCGTTTCCCTGGGCGTCCCACTCCTCTTGGAGCTCCTCCACACGAGCTTCCAGCGCATCGGGCTCATCGACAGCCTTGTAGACATCGGTGAGCAGCCCGAAGATCATGTAGAGCTGCCGGCGCGCCTCGGTCAGATCTGCCTCGAGGGTCTCGATGGTCGACTTGAGTTCCTCGGTCGACTCGTCCACGGTCTTACCGACCGCGTCGATGCGCCGCAGGACCTCGTCCACCGATGGGTCCCCACCGCCCGCGCTTTCCTGGGGCGGCTCCTCTTTGGCGGCCCTGCCACGTCCAGCAGCCGGGGCACGGCCGGCTGCTGCTCGGCCCCTTCCCCGACCTTCCTGCTTACCGTTGTCCTTGGACTTGCCCTTTCCGCCTTCCTGGGCCTGCAGGATGCGGGTGATGAGTTCTCCAGACGTGGTGTTGGAGCACTCCTTGTTGTCGATGCCCAGCACGGCGATGGCAGTCCTGCGCAGGTCGACTCTTGCCATCCCCTTGAGGTCCTCTTGGGTGTATTTCTTGTCAGACATGTCTTCTCCGTCTCCTAGGTTGTATTTTGGCGCGTCCTGAGCTCAGGTTTTGTACCTCGTACCGTAGCGCCCCCGGTCCGAGACCCTCAATGATGGTTCTTCGGGCGTCCATGTTGGCGATATTTACCGGACGCCAGTCCCCACAACACTCACCGTTCTCGAGCATATACTCGGTGACGGTCTTGCAGTCCCTGAGACGCCGACAGCACGTACATGCTTTCGGTATACCCGCCATCAGCACTCCTTTCGGACCTTCTCCATTATGTCGTCGTCGCACTCTTCAACAGCGCAGACATACGCTCTCGCTGCCGGGCAGATCCAACACGGGCAGTGCTCCTCAGTGCAGTCCAGCTGCTCTTTCACGGAGGGCCACTCTTCGATCATCCGCATCATGGCGTTACGATCGGCGTCCGCGGGATCTTGCGGCAGGTCGTCAGGATGTACCCGTCCCTCCAGCGCGTCTATGAGCAGGTCTCTTCCCAGCCCCCGATGAGCCCCTAAGAAACCTCTCTGTGAGCATAGAGCGGCCAGTTCTGACAGGTTTAGTTGGCTGTAGTCCACGTCGTTCATAGGCCTCCTTAGTTAGACCCACCTCCTCTTCTGGGACCTCACGCAGCTTGACGTAGATCCCTGGATTTTCTGGGTCGCAGTGTTTTTCCAGCAAGAGCCGGAAGTTGTGGCAGTCATCGACCCCCACCGCCTTGGCGACGGTGTCCTCTATGAGCTTGACCTGGTTGCTCAGATCTATCTTCTTGTAGCGACTACCCGTGCTGGACGACTTGACCTCCACCTGCTCGAAGAAGATGGCCAGCGTCAGTTCGTACGGCACGTTCTGCTTGAGTTGTAGTAGCGCCACTCTTCCTTGCTTTTGGACGGCGCGCATGGCCTTGATCTTGAAAGTACGTGCTTTGTCGGACAGAACACGCCCCTTGCCCTGCGGATGCCTCACGTAGATCTGATTGGAAGAGGGAGGCAGGTGCGGTACCCATACCCTCAGCTCCGGGTTCATCTTTTGCGCCCTCTCCTGAAGGTGTTCAGTACCGAGGTCTGCTCTCGATTACGCCGGTCCCGTTGCCGCGACTTTCGGTCTAGGCCAACCCCCTTACCTTCTGCCCCTGTCCTAGATTCCAGAACAGAGGCCGCCCGAGAGATCGTCTCTATGTCCCGTTTCAGGCCTTCAACGATCCCCACCAACAGTCTGTACTGGGAATCCCGAAACTCGAACCGGGCATCAACCTCTATGTACCGCTTGTCCAGCCTGGTGGCATCGTCCTTGTCGGACACGGTACCAGACTTGGTTCTGCGTATCCTAGCCCAAGCCACCGTCCGTTGTTTCTCGGCAGCATTACGCATACCTTCGGCCAGCTTCTGTTGCCCGATGGCGTAGTCATACCACTCCGTGAACTTACCTATCAGCCTCTGCAGTTCCGGAAACGAGGCCGCACTCAGATCATAGGGAAGCGATGGGAACTCCTCGAACTCTCCCCTGGGATCTACCGGTCGGGTAGCCACAGACAGGCCAGCGCGGATGATCGCGTCCTCAGCTTCCTCGGGTGCTGCCCCGTAGGCGCCCAGGCCCTCTTCAAGCGTCACTTCATAGTTGGGCATCAGGCCTCCTTCCTCTTGCGGAATGCGGACGATACGCGTGTGTTGGGTCCCCTAGTCCGCCTGGGAGGCTTGCACACCTTCCGGTACTTGCAGTTGGTGCAGTGCCACCCATTCTCCCTCTCCGGAGGTTCATCTCGCATGGCGTGCTCTCTGACCCAGTCCAGCTTGCACACGACAGCGTCCCAGCAGTTCTGGTCGAACACATGCGCGTACTCCACCATGCTCGAATCGTTCTTGTTGTAGTAGACAAACACCATCACCGGCAGATCCAACGCCTTCTGGTAGATGGTGCCTTGTGTCAGGTGCTCTGGGTGCGGGCTGGAGGTCTTCTCGTAACCCGCAGCGTTGATGGTCTTGAGCTCTATCCCGAACCGCAGGCGCATGTCCGGAGTGATGACCATATACTTGCCGTCAGTGTGCCCGGACAGGTCCATGGAATCCGCCACCTCATTGGTGTCGGGATCTACCACCGCCTCTGGCTCGAAGCTCTCCACGCCATCACTACGCCTAGTGATCTCTTCTAGGTACGCTTGTAGCTGGGCGTGGACAGCGGACCCGGTGTCTAGCAGAGCACGCATCCTAGGTTCCCAGGCGCCCTCAGCCTCCGCTCCCACAAAGTCGTAGTACAGCAGCCGGGCGCACCCCATCTTGTACTTGCCGCACAGGGACGTACCGGATGCACTACCTACCGAAGATGCATGGAAGACGAGCGTCTTCCGGTTCTGCCCCAGATCAAACTCCACGGGCAGCTTCCGTATGGGATCAACGTTGAGGTCTTCCAGGAATGAGTGTATGCGTGCGACCACAGTACACTGCGGCAGCAGCCGCTTCAGCCTGGTTTTGTCCAGCCGCGCTAAGTCGGCGATTGTCCAAAGAAGATCAGTCACGTAGCTTCTCCACTATTGCTATAAACAGTTCGTACGGGATCGTGACGAACTGCCGCTTGAGTCGGCGGAAATTGATGACCAGAGCAGGCCACTCCCCGGCCAGGTTCGCGTAGTGTACCAGAGTACTCAGTGTAGATATCTCTAGGCGCCAGCCCTTCAGGCTATCGGTGTACTTGTGCTCTATGCGCCATTCGTCGATCTTCCTGATGTCACCCTTGACGTCCCGGTTACCTGAGCCAGGGGTAGTCCTGCCCCCGACGTCTCTTGCCACCCCCTTCTCCAACTTCCTGGAGACCTTGATACGTGACTTGCGCTCCTTCTTCGTGGTCACGGAGGGGCGATTGACCTGGAACTTGATGACGTACCCGTTGTCCTGGCAAGCGTCGCAAAGCAGGAACTCCTGTACCTGCTTGTCGTCCTGCCGTATCTCGTAACGGGTAGTCTCCCTTACCCTGCCGCAACCGGAGCACCTCTTCCCGAATCCGACGTATCTGATCGCTAGTTCCAGATTCATCGGTATCTGACGTGCTGCAGGTTGGCGTGCTCGAGCATAGCCTGCCAGAGCTGCTTCTTGAATTCCGGATCATCCGCCAGGGCGTCTAGCACTTCTGCTTTGCCCTTGAACTTGGTATCACCAAATGTGTACGACGATCCAGCACGATGGATGATGTTGTTGGCGGTGCAGTAGGTGTAGAAGTCAAAATCCACGTCGATCGAGGGCGGCTCGAAGAAGTACTTGAAGGTGCCCTTCGGACCCTCATGAGTGCCGGCTTTGCCCTTGACCAACTCCCAGCCTATCTCCTTCCCGATCTTCACTTCCCCGGCCTTGATGATGTCAGTCTGCCTGACCTGAATGTCGACCAGTTTGCCGTGCTTCAGCGCCCAAGATCCTCCGATCTTCCACTCCCTGCCGTACTGTGTTTTCTTCATGTTGGCACGCACCTGGCGGACGCCGATCACGGTAGTCTCGATCTCGTCCAGCTTCGGCAGCTTGCCCTTCCAATTGCAGTCACCGCCTCGGCAGTACCAGTTGTAGCTGCCGGAGTTGGTCTTCTTGTGCTCCATGGTCAAGGAGCCGCACTGCGGGCAGTAGTGGCGCGGGGTTAGTGCCCCGTGCACCTTCCGCATCCAACGAGTCTGCACGCTGCTGGCTGAAGCCATGCGGGCATCTTCAGAGAGGTCAGTCTCATCTTCCCAGGCGGTCAGCATCGCGTCCCACGAATCGATTGCGCCTAGTTGATAGGCGTTGGACTCGATCATGGCCACCACGGCATCCAGGTTGGCCTCGGCACAACCACGCATGACATGGAACCTGCCGCAGCCAGTTTCGTCCTGGAGCTCTTTGATCTCTTCCTTGGTGAGGGGCTCCCTCCCGGCCTCCTTACGTCTGCGCATCTCCACCCCGATCTCATAGTCTGAGAACGGCACCCGGAACCCGATCTTCCGCGCAAACATCTTGTCGAAAGGGAATTCCATGCAGAGCATGAAGAGGTTGGTGTCATCGCCGTAGATCTTCTGCGCTTGGGCGAAGTAGTGGTAGATCAGCAGGTTCTTCCCCGCGCCCTCCGGGCCATCCACTTGGGACAGGCCGCCGGCGGGTAGACCGCCACCGGTGTGGATGTCCAAGGAAGGGATACCGCAGGGTCGGCGTAGATCGAAACGCCCCTCCAGATCTCTGCCGCGCTGAAGCACGACTCCACGCCCACCCAGCTCCGCTTGAAGCCCCTCGAACAGTAGATCAGGGTCTATAGTTTGTGGTCCGCTGGCTGTCGGACTAGCCGTCTTTCTTGCCACCTGGTCTCCTTTCGTACGGTTCCGTCCCCTTCTTCGGATCGACGGGCACGTTGGTGTTCGGGTGAGGGTCTTTACTCCCTGCTCCTGCCCTCTTCTCTTTGGGCACCTTGTTTGGGTCGATCTCTACTGCGTACTTTTCCACGTGGTCTCTCCTTTCTTGGAAGCCCGAAACGCTTCGATAGGCTCTCCTCCTTGAATAGATCAAAAGACCTCTTCACGCCATCCCTTAACGCGTCACAGGGCACAAAACGCACCCTACGCGACGGCGGGATCGGAACACGCTCACCAGTAGTGGCGTTACGTCCCGACCTCGCCGCCGCGTGTACGTTCTCGAAGCGTCCCAGACCTGGTATCTTCACGTCCAACCCATCTGAGAGGCCTTCCCGCACCACCTTGGCAAAGGCGCGCAAGATAGTCCTGACCTCCCTTCGGGTGTATCTGGTCTCCTCTGACAGGGCGACCACCAGATCTTGGAACTCCATTGTTTACGCCTTTGCGCTAGACCACGAGTACCCCATACCTCCGTCGACATCGAGGGGGACCAGAAGGTCCTCATCAAAGGGGTGCTCCATGATGTTGCAGACGATCCCCATGGCCTCTTTGGCGTGGACCTCGGGTACCTCGAACATGAGCTCGTCGTGCACCTGTAGGAGCATCTCTGCTCCAAGGGATCGTAGCTCTGGGCTGAACTCGCACTTGATCATGGCCATCTTGGCCACATCAGCCGCAGAGCCCTGGATCACACTGTTGACTGACTGCCGCTCACACTGAGCCAGCAGGGACTTGGCAGAACCCGGCAGACCCCAACGACCCGTCTTCTGCATCATGGGGCCGATGGACGCCATGTCGTGGAACCGCCGTGGCCTACCCAGGATGGTCTCCACCATAGCGTGCTCAGCGATGAAGCCGTGCACTCCGTTGATGAAGTCACGAACCAGTGGATACGGCTGGAAGTACTGCTCCTTCAGCTCCTTGGCCCGGTCCTTTGAGACACCCAGCGTGTTAGCCAGCTTCTCAATACCCTCTCCGTAGTTCAACCCGAAGCCGATGGTCTTCGACGCCTGGCGGGCGAAGCACATGTCCTTCTCGAGCTGGCTTAGCTGGACACTGGGGTCTATGGCTGCCGCTTTCTTTCTCTTCCCAGCAGCCTTGATGTCCTCGTACTCATGGCCGAACATCAGCGAGGCCGTACCAGTGTGGATGTCCCAGCCCTTACGGATAACGTCGATCATGTTGGGGTCTTGGGAGTAGTGGGCCATGAGCCGCATCTCCAGCTGCTCGTAGTCCACGACGATCAGGATGTGGTCCTGCTTGGGCATGAACGCGGACCTGATGCCGAATTCATCTCCACCAGGACGGGGTACGTTCTGTAGGTTGGGATCCACAGAACTGAGTCGGCCAGTGACGGCCACATGCTGGGTGAGGGTTGGGTGTATGCGCAGGTCGTCATCGGCCCACTTACGCAAACCATCTACGTAGGTGCCCTTCATCTTGACCAGGCCACGTATACCCAGCACCAACTGTGCTGCCTCCACGCCTTTGGCGGCCAGCTTGGTCAGCACTTCTACGTCAGTGGACGGCTGCCGATTGCCGCTCGTACCACCAGAGGTGTACTTGGTAGGGGCTAGGCCCAACTTCTTGAACAGCAGTTCCCGCAGCTGCTGCACGCTGTTCGGGTTCATCTCCCGGCCTGCAATTCTGTTCAACTTCTTGTGCAGGTCGTCGATGCGCTCTTGGATCTTGGGGGACAGCTCGTCCAGGTACCCGACATCCACCATCACTCCACGCCGGCAGCATTCGTACAGCACTCGGGTAAAGGGCGCCTCCACTTCATCGAAGTAGTCCCAGAGACACATACCGTCCAGGCTATGCTGAGACTCCAGCTCCTCTCGCAGGTACTTGTACACTCGGAAGGTAGCCCAGGCGTCCAGAGATGCGTAGGAGTGTGCTTTCATTGGTTGTTCGAGCAGAACGCGCATGAACCGCTGCGCTACATCCTCACCTTTCTTGCGTTCTGGGAAGACGGACTTGAACTCGTTCATGTTGAGACCGAGGTGGTCCCACGCAGTTTCCTTCAAGCCGTGGCGGCCCATCCGGTTCTCGTCATAGAGCCAATCCATGGCCAGGGTGCAGTACGCATCACCTTTAGGCACCATGACGCCGGAGTTATGCAGCATGCAGAAGTCGAACGTCTGGTTGGTGAAGTACCACTTCAGGTCCGAGTCGTTAGCCAGTTCTTTGTCGTAGAGATCTAACATCTCCCTAGACAGGCAGTACCGGGAACCTTCATCAGGACATGCTGACCACAAGATCACATGGTCACGTGCCCTGTTTATGCCGGTGGTCTCTGTATCTAGGGCGCACTCTCCTGTGTCCCGTACATGCCTGGCGAACTGCATGAAACCTTCGCCAGTGTCCACGTAGGTAACTGGGGGGACGTACTGAGTTGCCATATGCCCTCCGCATGGAGGGCCTCCCCTCGTAGCAGGGGAGGCCTCCCACACTAGTTAGAGTTCCGGCTCTTCCGCGTAGTCGCGCGCTTTGTCTTGTCCCTCGGACCCGTAGGGGTTGCGGATCTTGAGTACCTTGGCCTGCCAGTCGAAGGGGTCCGGGGAGAACACCTTCTTGAAGGGCCAGGGCTTAGCCATCTCCTTCAGGTCGTCGGATAGTTCCGTGGGAGTCCACCTGGGGACCATGATGGTGGAATCGGTATTCTCTCCCTCCCGCTTGATCTCCAGGTCACAGTCGAAGATGCTGAGCGGGGTGGGATCTTGGCACCCGTCACACTCACTCTGCTTGATGGGGAAGTCTTTGGTGCCGCACTTCGGGCACTCCATGTGGCGCGCAGTGACTTTGAGGATGTCCTCGTCCTTCATGTCCGTGTTGGCGAGGTCGATCAGAGGTTCGGCACAGTTGGAGCACTCCCAGAGCACCTCCTCGAGCCGACCACCGCAGTTGGCGCAGTCCTTCTCGATCTCGTTCGTGATGCCCGCCAGTTGGCCCAGGTGCCGGCTACCCAGACTCAGGTGCACTTTCTTACCGAAGACCTTCTCCAGACCATCCTTGCAGTACTTGCAGCGGCGGCCTTCACAGAGCACCTTCCGGTGTACCTGCTCGCCTTGTCGGTCACCCTTCTTGTAGACGATGGGCTTGCCGTCATCATCGAACACGGGTTCTAGGTGGTAGTAGGCGAGGTGGATAGCGTTGAAGGCGTGTAGCAGCTGCCAGCCCACACCATCGTCGCCCTTCTCGATGGCTTCACAGCCCAGGCACTTGCCGCCGACCGCGGTGAGGTCACCGTCCGTGATCTTGTACTGCTTGCTGCAGATGAAGCTCTTGTTGCTGCGCTTCACGAAGTGGTTCACGTAGGGGTAGTACTCGCTGTCCAGCCCCTCGAGGTCGGTATAGGATCCCGGTAGCAGGCGCAGCTTAGTGGTCACACCGACAGGCGGCTTGAAGCGAGCATTCCAGCGGATGCTCAGGGAGTAGCCCTTGCCACCGCCACCGCCGCTTTCTTGACGGCGAGTGGCGTAGCCCCTTACTCGTTGGCCGAACGACGATCTGTTGCGAGATGAATGTTGCACGGTCTCTGCCTCCAGTGATGCCAGTCCTCTGCGTCCTCCAGGACGGCCAGTAGTTCTGGCTGGGATAGGTTGTCTGGCTGTGCCTCGTCCCCGAACTCCTCGGGGTACGTGCACACCAGTACTTCTAGGCCGCGCTGCCGCAGCCTCCTTCCTGCGTCTAGTGCGCCCTCTCTTCCTGCTTTGTTGGCGTCTAGCAGTAGGACGATGGAAGTCCCCAAGCGGCTCAGGATGCGCTCTTGCATCCATGTCATCCGACTTCCCTGCAGCGCGACTACGTTCTCGATGTCTTGCTGCAGTACCCAGATACACGCCTTGTACCCCTCCACGATGACTAGGGTATCCAATTCACCGTGGAACGCCTGGGGCCAGACGTTGTGCATGTTCCACAGGAACTCATGGTTCTTGATGTCATAACGCTTGTAGCGTTCTTTGGTGTCGTAGTCGTCCGGCGCGTACTTCAGCAGGTCCGGAGACTTGTAGACCTTGTATCGTGGGTAGTCCCCGACCACAGTGCGCCCGGAGATACCGACCAGATTCCCGTACAGGTCCCGGATGGGGAACGTGATACGCTGCTCGTCATGATCGAAGCCGATGTCCAGGCTTTTGAGTAGCTTCTCATCAAATCCGGCATCGACTAGATCTAACGGGCAGTACTGAAACACGCCTAGCAGCGCCTCGTTTAGGAAGTGCTCGCCGCGACCGACCTCAATAGTAGATGGATCGCGGCGACGTTTCGGCTGGAGCTTCTCCAGCTCCAGAGCAACATCTATCTGTTCTGGAGAAGAGCCCATCTTGCGCAGGAACTGGACGAACGTTCCTCGGGCGTGGCAGGAGTGGCAGTAGTACACCCCTGTATCCAGGTGCATGTAGAACGATGGCTTCTTCTCCATCCCTCCTTTGTGGAATGGGCAGGGACCGCCAATGTTATTGGGCCCGGACATTTTGACGAAGCGCAGGTGGCGCTCTGCCATCTTTCGTACTGTGTCTCTCATCCGTGCCGTTTACCCTTATTCATGAGCCCCGCCGCCCAGTCCTTCATGTCTCTGGATGGTTCTGAGCGCATGCGCTCAGAGCCGTTTCTTTTTCTCTCGTTGTCTTGTTCCTTGAAGAAGTTCTTGATGTCCTCGATCTCGTAGAAGACTACGGGCTCGAGCATCGGGTTGCCGTCACCGTCCACCTGCACCACACCGGTTTCGCTGATCACCTTGCGCATCATTACGCCGAAGTCCGAAGCAGCATTGCCGTGGATAGCGAAGCCCGTCATGTTGATCTCGCGGGCACCGGTTATGGCCAGCGCCAACTCATTCACTTCTGGGTTTCTGGTAGACTTCTTGTTGATCTCCACGGCCAGGTCGCAGTCCATGCCGTAGGAGTCAGCGAAGGCGATATTGGCCATACTCTTGCCCCTAGCCTCTTCAGATGGCCGGTTGGCCTGAGTGGTCCCAATCACTGGGATCTTGAAGTCCAGTGCTATCTCTTTGACGTCCTGGGTGATAGCAGACTGGTCATCCCACTTCACTGACCGCGTGTTCTTGCGGTCATTACGCATCAGGTACATGGCGTCCACGCAGACTAGGTCGGGCTTGTGGTCCTCGACCTTCTTACGCAGACCCAGAACACCACCACCTCGTGGGTCGGTCCTATCGCTGGTGATGATCAGGGTCTTCCTGAATCCGGTCTCCAGCGCGCAGGTATCCTCATCTTGAGACATGGTTTCCGCAGTGGCGTAGAACCGCTCCTCCATGGTTCCGCCTTCTGGGACGGGGATCTCAGCTAGCGTGCCTTGCTTGTACGCTCGGTAGGGCGCGCCGATCAACAGGCAGATGCTACGGTCTATCATCTGCTCCGGAGTCATCTCCCTGGTGTAGACCAGAACGCGGCGGCTACTGAAGTCGTAGGCATGCGTGGCAATCTTCAGCAGCACCCATGTCTTTAGTGACTTCGGCCTCCCGTAGAATAGGATGAACTCGCTTGTCTGCATCCCCTGGGTTTCTTTGTTCAACACGTCCCACGGGTACGGTATCCCTTGGTAGCCGTCTTGATCTCTGTGGCTCTCGTACCTGTCGATGGCCGAGGAGATGCTCTGTGACAAGATCAAATCCTGTGTCACGCGGCGTGTCCTCGCCAGGTCCCCTACAGTATTTTGGATGTCGACCAGCAGTTGGTCCGGCTTGTTGATGTTGTCCACGATGTGGTCAGACAGCACCTTCAACTCGGCACGTACGTGGTGGTCTTTGAATTCCGCAAGTACTGCATCCAGGTTGAGCCGATTTTCTCTCGGGAGATCTACAGTCGGGAAACGTTTCTCCACCATCTCTCGAGTGGGGACGTTGCCCGCGGTTCGTTTGTTTCTCCAGAACTTGAGCAGGTACTTCAGCACCATGCGGCCGTCTTCGGTCTTGAAGTCTTCCAGCCGCACGCCCTCATCCAGCACCTTCTGTAGATCTCCGACGTCTATTACTTTGGCTATGAGTTCTAGTTCTTGGCTTGCCATGCTGCCTCCTGATAGAAAGCATCAAGAGTCAGCCCCGGAAACCTAGCAGTCAAGCCGCTAGGTATGGGGCCGCCGTCAGTAGAACACCACAAGATGTAGTGCCTATCTGGACAGTCTGCGCAGCACGTTTCCAGCCATGGCTTCGAACTCGAAACGCCTGTTCATGTCGTCGTAGTCTTGTGCGGCGCGGGTGATGGCCTGGAGAATCCCATAGTTGGTCTTGATGGGTTCCTTGTCGAACGCCTTGATGGCGGCCTCTCGGAAGTGCTTGGGAGCATCCAGCCGCTTCAGCTCGGACTCGATGAGTGCTTGAGGGTGGTCTACAGAGCTATCCTGCATGTTGGTGAGTTGGTTGCGCGTCCGCTCCCAGCGTACTGGAGCTTGGCTGAAGACGCTCTTGAGCTGCTGGTCCAGTGCAGCGTCTTCGATGGGCCGGTGCTGCCGGTACAGCAGGCGGGAGTCACCGACAGTGATCATCATGCCGTTGAGGCAGACCAGCCGGAAGCTGAACTCATCGATGGTGATGGCAGTGAATCCTACTTCCGAATTGCGCATGTGGAAGCCCGGGTAGACCAGGTCGTCTTTGGGCAGCGCGCCCTCGGCTTCGGCGATGTCGTAAATGTTCCGCACGGCGGGGTCAGGGTGGTTGCGGTCGATGGCCCCCATGTTGATGGGGTCTCCGACCAGGGTGAAGTGGTTGCACCGATCGTCACCCCACCTGGTCTTCTTGCTCAGGTGGTTGCCCATGAACCGGAGCTCGCTGACTTCGGATCCGAACTGCCTCTCCATCCGGTCGAACAGCCGCTCATTGTCGATGGGGTGGTAGCCCGGTGACAGCACGGCACGCATGTACCCGTCGCATCCTGGTACGCCGGGAGTGCCGGGGCGGAATTTTGTGGTCCGCACCTTCCTCTTGTCTCCCGTCTTGGAGAAGCGCCGTTGCAGCTCTTCTTGTACCTGCTCATGCGTGACGAGTTTGGGGTCGAACCACTTGGCCCACTGCACCCCGAGCACAGAGCCCAACTGCTTCTGGGCCCAGTCGGTCATACGGAATGTGCCGACTTGGGGCAGCTCCAGATCTAGCTGCGGTGTGACACGGATCTTGTCCATCTCCACCACAGTGTCAGGGTTCTGGAGGGCATGCTCCTTCGCCACAACTTCTCGTACGTGGTCAAATTTGGTCAGGTTTTTCGTTTGTTCCAAGTCCAGTCCGCGCATCTTCTTCCTCCGCTGAGGCTCCCTCACTGAAGTGGTAAGGGAGCAGGTCTTGTTCCATGGAATCGAGCAGCTCGTTCAGCAGGTTTAGGGTGCGCTCCGACCAAGTCTCTACTTGGGCCGAGCACTTACCGTGGGTGTGTAGGAGAGTTTTCTGCGTCCCTTTTACTGCGTCCTCCGCCGTCCCCTCCACGGTTGCGTAGGTCGCGGTCATTTGTGGGGACGTCGGAACCCCGGCGCGCACCTGTATGGAACGCATATTATCCACGTCTACGCTGACTACGTGCACGCCGTTGATCTTGCACGCTCCGCTAGACACCCTCATCGGTGAGACTCCGAGGCGAAGCTGTCCAGGTGCAGATCCATCTCCTCCGCGCCCTGGATGGCCGTGGTCTCTGCGATCCTACCGGCCTCTTCGAGGGCCGCTTCGATCTCCTTTCTGCTTTGCCCGCAGGTGATGGTGACGTGGGATTCCGCCTTCACGGTCATGCCGGCTTCCCTGGTCGAGTACCAGTGGCTGAACCCTCTGGTCTGCCCGGCACGTGCGTTCCCGTCTCCCAGCGGTAGGTCGGTCTTCTGTCTTTTGTTCACGCGTTTCATCCTCTCTATGCGGTCAGCCGTCTTGTTGAACAAGAAGAATGTGCCGCTTATGGTCGCGACCGCATTAGTCATCGATCGGCACGGATGGTATGACGTATGGTTTGGGCGTCCCCGGCATGTTGGCGGGGGCCTGCTCGTCCTCGTGGTACGCCTTGGCTACCAGCTCGTTGTCCACCTCACCTTGCCGCACCAACTGGTGCAATAGGTCGGCGTCCAGTTTGTAGGTGACCGTCTCTGTCAGAACCAGGTCGGCCTGTTCAGCCGGCAGGGTGTTGGCCAGGAAATCTACGTCGTAGTAGCGCTTGTACTTCTTCTGCGCCCCAACAACTCCTACGACCAGCTTGTCCTGGTCTAAGGTCCGCAGCTGGGTCTTGACAGCCCGGCTCGCAGCATCCAGTTGGCGGTTGTACTCACCAACCAGCTGCTCGTACTCGAGCAGTATGTCCTTGATTTCAGGGTCGGCCATGAACGTGAACAGCTCTTCCTTGGCCTCATCGAATCTGGCTACCGCCCGCTCAGCTACGCTAAGTTCTTTTTCTGGCACGGGTCACCTCTCTCCTGCTTTCTGGTGGCTCGATCCCGTAATATGTTTCCCGCAGGTGATCGATCACCTGGGCTGCCCTGACGAAATCCTCGGTAGTCTTGTACCAGGGCCCGCTCTTGGTTCGGTTGTGGGACCTGGCCAGGAACGCAGTGTGGTAAACGGGCATAAGCGCGTAGCGGATCGGCACATGTCGTCCTTGCATGGTGAACGTACGCATTCTGCCGCGCACCGCCTCCATCTTTGGGGCCTTGCCGGTCAATATTTGTAGCGGCACTTTGCCGACTGCGATGATCAGCAGAGGGTCCACGAGGTAGATCTGCTCTAGCAGCCTCTCTTTACACGCTTCCCTTTCAACTTTAGACGGCGGCCGATTATCTATGCGTACTCCGCCTGATCGGTCGTCTTCTACTTCCACAGTAGGCCGGCAACAGACGACGTTGGTGATGTAGAGGTCCTCCTGCCGGTCCAAGTCCACCGACTCCAGAAACTGGTCCAGTACCTCTCCTGCACGTCCGAAGAAGGGTCGGCCAGAACGGTCCTCGTGCTCCCCCGGCCCTTCCCCAACGATCATGATGTCCGCGTTGGGATTGCCCTCACCGAATACGAGACGCGTCCTGGTCTCTGCGAGGCCGCAGCGCTGGCAGTCTCCCCAGCTATCTTGGAGCTGAGCAAGGCTCACGACTGGTGCCCGCTCGGTAGCGGGCCTCCCGCGGGTTCTATGCCTGCGTCTTTGGCGCGGGACACCATCTCTGCCCGAGAGCACTTCTCGAGCTGCTCCAGTAGGGGGCGCAGAGTACCAGGGCTTTCCTCGGGCCAGAAGTAGGACACGGGCTTGACCCTGACAGGCACCGCAGATCTGCAGATACCAGCTGGGAGCACCTGGTTGGATTGGACTAGAGCGCCATCCTCTCTAGGGAGTAGTAGCGTACGCAGAGTGCGCGCCTCATCCAGCAGGATGAAATCCCCCTTCCTCGCCGCCTCACAGATCTCGTCGTCTGTGAGTGTGGTCTTGCCGACCCAGAATGACTGGGGCGTGCCGTCACCGACTATGACCCAGTGCGCTTCTTGCTCACTCATTTGGTTTCCTCCTTACCGTAAGGTCTCAGTATCTTGTAATCTAGGGGCCCGCCCTGCTCCTTGGGCCACCTACGTATCAGCCGTTTCAGTGTCGAGCACATCTTGTGCATCTTGGGCACAAAGACGTGGTCGAGGATGATGATCACAGGCGTCTTCTTGTTTTCTCGGAACCGTTGTGCCCGGCCCATGCCCTGCTGGAGGGTGTTGAGTCCGCCGTCTTCCACGGATGAGCTGCCGAAGGGAGTCAGGAAGTAGAGCAGGTCTAGCGTGTCTTCATCCAGAGCCTCCTTCACCAGCTGCAGAGTCCCGAAGCTGATCTGCTTTGTGCGAAGGGTGCGTAGCCTGGCCTCCGGCTTCTCATTCCCAGTACACAACCCGGAGTCAGCAAACATGTCGTTGAGCAGGCGCAGCTGCTCAACGCTGTGGCTCAGGACCAAGATCTTCCGCCCCTTCTCCAACGGGGCACGTAGCTTGCGGGCGATGAACTCGTTGCACTCAGGTAGCCTGCCGAGATATGTCCGCAGCTTCGGTATGTTGATCTTGCCCTGTTTGTCGTAGATGCCCGTCTCTGGATTCTTCGCCTCTTTGGATTTCACGTCCACTGTTGCGGGGCATTCCTGGAAGTAGATGCGAGGGATCATGTCCGGCATGAGGTCGGAGTGGTACACGTCCCCGATGTGGTACTGATAGATAGGCTCGAGCCCGTCCTCACGATTCACTGTGGCGGTCAGACCGTGCCGTTCTCCATAGAACATGGGCGCTGTGCGGACAAATAGTGGGGCCGACAGGTGGTGTACCTCGTCATAGATGACCAGCCCGAAGTACCTGTCCATGCCGGCCGGGATGTTGTTAGCGTGCAGAGACAGGGAGTGTATCATCGCCACACAGATGCCCCGTCCATCCCAGTCCCAGGTGTCCGGGGAGCCCTGCAGTACACCAATCCCCCCGGGCACGCGCCTCATGTGCTCGCGGATCCTGTCCTGCCACTGATCGATCAGAGTGGTATTGTTCACCACCACCAGCGCGGGCACTTTACGCTCAGCTACGAGCTTCAGTGCCATGATCGTTTTTCCCTTACCGCAAGCTAGGTTGAGCAGCCCACTCTTCGCCGCCTTCATAGGCACCCATGCATCACGCTGGGTGGTGAGGTCTGGGCGTTTGGCGTCTAGCTCTATCCTGTCCATAAAGGCGACGCGCGGGAACTCCGTAGGTTGTACGGATAGGATCGGGAATGACAGGGCGGCGTACTCTCCACGGGGAAAGAACTCCCTGGGGACAATGAGGTGGTCCTTTTCCTCATGCCATAGCTGCAGGTACGTGATCCCCTCATTGTCCATCACCGGGAACTCGAGCCCGCTCTTCACGGAGCGCACATTGATGTGCTTCTTGGGCAGCCAAAGCTGCCTCCCGAAATACCCCTTGTCGGGGTCCCGACGCACGAAACTCAGCATGCATCCTCCAGAACGGCTAACTGCTTGTAATCCTTGTGGTGACGTTGCGGGGGCGGCCATGAACAGTACCTTACCAGATCTGGTAAGGTACATTTATACATACATCGTCCGCCCTGTCAAAACCTATAATTGCGGAAGAACTGCCAGGCTTCGTAGAAGAGTCCGCGGAGGGCACCGCTGGCGCAATCTTTGGCGAAGCGCTCTATGGCGCGTTCTCCTTCGCCAACGATACCGCTTTCGCAGTTAGATCTCAGTCCGTCATCAGCGTCCTCTCCGTACCGCCGAGAGCGTCTGCCGGCGGTATTGGTGCGGCCGATTACTGTGGGGCGGGGAGAGAATGGACGCCGACTGTCTACTACCTCCATGCGGCAACTATGTTGGTACCTGCAGCCTTGACATTCGTGGTCATCGAGGCTGAAAGTGTGGGGGTTGCCCCAGCAGCTGGGGCGGTTGTCGTCGTTAGAGCTGATGTGGTCGTCATACGACACGTTATCTCCTGGGGTTAGTTGGGGTCCAAGACGAAGATCTTATAACAGCGTGTAGGCGTTTTTTGTCCTGCCCACTTGTTGACCCCACCGGAGCCGAGACGTAGTATCATCGGGAGATCACGGAGAGACTGACATGCATACTGGATCTATCGTCGACTTCTACGATGACCCTCAGGGACTAGTTCTGAAGAATCGTCTGCCGCAAGAAGGCGTACCGGACTTCATCAAGCAGGCAGAGTTTCTAGATGAGCATACCCGCGGCACCTTACCGGACGATGTATTTGCCCTGGTCATGGTCGACCGTGGCGAGAAGCTGCGCAAGTTCGCCTGTGTAGACAAGGGTAATGTGGCCCTCAACGTGATCTACTTCATGGAGAACCGGGACCGCCTACCAGAAGAGGCCCAGAAGACTGCTGCGGCTAACCTGGCTAGGGCCTGTTCTTGGTTCGACCTGGCAGTACCTATGGGACTGGACAAGGAGGCGGGATTTTCTAGCCTGTTGAAGGCCCCTAGCAAGCTGGTGGGCGGGGGTATGGCTGCCGCAGATATAGGCGGCAGGGTCTCTGCAGGCAAAGAACGCCACCGACAGATGACGCGCACGGCCGACATGATCGGCTCCAACGTCATGCCCACCTCCGGTAGCAAGGAAAAGGCAGCAGCTCCTTCTACCCGTTCGGCTCTACGGGAACTGGACAAACAGAGAGCCGCAGATCCGGATCTACAGCGTAAGCTGAAGCGTACTAGAGCAGACATGAGGGCCAACCCGAGTAAGTACACCCTAAAGTCGGCCGCACTCCAGCCATATGTGGACGTCACGGGGCAGAGGCCGCCGGAGAGGATCAAGCAGGCTAGCGCGGAACGGCACTGCTTGATTAAAGAAGGTCAGGCACACTTTCCGATCGACAGCTATGGCCAGATCAAGCAAGCGTCGGTTTGGTTTGACGAGTACGGGCACACACTGCACCCAGCAGAGCGCCGGGAGTACTGCACCAAGCTAGCATCCAGGGCGGACGAAGTCGGCATCGAGGTCAGTGATCTCATTCGAAAATACGGGTCACCGGGCTATGCCACGGATGGAGAAGTGAACGTCGCGGTCTGTACCAGGATGCAGCATTGGGCAGACGATGCGCCTGAGCGTGACATGCTGAAGGGGTTGATGGAGAAAGCTGCTTCAGTCTCCCCGGATGTTTTCTGTGAAGCTCTCCGGCAGTTCGATGAAGCCACGGGCATGGACCATCTGTGGGACGATGAGATCTACGACCCCTGGTTTTCCACGTACGGCTTCAAGAAAGAGGCCGCGTGGTCCTGGCAGAGCGGAAACGACAGAGTAACGGAAGCGCAACTAAAGCTGTCGGCTAAGAAAGACTTCTTGGCTATCCGTGAAGCGTTCGGGTTGGAGGTGGCGGAGGAGTACAGGAAGAACCCCCAGCAGGTATTTGACTCCATGCCATTGGATTCTAAGCGCATTCTTACGCGCATGGCCAACGACCCCCTGTAGGATATGGCTACCCACGAAGAGCAGCTGCTGGGCCTCCTGGAGAAGATAGGCCAGCCGGAAGAGACCACTGCCGAGGTCCCGTCTGTACTGGACGGGACCTCCAATGACGATCACGTCGAGACGTACGGCTCTTCCGAGGACCCCAACACGGAGGCTGAGCACGAAGAGCTGGCGGCAGCCAATACTGACCGGCAAGGGATGCCGGAAGGTGCGCTGTCCCCAGTCACGAAGCGGAACATGTGGGTGCATCACGACACCCACCCGGTAACATATGATGTGGCCCTCCTGGGCACGTACGGCACAGACTGGTTTGAGTGGGAGCCCGGTACCCTCTGGCGTGAGATCAGAGAGGACTTCCGGGTACCCTCTATCAATGACCACGCCAAGGCCAAGATACAGGCGGCGAAGACGCTGCACATCAATGAATGGTACTGGACGAAGTGGGAAGTGTTCTGCTGGATCACGCAGGCCTTGAACAACAATATCCCGGACTTCCATGTACTCCAGAAGCCTTCCATAGCGCAGCTGATGCAGTCTGTAGACGCCGCTACGATGGTACGCAATGACGTGGAGTTCACCCCAGAGCTCCAGATGTTCGTGGCGGCTGCGATGGTAGAGTCCGGTGTATTCTATGCCCCGAAGCCCATAGACTTTTGCCAGGACGAGATCGAGACGCTGCTTGACGAGCTTCAGATAGATAAGAGCTTGATCGGGCAAGTACAGAGCAGGTGGCGAGAGGTGAAGCAGATCTCTCCAGAGGCGTGGGCGCGTTCTCCAGAACCCGTACTGCGGGAAGACGTGGTAGACATCCAGGTAGCCAAATTGAAAGTAGCGTGCGATTATCTGGATCTACGTCGTCGCCAACTGCAGGAGCAACTGAGGCTGCTCAAATGAAGCACATCACGGCTCCCCACATGCATGGTTTCGTAAATGGGTTGACGAAGGAAGCCATCAACATGCGCAGCTTTATGGATCTCTACCGCAGAGCCGCCGGAAAGACTATTCCGGGGCACATTGGGAGGGCCACCAGCGCTATCAAGGACACGGCCAAGAAGCATCTGTCTGGTAGATACGGACGGCAGGTTGCCCTGGGCGCAGGCCTCGGTGCTGCAGGCGGTGCCGCTACTGGTGACGACGAGAACTGGAAAACTAGGGCGCTACAGGGCGCGCTGATCGGTGGTACTGCTGCTGGCGGCCGTATTTTGGGCACAAAGGTTGGTAGGCAGGCTGCATCGGAAGCCACCAAGAGGTTCGGTGAGCGCCAGCTATACACCTTGACCGGCAAGGGATTCAAAGGCCGGGAGGTTGGCCTTGAGGACGCCAAAAGATTGGGGATCCTCAAGGTTCCGGAGTGGGAGAAGCTAAAGGATACTCCGGGCGCTGTTAGCCGGGCCGTCTCCAAGGTCACCGGGAAGCCGGCAAAGACGCAGCTGGGCCGGGAAGCTGGGCGCTATGCTGCCGATGTAGAGGCTTTCCAGAAGGGCTTTCAGAACATCCCTGGTGTGGTGCACGGCGCTCTGACCCGACCTGGGGAACTCCTACGTAGTGGTTGGCAGAGGGCAGGTACAGCTGGGAAAGTCTTCGCTGGAGCCGGCGCTCTCGAGGCAGCACGCGCAGCGACCAAGAAACCGGAGGCCGGGGATCCGGGTAGGGCTCAAGCTGCTCTTGGCAGCTTGGGGCGCACGGCCGGTTACTTGGTGGCCCCCGGGGCTATGCTGGGGCAGGTAGCGGTGGGTGGCCTGGCTGGTAAGGGCGGAGAGGCCGTGGGGAAGATAGGTGATGTGGCGTCTAAGGCCAGGAAGGCCGCGATCCAAGTCCCGTACCAGCAGTATGCTGACCTAGCCCCGTACTACGGTGGGAGGTAGTCTTGTCCGGCGCTAGTACGCAATCTGCGTCCAGGTTCTCCAGTCGTGGTCGTTCTGGTGGAGCGCAGGACTACGGACTCCAGTACCCCAGCCCCTTCTTCGACATCGGGCAGACCTATCTCCCGGCCACCGTCAAGCAGATGTTCAGGTGGTGTAGGTACTATTACTTGGTCAACCCGCTGATCAACGCGGTGGTGTCCAAGATGGCGGAGTACCCCATCACCGACGTGCTGTTTGACACAGAGCGGACAGAGCTGAAGGACAGGTGGACAGGCTTCCTGCTGGACCATCTGCGGTACCGGGCGTTCCAGGTAGAGGTGGGGCTGGACTACTACACCTACGGTAACGCGCTTGTCTCGATCTTCTATCCGTTCTTGAAGTTGTTGGAGTGCCGCTCATGCGGCAACAAGCAGTGGGCTAAGGACGCAGAGTACAGGTTCCAGAACTATCAGTTCTACATGGTGTGCCCCAAGTGTGGGAACCATGGTCCGGCTCGAGCTTACGACCGGTACATCAAGGCGTCTAAGGGCATCAGGCTGCTTAGATGGAACCCGGAAGACGTAGACATACGCTACAACGACATCACGGGGGAGTACGAGTACTACTACTCTATCCCGACCCAGCTCCGCAACGACATCATCATCGGCAAGAAGTCCACGGTAGAGACCGTTCCCCAGCTCTTCATAGACGCTCTGCGCCTGAAGAAGTCTGTGGTCTTCTCCCGCGACAACATCTACCACTTCAAGCGTCCAACTTTGGCGGGCAAGGACAGGGGGTGGGGTACCCCCATGATCCTCCCGGTTCTGAAGGACACGTACTACCTTCAGATCATGCGGAAGGCCCAGGAAGCCATCGCCCTCGAGCACATAGTGCCTCTGAGGGTGATCTTCCCACAAGCCGGTTCAGCTACATCTGATCCTTTCACGTCCGTGAATCTGCAGGACTGGAGAGATCAGGTAGCCGGTGAGATCAGACGCTGGAGAGCGGACAACAACTACATCCCAATTATGCCCCTGCCTCTAGGTCACCAGACCATCGGCGGCGACGGGCGTGCGCTCCTGCTGTCGCAAGAGATACGGGTCTGGTCCGAGCAGATCGTGGCCGGTATGGGCATCCCTGTCGAGCTAGTGTTCGGAGGGTTGAGCTACTCTGGTAGCAACGTCTCCCTGCGCATGCTCGAGAACACCTTCCTGGGCTATCTCCAGGATCACCATTCGATGCTTAAGTGGATCATCAAGAGCACATCTGCGTATCTTGGTTGGTCCCCCGTCCGGTCCAGGTTCAAGCCGTTCAAGATGGCCGACGACCTGCAAAGAAAGGCGTATCTCTTCCAGCTCAATCAGGCCGGCAAGCTGTCGGACGAGTCCCTTTTGGCGGACGCTGACTACGATTCCGCCAAGGAGGACTTGATCATGGAGCGCGAGAGCACCCGTAGGGCGAGTGCTCATAAGAAGCGTGTCCTACAGGACGCGGACATGCAGGGCGAGGCACAGATGGTCCAGATGAAGTGGCAGTCCAAGATGCAGGCGCAGCAGATGAAGACGGAAGCTGCTATGCAGAATGAGATAGCCAAGGACCAGGCAGCCTTCCAGGGTGAGCAGCAGAAAGACCTGATGGGCGCGCAGATGGCCATGCAGCAGGGAGGGCAGCCAGCGGAAACGGCACCAGAGATGCGGCCATCGCCAAGACGCCCAGAACTGATAGAGCCGCCGGAGCAGATCAAGTCGCCACTAACTGCTAGGTCTATGCAACCGATTCCTGCTGGGGCGACAGGAGAGTCCTTGCAGGGCAAGTCCAACATAGACCTCCTGCTTTTGGGTCGTAGGCTGGCGGACCAGCTGAACACACTGCAGCCAGTACAGAAGCAGCAAGCACTGTCCGAGCTCAGAGTCATGCAACCAGAGCTGCATGATGTCGTTTTGGGGCTAATGGTATCAGGGGGAGCTAGAGCCTCTGCCGCAGCGGCCCGACCTCTGCCTGAACAGAAGCCGGCCCGCCGCGGACCAGAAGCGCAACTAGTCTAGCGCGCCAACCGTAGACGCATTTGGTTGCGGTGTTGTGCCTCTCCTTCCTCCCGCTCTCTTGCCAGAGCTTTGATTTGTGCGTCTTTGAAACGTCGGTACTGGGTGTTGTGCTGGATGTGCTTCCAGTATTCTGCCTCGGGAGTCCCCGCCTCATGCCCGCCCGCCAAAAGACGTAGCCTCAGCTCTTCTACCGCCCTTCGCGGGTACCAGACCTCATGGTCACCCGTTTTTGCTCGGGCTCTGCTTCTGGGACCATCGGGGTTGATGTCCAGACGCTCGTGGACTGAACCACGCTGAGTTGACTTGAGGAACAGGTACTCATTGATCACGTCGTTGGGTTCATGGTAGCAGAGCCGGTCTAGGTCTTCCCGGCTAGAGATGCCCAGCTCCCGCATCCTCCGCGTCGGGTACCAACCTGACCCGCTTCTCATACCATCCTCCTATCTGGCGATACCTAGCATTTCCCTGCCCGCGTCGTAGTTGCCGTCACCGAAATGGAACGACACGCAGTCGGCGCAGAGCAGACCCAGGTTCGCCTGATCGTCATATGGATCGAAGATCCACGTCTCGAAGTCCACCTTCCCTATTTGGAACTGGAAGGCGTAGGGGTGGACATGGAAGTCTTCCGGACATAGTCCGCACTCCCACCGACCCCCATTGGGTTTCCACACATCACGTCTGTTCCCCACCTGCGTTAGAAAACAATGCAGGTGGAAGAACTCTATGACAGCTTCTTCACGAGTGATGTGGTTGTCGTTTTTCCAGTCTGGTAGGAAGTAGCTGTGCCCCGGGTCCTTCTTCATCGGGTACAGCCGGCCGGAGATAGCCGCTACCAGCTCATAGTCGCATCCAAATTCCTCCAGGCAGAACCCGCACTTCTGTGCGGGGTTCACCTGGAATTGCGAAGGGATAACGTCCATGTTATGTGGCCTGCTTACGATCCTCGTCCCCTAGCGCACGACTTAGGGCACGCGCAATATCAGCCAGCTCGGAGAGTAGCGCGGCTCCGAAACTCAGGACGAAAACCGCCCACAGCATTAGTCCTCATCGGAAGTGTTGTCGTCCTCCGCTTCATCTATACCGCCGGCGATCTCTTCATCGATCGTCCTCTCGAACTCTTCCAGGCTACTGCCGCTGTCTTCATGGGCGTCGTCGGTATTGTTAGGTCCCATAGACTTCCTCCTGTTTGGGGCTGGAACAGCCTCTGCTTTTACTCTTCACCCTCCTTATACCCATCTGCCGCAGTATATTTCGTTGCCAGTTCTCCAGTTGATCTGGTAGGTTGTACGAACACATATACGGAGCGGCCTCATGGCGCGTCTTTCCCCGGAAGAGAGCTTCGAAATTCTCAAGGACCGGGTCGCAGAGACAGTCGGCGGGCTCTTCCCGATCGTAGGGAAGAAGCACACACTGGAACTGGGACAGGTCGACGTCAACGACAGGCTTCATATAGACGACATCCGTTCACAGAAGGAGGCCAAGCTGGGTAGCCGGACTTGGGCCGTCCCTGTGGAAGCTAAGGTCGTCTTACGAGACAACGACACAGGCAAGAGGGTGGATGAGCAAAAACTCCGCCTCATGAGCTTGCCCAAGCACACCAGGCGCTACTCCCACATCGTCGATGGCCAGGAGTACCAGATCGACAACCAGTGGCGGCTGAAGTCCGGGGTCTACGCTCGAGTGAAGGACAATGGGGAGCTGAAGTCAGAGTTCAACCTGGCCAAGGGCAGGGGCTTCAGCTTGGGGTTCGACCCCAAGAACCGCCAGTTCCACATGTCGTACGGCACCTCCAACATACCGCTGGCCCCGCTGCTGCAAGAGATGGGTGTGCCACAAGCCAAGATACAGGAGCAATGGGGCTCTGCTATTGCCCAAGAGAACGATAAAGACGTAGAGCAGGCAGTACTGAAGTTCTACAAAGCCTCTACGGGTAAGAAGGCGGACGACTACGAGCAGGCGCGGCAGTACATGAAGGACACGCTGACCGCGACAGAGCTGCGCCCAGACACTACGAAGGTCACGCTGGGCAAAGGGTACAAGTCGGTGACTGGGGACGCTTTGATGGATGCGTCTACCAAGCTGCTGCGCATATCCCAGGGTAAAGCAGAGCCAGATCCCAGAGACTCCTTGATGTTCAAGGACCTGCACAGCACGGAGGACTTTTTCGCTGAGCGGATCCAAAAGAGTGGTCGGGACATCACCCGGCGCATACAAAACACTCTAGATCGGAAGAAGCGTGTCAGCGACATCGTCGGCCCGGACGTCTTCAATCGCCCCATCAGGACTATGTACCGCACTTCCCTGGCGAATGTCCCAGATCAAACCAACCCCTTGGAGATGATGTCTGGGCAGATGAAGACCACCATCACAGGCGAGGGAGGCATCAAGAGTTCGCACGCCATCACTGAGGACGCCAAGCTAGTCGACCCATCACACCTCGGGTATTTGGATCCGATACACACGCCGGAGGGGGCGTCCACAGGCGTGTCCCTGCGCATGCCTATCGGCGTGAAGAAGAAGGGCCACGATGTCGCCGTCAAGATGTTCAACGTCAAGACAGGCAGACTGGAGGACGTCAATCCAGAGAAGGCCATGAACTCCACTGTCGTCCTGCCTGACCAAGTTAGGTGGCAGGACGGCAAGCCTACGCCGGCCGGCAAAACGATCAAGATGAGTGGGCCAGGTAATGAGATCGTCGAAGGGCCCATGAAGCAGGCGGACTACATCATGCGGGACCCCATACAGATGTTCTCCATGGCATCTAATCTGGTCCCTTTCGTGGCAGCAGACCACCCGAACCGCAGCACCATGGCGGGGAGGCACATGGAGCAGGCAATACCGCTACAACGGCGCAAGGCCCCCTTGGTGCAGAGTGTAGCGGGCACCAAGACTTTTGAGCGGGTGATGGGTGATTACGCCGGCCACACCACGCGCTTTGCTGGGGAGGTCGTGGGAATCAAGAAAGACGCCGTCGTCATCAAAGGAGACGATGGCAAGAATCATGAGGTTCAGCTATACGATCACTTCCCACTCAACGACGATAAAGGCTTCCTCCACTCGACTCCTACGGTGAAGGTTGGGGACAAGGTTAAAAAGGGCCAGCCGATAGCGGACACCAACTTCACAGATGGTGGGGCCCTAGCTCTAGGCACCAACCTCAAAGTCGGATACATGCCCTACAAAGGGTACAACTTTGAGGACGGCATCGTGATCAGTGAAGGTGCCGCAAAGGAGTTGTCCAGCGAGCACCTTTACCGCAAGACCCTACAACGAGACCGGCAGCACGTGCTGGACAAGAAGAAGTACCAGGCGTACGCGCCAGATGCCGTAACTCGAGAGCAATCAGACAAGCTCGATGATGAAGGGGTCATCAAGCCAGGGCAGGTAGTGTCTCCGGGTGATACCCTGATCGCCGCACTACGCGAGAAGAAGGACACCAAGGAAGATCGCGAGCTCGCACGTATCCACAAGTCTCTAGTCCGGCCGTACACTGATGCCAGCGTGAAGTGGGAGGCTGACCACCCGGGGGTGGTGCAGGAGGTGGTAAAGAAGGGCAAGAAGTTGGCTGTCCACGTCAAGACTTTGGAGGCCGCTGAAATCGGGGACAAGATCGCCGGCCGTCACGGCAACAAAGGCATCATCACGAGCATTTTGCCGGATGACGAGATGCCACAGACCAAAGACGGCAAACCACTACAGATTCTGATGAACCCCACTGGCGTGCCCGGCCGTACTAACCTCGGCCAAGTGCTGGAGACGGCTGTCGGCAAGATAGCTGAGAAGACTGGTAAGCCGTACACGGTCAAGAACTTCCAGCCTAATGAAGATCTACACGCCAAAGTTACCGCAGATCTGAAGGCGCACGGGCTACCTACTGACGGAAAAGAAGAAGTCGTGGACCCAAAGACCGGTAGGGTTTTGGGCAGGATCCTGACGGGGCCACAACATGTGGTCAAGTTGAAGCACCAAGTAGAGAAAAAGATGATCGCCAGGGCTGGTGGACCTGGCTATGCGTATGACAGGAACCTGGTACCCAAGGGAGGGGGCCCGCACGGGGCGCAGGCTTTGGGCACTCTCGGCCTCTACTCCATGCTGGCGCATGGCGCTAAGGCCAACTTGAGGGAGATGCAGACTCTCAAGAGTGACGCAGGCCAGAGTGATGAATTTTGGGCCGCCCTACAGGCTGGGGAAGCGCTGCCGGCGCCACGTCCCACGTTCGCGTACAAGAAATTCACCAGCTATCTCAACGCGCTAGGGGTCAACGTTAAGAAGGACGGCAACAATCTCTCACTCATCCCGTTCACCGATAAGCAGGTGGAGGAGATGAGTAATGGGCAGATCAAAGACGCAGCCAGGATGGTGCGGGCCAAGGACCTACGCCCAGAGACTGGAGGGCTGTTCGATCCCAAGACCACTGGCGGTGTTGACGGTACGAAGTGGAGCCACATTCGTCTGGCCGAGGCTATGCCCAACCCCTTGTTCGAGCGGGCGATACAGAGCCTCACCGGACTAGATCAGAAGAAGTACACGGATCTGGTTACTGGTAGGGCGGCTTTGGATAAGAGCGGCAACCTGACCTCCAACTTGGACGCCGGCGTAACCGGTGGTGCTGCAATAGATAGTCTGCTCAAGAAGGTCGACACCAAGACGGCACTGGAACAGGCGCAGAAGGAGCTGGACAACCCCAACCTGAAGGGCAACCGCCTCGACCAAGCCAACAAGAAGGTCAAGTTCCTGCGGGCGCTAGATTCCGCAGGACTGAATGCCCGGGACGCGTACATGATGCAGAACGTACCGGTCCTGCCGCCGTCCATGCGCCCCATCTCCCAGCTACCTAATGGCGATCTCAATTTTGACGACGTCAATGGCCTCTACAAGGGGCTGCACCTAACGTCGTCCCAATTAAAGAAGCAGCAGTCTAGTAAGTTGCTGCCGCCAGAAGAGATGCAAGAGACCAGGGAGGAACTCTATGATGGGCTACGTGCATTAACTGGTTTGGGCGGCAATCCAAGGCAGGAGTTCCGCGGCATCCTGGACGTGATCGGAGGCAAAAGACTGGAGACGTCTGGTGGCCGGGCAACTGGTAGAAAGGTGGGCTCACCAAAGGAGGGCTTCTTTCAGAAGAAGTTGGTGCAGAGAAAGCAGGACCTCTCTATGCGGTCCACCATCATCCCCGAGCCGGCACTAGCTTTGGACGAGGTGGGGCTGCCCAGACGTGCGGCGCTTGAGCTCTACAAGCCATTTGTGGTTAGGGAGCTGCGCAACATAACTGGCGCTTCCCCATTGGAAGCGCAGAAGAAGATCGGAGAGGGCGGACAGTTGGTAAACAGGGCGCTTGAGCGTGTGGTAGAAAGCCGCCCCGTCTTGTTGAAGAGAGACCCGGCACTGCACAAGTACAGTGTGCAGGCCTTCAAGCCGCGCATTGTGGGCGGCAAGGCTGTCCAGATCCACCCGCTGGTGACCTCCGGCTACAACGCAGACTTTGACGGGGACACGATGGCCGCCTTCGTGCCCGTGAGTAATGAGGCCGTTGAGGAAGCCAAGAAGATGTACCCCTCGAGGAACCTTTTCAGCCCCTCGACTGGCAGCTTGATGTACTCCCCTACGCTGGAGACCCAGCTTGGTCTGTACGGCATCACGCAGCAAACCGGAAAGAAGACAGGCAAGCAGTTCAAGGACATCAAAGAGGTCCACTCCGCTTTGAACAAGGGCCAGGTAGGCCTCAATGATACTGTCCGAGTGGGTGGCCTGACGTCCACGACGGGTAAGTTTCTGGTGGGGGAGGCGCTACCAGAAGATATGCGCAAGGATTTCCTCAAGAGGAAAGACCCCCTGGACAAGGCCGGGCAAAAAGAGCTGCTTACAACACTGGCCAAGCAGCACCGCAATGACTACGGGGAGGTGGTCAACAAGCTAAAGGACCTGGGCAATCGCTGGTCGACGGATACCGCGTTCTCTATTGGTCTGGACGACATCAAGCCGGAGACACGGACGAGAGATAAGATCTTGAAGGCCGCGGAGAAGCGAGTGGCTGCGGCAGGCGGCAAACCAGAAGCGGCCATACGGGAATTCGACAAAGCCACGCAGGAGATGGCCAAAGAGTTCGCCAAGATGCCAGAGGGCCGTAGCGCGCTGCTCACTATGAACCGTTCCGGTATCAAGCCCTACAACGACACTCTTCGGCAGATCAAGATGGCCCCCATGCTGATCGCTAACGCCAAAGGAGAGGTCATCCCCACTCCGGTACGCAAGTCCTACGCAGAGGGCCTGGATTTGGCAGACTACTGGACCTCGATGAGTGGGGCACGCAAGGGCATCATCCAGAAGGTACAACAGGTCCAAGAGCCTGGGTACTTGTCCAAGCAGGTTATGAATTCTGTGATGAACAACACGATCGCGGACAATGACTGCGGTACGGACAAGGGTATTGCGCTGCCGACAGACGAGAAGGATATCCTAGACAGGTACACGGCTGCGCCAGTACGGGCTGGAAAGAAGACCATACCCGCAGGTACGTTGGTCACTCCAGAAGTACGGAACACGTTGCGTAACAACAGGGTAGGGCGGGTGGTGGTGCGCTCTCCTTTGCGCTGCCAGCACGGCCCAGGTCTCTGTAAGAAGTGTTACGGCCTTACTGAAGACGGAAGAGAGCCGGAAGTAGGCTTGAATGTGGGCGTGTTGGCCGGACAGGCACTAGGTGAGCGCGCCACCCAGCTGGCTATGAAATCCTTCCACACGGGGGGCACTGTAGCGACCAAGGAGGGCCTGGTAGATGAGTTTCAGCGGGTAAAGAACTTGCTGCTCTTCCCCAAGACTCTGCCGGGATCTGCTACTCTGTCTACCGTGAACGGCAAGGTAGACAAGATAGAGAAGGACCCTGCCGGTGGACACAACGTGTTCATCTCTGGGGAGAGGCACTACGTTCCCCAGAAGCGGGGCGTGCCCATGATGGGCGGAAAGACATTGCGCAGAGGGGCCCAGGTTAAGAAGGGTGCCGCGATCTCCGGGGGGGTGGTGAACCCGCACGATATGCTGCCGCTGACTGGTGTGGAGCCCGTACAGGGCTACCTATCCAATGAGCTGCACAACATCTACGGGCCTCATGGTATCCGCCGCAGGAATACCGAAGTGGTGGTCAAGTCGCTAACGAATCTCACCAAGGTGGATGATCCCGGAGACCACCGTGAGTTCATCCGTGGCGACTTTGCGCCACAAACACTGGTCGCGAATATGAACAGGCGAGACAAAGGCAAACGGCCTGTACGCCACACACCAATCCTCAAGGGCGTGGACATGCTACCGCTGGACATGCAAGAGGATTGGATTGCTAGAATGAATCACCAACGACTGTCTCAGACAGTCGTGGCGGCAGCGCAGCAGGGGTGGACCAGCAAGCTGCATGGTAAGCACCCTATTCCTCCGGTTGTTTATGGTGCAGAGCTGGGCAAAGCAAAACCTGGAGAATACTAATGAACGAGATCCAAATGGCCAGCATGTCAGACGAGATAGGTAAGATCAAGCAAGCCGGTATCGGTAGCGTGCTCAAAGGCGTGGGCAAGTTCTTCAAGGGTGGTCTGGAGGGGGCAGGACAGCTGGCTAGTAAGTCTGGGCGGTCAGGGTTGTGGCAACAGACTAAGAGCCTCCCTGGGCAGATGCGAGAGTCCTTCCGACAAGGTGGCCTGGCCGGAGCAGGAAGAACGCTGGCGGGGTCTACTCCCGCTCAGATAGCTGGCGTGGCTGCGGTCCCGTTCGCTGCTGGCAGATTGTCGAAGCGAGACAACTAGATGTCCTTCCCCAATTCACCCTCATCCTCCAGGATGAGGCCCGCCTGGATCGAGACCGGGACGGTGGCCAATGTAAACGCCAAAAACATGACGTTGGACTGGGTATCCCAGTACACCGGCAAGCAGATCCCTGACGTGCAGTGGATGTCCTCGTACGTACACTACAGCAACGGCGAGGGGTTCACGTGCGTGCCGGAGGTTGGCGCCCTGTGTGCTCTGTGCTTTCCGTCTGATGACGATCCGCCCTTCGTACTTGGGTTTCTCACAGGGCCCGAGCTGATTGGGGCAGATGCCGGAGACCTACAGGAGAAGGTAGAGGATCCCGGCGTAGAGAATGAAGAAGACCTGCCGCAGTCGCAGACCACCCAGGCGGGAGGGACTACTAGCCCCACCGCTAACCCCAGCGATGCTAGCTTCCGTGGTGGCAGGCCAATACTAAACCCAGGGGACATGTATTGGCAGGGACGCAACGAGAACTTCGTGGTGCTTCGGCGCGGGGGCGTGCTGCAGCTGGGCAGCACTCAGATCTGCCAGCGGGTCTACATCCCAGTCGGTAATATCATCAGGGATTTCTGCGAGAACTATGAGCTGAACACGGCAGCAGGCACCCTGAGCTGGCAGGTCAAGCGCAACGAGAGCAATCCCAGCGGCAACGCGCCCTCCGAGTTCGAGCTCATCTCCAGGGAGAACGCCCAGGATAAGTACGCTTCTGTGAAGGTAATGATTGGTACGCCCCGTGACGACAAGGCTAAAAAGAAGCTGTCTAGCGGCAACAACGCGTTCATAGAACTTGTCCTGGCCCCTCAGAAGATCGACCCGAATACGGGAGAGGTGTCTGGCAAAGGTGTGTTCGTGATCAGAGTAGACAAAGAGGGCAACTCGTTTGTCTACCAGGCGGGGGATCGAGACGAGGAGGTAGGCAACGACACAGTCACGGTCAGGGGCGCGCAAAATGTAGAAGTCGCGGGGGCGCGCACGATCAAGTCCCAGAGTGAGAGTAAAGAACTGCAGGGCAATCAGGACGTTAAGGGCGCAGCTAGCACAGAGACTTGGAGTGGAACCAAGACGATAGCAGCAGCACAACTGCTGCTTGGAGGTACTGGGGCTTCCGAGCCGGGCGTGCTTGGTCTAAAATTGGCGGCATGGTTGTCATCGCACACACATACGGTCACCGTGCCACCAGGGACAGCGGTAGTATCGACGCCGCCCATGACTGCACAGGCTTTGCCCGATGCGATTCTCTCGACCAAAGTAAAGCTGTTATGATAGGAGAGGACCATGGATCTCTTCCTCGACGATAAAAAACTGACGTTTGAAAAGCTCGGTATGGAAGCCAGGATGTCGGAGGAACCGAACGACTGGCCGGAGCAGATCTTAGACCAGCTCTTCAAGCAGGTACCTTTTGCCAGTGACTACAACCCCAAGGTAGTACTGGATGAGATCGACCCAGACCGGCGCTACGCGTTGGGGAAGGTGGAGCTCCACAACCAGATGGCCATCAATCCTCGGGACGACTCCACCCCGATGGAACTGCAGGGCAAGCAGAAGGTCCTCATACCGATCGTCATCAAAGACGGCAGGCTTGCTCCGCTAGACCTGCTAATGCACAGCGGTTTTGTGGAGCCGCTTACTGAAGACCGCCTACGTGCGGCCCTCTTCCGTCCGTCACTCTTCGAGGCGATACGTAAGCGGCCAGGCGACATGAGCCTTATCGAGCAGCTCTACCCACCCAATCGGCAGTACGGCGGCGCCAGGGGCCCCCTAGTGGCTGACGTAGGTGCCGGGGGTATGGCTCGTACAGCATCGGCCAAGCCGGAGTTTCTTCTCGACGCCATCATGCCTACCGTCAAGAAGGCGCACGTCCAGAAGGTGGCCCAGCAGATCGGCAACGATCCAGTGCTGAGATCCGCACTCTTCTCCAACGACGCCGTCATCCCCTTCATGTCCAAGCTGGCAGAGGTGGAGGCAGTAGAGAAGGACCCGGACGACTACCTGCGTAAGATCGCAGGCAGCATCCCGCCCAACGTCATCCAGGTGCGAAAGATCCCTGGTGGTTTCAGGATCAAGACAGCCCAGAGTGAGGCGCTGGTACCCAGCTCCGATGATGTGGACAGGCCGACGGCTGTCGGCTCTCTCGGTGGGGACCTGGTGTCTGCCGTGGAGCGTGACGGTACGACCACCATCAGTACCATGTCCGGGGCCAAAGATACGCTCGAGGACCTGGTCATCACCACAGTCACCGAGTTCGGTCTCTACAAGGTCAAGCGTTTGGGGGACAACAAGGAGATGGTGGGTTGGGTATTCCCGAAAGTTATGGCCTTCACTGGAGAGGTCCTGCCGATCGCTGTGTTCTCCAACGGTAGCGCGTCCGCCATGCAAGAGAATATAGCTGGCGTGCCGGTAGGCAGGCAGCCGGATGTACTGGACTCGCCTCCCCAGGGCTTGGGAGTCTTCTACTACGCCACCTCGAGCGGAGCCATGGCGTTGGTGCCTGTGATGGTCAAGGGCGAGGCAGAGACCCCGGAGGGGGTCTCGTACGTCTGTGAGACCATCATGGGGGAGCGCTGTGGAGTGATCAAGGTCCCGGGCCTGAAGAGCATACAAGTCATAGAGGAGGGCAGGTACGGTATCCCGGAGGACTGTGGGTTCATGCCCATGGACAACCCCACAGATCTAGTCTCCAGCCCTGACGAGTTTATCAAGCAGGCTGAAGCGCTCATGGTGGCCGGCGATGGGGTACGTATCATCACTGACGGCAGCTGCTACACCTTCGATGGCCCAGCCATCGATAAGCTGGCCGGTGTGCTGCCCACCCAGTTTTTGGACAGGGATGACGCGGTATTCCTGGGCGCCGTGCTTGGTCAAGAGCCAGAGAAGCTGGCGCACAAACTGGACAGCATCCGCAGCAAGGGCGGGCAAGAGCTGTGGATCCAGGCGGTTCCAGCCACCACCATGCGGGAGAAGTACGCGGAAGCCAGAGCTAGTGCCAAGGAGAGGTTGGACAATCTCCCCGACATGAGGACTGACCTGCTTAAGGAGGCGGCTCCGATAGAGGACCCAGCTGCTGTGGACAAGATCCTTTCTGTGGGATTCCTCAATCCAGAGAACGTGTCGATCTTCGCTAGCTACGAGCCGGAGATAGAGGCTACGATCAAGAAGCTGTCGGAGCTGCTCATGGCCTCGAGGATGGGGCTGGGGTCTGTGGAGGAGGGGGCTCTCCAGAAAGCAATCGTTCACCTCGATAAGGTAGTGGCTGGACTGAAGACGATCGGTTCTATGCCGCAGGCATAAGATGGCGATCCACCGCAGTCCTTGTGAGTACTTCATCAAGTTTCTGCTGTCCCAGCAGGAGCATGAGCCCAACGCTATCCTACAAATCCTGGAGGACTTTAATCTCGGGACAGGGGGACTGGGGATCAGCTACATAAAGCGCCTGCAGCGTGATATGGAGCCGGTGCCTGAGCCTTGGGACCTGACCGACAAGGACGGACCAACCAGAGAGTACCTCAAGAAGCACAAGATCCATGACCTGTACTTCCCGCACGCCCATGTACAAGAGGCGTACGGCATCCTCTCCAGCGCGCAGCTGCGGGAGGACATAGAGCAGCTGCTGCTGTCCCCGCTACGTATCGAAGAAGTGGTGAAGCGGATTAACCGCCACTACAACATGACGATGACGATAGAGGGGGCGGAAGCGTACCGGCACTACTTCTGGAACAAGAGCCTACTCTCGATGCAGGAGTGGATGGAGGTGCTTGAAGGCACGCCCATGGGATCGGAGAGCATCACCATGCTCAGGGTGAGTCCCGATGTGGCGCAGTCTCTGGTGCCTTGGATAGCCGGTATGGCCGGGCCACCGAAGACACTCAATACGGGTACGGTGGCTCGGCGCATGAGGGACATTGCGTTCCTAAAGGTGTTGGAAATCGAGAGGCAGCCAGCTACACTGGCCCACTCGAAGATGATGAAGAACTACATGGACGTGGTCCGTGGCGCAGAGGCCGAGATGCGCCAGAGCGAGGTTGCTCTGAAGGACGTACTCAAGGCGTTCGAGAAGTTCCGCTTGCGTAAAGATGACAACTCCGTGCCCTCAATCGAGGAAGTGGCGGGCCCGAATTTCAGCCATTCCGGGGAGGGGACTGGGGCTGCTAATACTGCGGACGATATAATGGAGGACGACGATGGCTGAGACTAAAGAGGTAGTAGTACGTGGCGGAATCAAGACCGCGCAGACCAAGAGACCTTTCTGGGTTTCTGACGAAGAGAAAAAGGGCCTATCTACTACCCCGCCGGACAATCTGGATGTGGCGTCCGCTATTCCCGCTCTGACATGTGTAGAGGCCGGCTCTCTTGTGGGGGCCTACACCCGCAAGGACGGGTTGGTGATCTACCACGTCTACAAAAAGGATCGGAAAGAGATCTACGACGCTGCTCACGAGGCGCTGGCGAAGACTCGGGATCCGGCCGCTCAACAAGAGATATCCCGGAGGGCTAACCAAGATCTGGAAGAACATCCTTGGTGGCCGGACACCGTAGTAAAACTCCACGAGGTCTTCTCCGAGCACTTCAAGCACCACCCCAACAAGATCACCTACTTCCCAGAGGTAGATAGCTGGTCTGTGATCTTGCCCGAACCCACTATGCCAGCAGCCTTGGCGCCACAATATCTAAAGGCTGCTCTCAGCAAACTCGCCCTATCGGTTGATGGCTAAGTTGTGGCCGGCTTACGCCGGCCGGCAACATATCGTGGAAGATTCGGGCAAATCGATCGAATACAGCACCGATCGTAGTTGCCCGAACCTTCCAATCGAAGGGTGAGGAGGTTGGGCGCGTACAACATGGTGCGTAGGACCAGAGCAGTGATACATCCGGGTCCTACTAGTTTACTTATACCTTATCATTGCGGATCGTTTCGGTAGAATGGGAACATGTCCATAGTATCGCTAGACGAAGTGAAGTTGATCAGGTCCGCTAAGACCATGCCACTTCTCTACTCGGCGGACGGCGGAATCAAAGAGCCGTGGTTCGACTACGATGAGGAGGGCATACCCACTGATTTTGGTCTGGATCTCGAGCCCCCTGACGTATCCCCGGAAGAGTTGGCGGAAATCGATCCCGACACGTTTATCTACGACGTGTCGCCCTCCCAGTTCGCGGAGACGGCCATCAGAGTGCCCGAGGCTGGCCGGGTCACGGACTTCAAGTTCGAGGGGCGCGAATACCTGCGCAGGGTCTACGACTCTGACTCTAGGAAGATACTACTGAAGTGTGGGCGTCAGGTTGAGAAGAGCACGACCCTAGGTAACAGGCTGCTCTGCTACTCATCCCTGACCAATAACTTCCGCTGTCTGTTCGTGGCTCCCTCGGCTGAGCAGGCCAAGGTTTTCTCCAACGACCGCATCAAGGACGTCATCGATGCGTCGCCGCTACTCAAGGCGTACACTTCCAGTAAGATCAACCAGGCCGTCTTCTTCAAGAAGTTCATCAACTTCTCCCAGATCCGGCTGCGCTATGCGTACCTTACGGCTGACCGTGTCCGTGGTATCCCCGCCGACCTGGTTACCATTGACGAGATCCAGGACATCCTGATCGACAACATCCCGGTCATTGAGCAGTGTGCCTTCCACTCTCCCTACAAGTTGTTCCTCTACTCAGGCACTCCGAAGTCGATGGACAACACGATCGAGTTCTACTGGAACGAGTTCTCCACGCAGAACGAATGGGTAGTACCCTGTGAGCGGCACGGCACGCCCAACGACTCCAGCTCCTGGCATTGGAATGTTCTTACCGAGCGCAACATAGGTAAGAAGGGCCTAGTGTGCGACCGGTGCAAAGAGCCGATCAACGCACAGCACCCCATGGCGCGTTGGGCTGCCCTCAATCCGGTACACGAAGAGAACAAGTCCAAAGTCACTTTTGAGGGGTACCGCGTCCCGCAGATCATGGTGCCGTGGGTGGACTGGCCGGAGGTACTCCAGGCGCAAGAGCAATACCCCAGAGCCCAGTTCATGAACGAGAAGCTGGGCATGTCCTACGACTCTGGGGTGCGCCCCATCACTAGGGCACAACTTAAAGCCTGCTGCCAGCCCAGCATCCGGATGGGAGATATCGAGCACTTCAAGCAGATCGCACAAGGTACACGGATATGGGCCGGGATCGACTGGGGGCCGGGGGAGAACGCCTCGTTTACGTGCATAGCATTCGGCGGGTACATGGGTACCGGCGTGTTCAACATCTTCTGGGTCCATCGCTTCACTGGACCGGACCTCGAGCCTGAGAGACAGCTAGACCTGATCTCTCAGATGCTTTCCCAACTGAATGTTCAGTTGGCCGGCGTGGACTATGGCGGGGGCTTCTACCAGAATGATGCGCTGATCCGTCGCTTTGGACCGGCCAGGGTACAGAAGTTCCAGTACAACCCCCGACAAAAGAAGAAGGTCTACTGGGAGCAGAACCTGCTGCGGTGGATGTGCCACCGCTCCGAGGTGATGAGCGACGTCTTCAATGCCATGAAGCAGCAGAAGATAGCGCTACCTAACTGGGATGAGTTCTGTGACCCCTACGGCCAGGACATCCTGAACATCTTCAGTGAATTCAATGAGCGTCTGAGGATGATCGAATACAAGAAGGCCCCGGGCAAGACGGATGACGCCTTCCACTGCATCCTCTACTGCTTGCTGGCTTCTATGATCCAGAACCCGAGGCCGGACATCATCACGCCTATGAAGGAAGAGGGAATCCCGCAGCACCATGGCTAAAGAAAGACAGGGGCGCGCCCCTGTCTTTCTACCTGCTAGCCGCCGAAGATCTTGCCGACGACCCACTTGCCTCCGCGGTACAGGCCGTAGCCAATGGCGGCACGGCCTGCAATGCCCACCCCGGCCTCCGCCTTGTTGCCAACACCAGGTTTGGCGAAGTGTTTGAAGGGGTGGAAGATGGCGACATCGAGGATCCCCAACCGCTCACTGGCTTCGAGCCGGCGATTCAGGTCTTCGATCTGTCGTCCCTGCGCCTCGACAGTTTCGTGAAGGTTCTTGTCGCTCAAAACAATTCTCCTTGCAAGGGGTTACTGGACTGCAGTCCTTGGCCCCTTCCTTATCCCACAGTATTGATCAGTTTTTTAGTCGAGCTCTAGCTCGCCGTCCTTGAGCAGGATCTTGGCTTTCTCTGGTAGGTCGTCTGGGTATCTCTTGCACATGATCACGGCAACATCACGTACCATACGCCTCCCCTTCTCCAGTGTGGCGTACAGGTGCTGCAGTCCGATGTCACTGCCCAGGTCTTTGTGTTGTCGTATCGACGTCATCATCTTGATGGCGAGGTGGTAGAACGGTTCCCAGGTGTGGTTGTAGTCCACGATGCCCTGTAGCCTCACCATCTCGTACTCTGACAGCTGTAGAAACAGCTCGGCCCAGCGTTCTATGGCTTCTGGAGGAAGCTGGGAGGGGGTCAGTCCTAGTAGCTGTACCGCGTCCCGATAGTACTTGAGCAGCTCTTCATTGGATACAGACCGAAGAGGGGACAGATCTAACCCGTTGATGCGTAGCAGGAACTCTACCTGCTTTTCCAGCTTACCTACACGAGCTTGCAGCAGTGCTAGTTCCTGGTCCATGCTTCCCACCTGTGGTGCATCGTGGTACCAATACTATGTCGTCCCCAGGCGTCCTTCAACCTGGGTATGTTGACAGTACCGGAAGCACGCACCTATGATTGACCAGAGGTGAGCAGATGAGCGATCCCAGTGCTATCCCCCTGGGCCTGCAGCAGCAAGAGGCCGCCAGAAATATTGATCCGGAACAGCTAGAGATGATGGGTAAGAGGGCGGCAGCTCTGTACACACAGGGTACGCCACTCAACGAGGCCGTCGTCTCGATAGTGAAGGAGGCACGGCTGGCGCCTGAACAGGTCAAGAGGGTGTGCGAATTCGCCAATACCTCGGCTTATCTAGAGGAGTTCGAGAAGGCCGGGGAGGTCAGGAACGTGGAGTTCCAGGGTGGTCTGGCTGACCCGGGGGTGGTGCTGAAGGAGCTCAATGATGGCTCGGTGCCAGCTGTGCACCAGGTCTCCACGGAAGACTATGCTCCCCCCTCCGGATCCTACAAGACCGCTAGCGCTGATGTGTCCCTCCTGGCTGAGGCCTTCGGAGCGGTAGCAGGCCTGGAAAAGACCGCTAGCGTGAACCACTCTTCCCGAGCAAATCCAGTAGAGGCCGTCCATGATCTACGTGTGCGGCTGGAGGGTGCACGGGATCATTTGATGAGCAAGCTCTCCTCCTCAGAGATCGTCCTCAATGAGGCCAAGATCTTACTGAAGGAGGCGGCCGCCGAGGCAGTGCTGCAGGGCATGCCGATGGGAGATATCGTCCGGGCCTGGTGCAACTACGGTGACGCCAATCAGATCAAAGAGGCGACGGTCATGGTCAGGGACCATCTCCGTGCCCGTAGGATACTAGGGGCCGAACAGTTCGCGGAGTCCATGTCCAAGGAGGCCTCTGCCGGAGTCATCGCCAACCCGGAGCACCCACTGGTGGACAACTTCCTAGTGCTCAATAAGATCGCCTTCGAGCATGCGAAGCTCGAGGAGGGCGTACGTATCCTTGGCGACCGTCTGGGAGACGTGCAGTCCTCACTTAGAGGGCTACTATGAGCATGGAGAAGGTAGCGCGCGCCTTCCAGATCTTGCAGGGTATGGAGAAGATGGGCGTGAACATCCTTGGCGGCCTGTCCGAAGCCGCCAAGTCGTTTGACGCGCTCGGTAAAGGCATGGCCGGGGCCCTAAAGGCTCGAGGGCATGAGACGGCAGCTGGTGTTGCGCGTGTGTTGCCCTACGTGGGAGCAGCCTACGCCGGGAAGAAAGCGTACGAGTCCGGCCCGGCTCAGCGGGTGCGTGCGTGGCACCAGCGGAGACAGTACGAGAAGGCCATGCGGCAGGCTCAGCAAGGAGGCTACTACTGATGTCCAATCCAGTAGACGAATTCCTGCAGATGAAAGAGAAGCAGGCTGGGTTCCTGTCCAACTTGGGCAAAGCCATGAGAGGGCTAGGACAGGCATTTAAGGGCGGGCTGGCACAGGAGACGTTGAAGGCCGACACCACACTGACTATGGGACAGGCACTAGCCCGAGGTGCGGGGCAAGCGCTGCTTCCAGCTGCCGTCACGGCCGCAGCTGCCGGCATAGCCACGGGAGCAAGCAGGGGGATAGGCGCAGTGATGGATCGGTTTGGTAAGGCTAAGGACTACCAGGCCATGATGCAGGTACACCCCACCTTGCGGGACAAAGATCCTGGACAGGCACAACTCTACTTCAACTCTTTGCGCAGCACGGCACCTACACTGGCGAAAGACCCACTAGTTGCGGGGTCTTTCGTGCGGAACATGATGGAGCTGCAGCCCTCAGAAGGTCCGGCCGTACCGTTGGCTACTACCAAGCTGCTGGCAGATGCGCAGAAGTCTTTGTCGCAGGCTCGTGGTGGCCGCGGCCCGATCGCAGAGGCGTTCATGACTGGCCGCTCACCTATGTTTGAGATGCCCAGGCAGCAACCTGAGCGCCCACAACTAGTTGGTGAGAGGCGTTTCGGCCCGATTCCTGGGGAGAAGATCTACGAGGAGGGCAAGATCGTAGGCCAAAAGCCGTCCACATGGGGTCCGGTGGGAGAAACCGTGAAGGACTACGGCTAGCCTATGATCGTCAAGGTCTGCCAGTTCAAGGCTCGACGAGAACGAGGTGAGCGTCTCGTTGAAGTCTTCCAGCCCGGAGACATGGAGAAGGCGGCCGCCTTCTTTGGTGGGGAGCAGCAGTCTGCCGTGGGGCACCCGTACAGGGGTGGTATGGCTAAGACCGCGGCGCCCATGTTGCCCGAGGTGCAGGCCTACCTAGAAAAGTTACGCCCCGATTCCAACAGAATCTACGTCCTCGTCAATGCCCTTGGAGCTGGAGAGTTCTGGGGCTCGAACATCAACGGGGACTACTTCCCTGAAGCCTCCTTGATCCACAAAGGCCCAGTCTACGGGTACGAAACCTTCTATGGGGCCTTCCCTTACAAACACCATGTCAACAAGGACCCCAGCAGGTCCTTCGGTAAGGTGGAGCTAGCCGTCTGGAATGACCGCATGAAGCGTGTAGAGCTCGTGGTCATGATCGACAGGGCTCTGGCCGCAAGGTTCGGTGCGCAGGATGTCTGCGACAAACTGGACCATGGGCTGTTCCCAGACGTCAGCATGGGGTGCAAGGTACCCTACGACCTCTGCTCCAAGTGCCTAGACTGGGAGAAGTACCGCCGGGCACAGTCCACCTTTGATCCTACTCGCCACCGTTCGGTGGGGGCCGCCGTACTGGAGTTCCACAAGAAGAATCCTATCCGTGGGCTCTCTGTCACTCGCGATGACTACTGTGAGCACCTCAAGACGATGCTCAACCGCATCCTTGGGGACGGTGTTAAGGTCTACGCGATCAACGACTACCCCCGCTTCTTCGACATCTCGTTCGTGTTCATAGGCGCGGACAAGACAGCAAAAGTCATGGCAAAGTTGGCTTCGGCACATACTGGGGGGGCCATATATGTTGTCGAGCCATCTTGGCAGGTGGCGGAGAATCTGGGGTACGAGCAGCCCTCCACGGAGAAGGAGCTCGAGCTGGAGAAGGCGGCCGCCGTGCAGTGGATCGCACGTGGAGGTCCCAAGCTCCGGCAGGCAGCTAGAACCGTGACGAAGGGGGTTCGGGGTAAAGCTACGACAGTCAAGGAGATCGGGGGAGAAGCAGCCGAACGTGTCCTGGAGCGTAAAATGGAGCGCACGAAGGGCAAGGAGAAGCTGTCAGGCATCGAGGCGGTGCTGGCCAAGCTGCAAGAAAAAAGGGCTTCCCAGTCCAAGGGCGCGGAGATTATAAAGGAAGTCGTTCCGACACAATTCGGTAGTAAGGCTGTGCCTTTGGAAGGATCAAAAAGACCAGATCTACCTGATGAGGTCCTAGACGCTCTGGGCGGATGTCCATTGAGCGAGGCCCTCTCCACTCCCACCACGATGGGCATGGTACTGAAGCCCCGCGAGTTCCAGCGCATCACCATCATCCATGTTGGCAAGAAGCCCCTGGCCGACGCACTGGACAAAGACGGGAAGTTGTTTGCTCCTGTAGAAGGATCGGACACCTCTGTACCAATGGGCGGAGAGCACTTCAGCGAGATGCTGAAGAAGCTCCTGTTGCCGTTTCTCGAAGATCGCAGCTGCCTAGAGCCCATCGCCAAGCGCAGACTCATCCGGGTCACGGTCGGCAAGCAGCCGGAGCACGAAGACCCGGATCGGGAATATGTGCAAGATGACCCCTTCCTACAGAAGATCTCCTCAGCCTATAATGGCTACCTAGATCGCTTCGTGGACTGTTGGAGGGACGCGCCAGTGATCGTAGATCAGCACGCTGATCTTTGGGAGGCGGTGTTCAGGGAGGGCGTGGGAGACGGCTTCTCGAAGGAGGCTGCGGGTACAAGGGTGAATCCGGCTGTGGTTTTGGCAGGTATCGGGGCCGGATACGGACTGAGCGAGTACGCACGATGGCAGCGAGAAAAAGCCAGGATGGGGAGTCGGGCGCCAGTGGGTCCTGTCATGGACACGCTAGCGGAGTACCCGAAGCTCTTGGCAGCGCTGGGCGGTCTCGCTGCTTTAAAACAACAAGGTTCCAAAATCCCGGACAGATTGTTCCACGGCATCAAAGGTGCGATCACGATGGGTAAATAGTCTCGGTGATCGTCAGAGGCGTTGACACCTCGAGGACACGGCTCACCGGCTGAGAGAGAACGAAACCGAGATCAAGGAGAAGACAATGGACGAGCAACTCGCACAGATCTACGGCACCGGACAGCCCGTGGCCCACGATGAGGAAGACCTTCAGAAGACCGCGGCCGCTGAGCTGCTGGTCAAGCTGGCTGAATCAAATGGCGTCTCTCTGGATCAGTTCTCTGATGAGGACATCCAGGGGATGATCACCGAGCTGTACCAGGACAAGGAAGCCGCGTCCAAGTGCAGTGAGGGTATGCCGCCCTTCCCGCCCAAGAAGGACGAGAAGGAAGACAAGAAGGACAAGGGTGAGGACGAGGGCGACGAGAAGAAGGAGAAGGAAGCTCAGGCCAAGTTCGCAGAGGCCGACTTCCTGGGCCGCGTCATGGCGCACGCCATGGTGCAGGAGCTCAACAACATCGACAAGACGGCATCGCCCCAGCAGCAAGAGAAGCAGGCGGCAGCTCCCGAGCAAGGAGCTGCCCTGGAGCAGCTCGCTCAGCAGCGTGCGTGGGAGATGGCCAAAGAGGCCGGCTACGTGGATGAGCAGGGCAACCTAATCACCCCGCAGCAGCCACCGAAAGAGAAGACTTCCGCCCTGAAGCAGGCCGTGGATTTCCGCGCTCTCCAGCTCTTGGAGGAGGCGGGTCTGCCTGTCGAGTGGAAGGATCAAGGCAAGGAGTAGTAGGATAGGGGCGTAGGCCGTGCAAGGTATTAACATGTCGGCGTTTTATCAGGAGATCGAGAAGATCGCGGCTCAGGCCAGGTCTTCTACTAGCGTGTGGTCGTCCAAGACAGTTGGGGCGGCCCGCTCTAAGTCTACCGGGCAGCAGACTGCCAAGGCGCCGACCACTCCTAGCAGCCTAAACGTCAAGATCCCCTCGCCCGGTAAATACGGGCCGAGACAAAACTACTCTCAACCGAACGTCGTGACCGCACCTCCGGCCAACCCCATGCAGGGAGCGGGAGCACGCAATACCCCGCCACCTAATGTGGTTTTCGGTGTGCGGTAACAAGGAGGCCCAAATGGAGTTCACGCTTCAAGAGCTCGTTCAGCAGACGCTGGCCGAAGCCGAAAATCGGGTAAAGACGGCCGCGGCCGCCAAGCCCGAGGATGAGAAGCAGGGGTCTCCGGCTAAGACGGATCCTTCGAACACTCCGAGCACTGCTCCGGAGCGTAACGAGGAAGGTATCAGCGAGAAGACCGCCACGGCGTTCGTGGAGAAACTAGCGAGCGCGGTGCAGTACCTCAACGAGAACTACCTCGAGAAGGATGCCGTCGGCAAGCCGGAGCCACCAACAGCCCACACCCCGCCACAGGCGGACTCGGGCGTCGGGGCGGGCAAAGGCACCGGCGCCATGCCTACCAACGTGGACAAGCCCACTTCTGGTATGCAATCTGAGGAGACTGGCCAGGCCACTCCTCAGCAGCAGCCGCCAACCAACCCCGGACAAGACGTCAAGTCCCCCGGGCAGGTGAATCCAGCCACCGCCATGCAGACGGACATGAATGACCGTCCCGGCGGCTCGGAAGACTGGACCAACACGGACAAGATGAAGCAGGCAGGTCTGGCTGCATTGCGTGAGGCAGCAGCCAGTCAGACGAAAGAGGCCAAGGTCTACGACGTCGCTGCCAAAAAGGGCCTGGGCAGGGTCGGTCAGCTGTTGTCCGGCTCTCGCGCAAAGGGCCTGAAGCTGATGGAGCAGATGGGTGGGGCAGCCAAGGGCGCAGCCAAGTCTGAGGCCCGCAAGGTAATGGCCACCAGGGCCGGTGCCGGTGGCCTAGCTGCTGTAGGTGCCGGAGCGGCCGCTGCGAAGAAGCTCAAGGGCAAGAAAGACGAGTCCACCAAGGAAGCCCAAGTAGCTCGCATCCTCGACATCATGAGCAAGATGGCGGCGGACGCGGAGAACCCGGCAAAGATCGGTGCTAAGGCGACCAACCCGCACCAGTCCAGCCCGGAAGGGGCATCTGAGTCCGAGAAGGACGTGCCCTCCCAGCCGGGAGAAGTGTCCAAGCAGGAATCGATGGTCGGCTCCAACCAGTCGGCTATCGACTACACCAAGGGTCAAGCGAAGGCCGTGGCCAAAGCACGGATGCGTGAGGTTCTAGACGAACCAGCTCAGAAGAAGTCGACGGACCCGGTCCTTCATAACAACCTCACTGCTACTGGCAAGGCCGGTGTGAAGATCGCATCGCCCGAAGCCGGAGCGGCAGCGAGGGCCCTCCTCGAGAAGATCGCGGAGGAAGGGGCAAGCCCAGATGCAGGCCCCGAGCAGAAGGAGAGAGCTTCTAAGCTGCAGGAGCTCTTGCAGAATCGTCAGGAGTCCCAGCAGGGGGCCCTGGAACCCAACATGCCCGTTAGCGGCGGGTACTAGGAGGACGCCATGAGCAAAGAGAAGATCAGTGCAGCCCAGGCGGCTCAGGTCTACTCGGAGGTCCCGGGCGTACTTCGTGCCCTAGCTTCCGAGCGTGATGAGCTGCTCACCAAAGTAGCCGGCCTTCAAGAGAAGGTAACGGAGTACGAGGAGCGCGACCGCATCGAGAAGATCGCTCGAGCCATGGAGGACAAGGGCATCGACCCGAGCACTTCCCTGGTGGAGAAGAGCGAGAGGATCAAAGAGGCCGCGCAGAAGGGCAGATCACTCGACGCTATCGAAGAGGCTGTCGAGATGACCGCTCCTAATGGCGAGCTGGCAAAGCTCGCTGAGGAGAGGCCGGGTAACGGTGTGTCTCAGCTTGAGGCTTACCTGACGGACGCCCAGTCCTAGCAGCGACACGAACTGAGGGAGAAATCCGATGGCAAACATTCACTTCGAGCTGGTCACCGAACTTCAGGGACTGATTCGCCGGGACTTTACCCTGGCGGACAAGGCCCTGGCGAACCCGAACAACACGAACCCGCTGATCGATGGCGAGTTCCTGAGCCTCGATGCCGCGTACCATCTGGTACGTGCTGCCGATGGCGTGCTGGCATTCGCGCACTTCATGGAGCGGGGACGCTTCGACGTGCAGGCCTTGGGCAAGACCATGGTTCTGTTCGGCGGGACCTACGAGGCGGACACTCGCGTGTTCACCGCAACCGGCCTCACCCTGGGCGGCAAGCTCCAGGTCAGTGCGTCCGTAACTGTCGACGGCAAAACCAAGTCTGGAGTCGCCAACTACGCCGCAGGCGAGGTTGTTGGCTACGTGACGCGGCTGCCGGCAAACAACGGCGGGAAGCTCCGCTTCCTGCAGACCATGGTCTAGTCCACGGCTAGGCACAGCGAGGACCAAACCAAGGTACCAAGGAGAAAAACCATGAGCGTTCCCGCAAGAGTACTGAATGACCTCTTTTCCCAGAAGCTGGGCACCAGCGAGGGGAAGGAAAAGATCGCGGAATACGCAGGCACCTACATTCGTGACCGGCTGCGTGAAGTCAGCTTTGCGCGCAAGATTCTGCCCCCGCAGATGGTCACCCGTGCGGACTGCCAGCGTTCCGTCAACCACGACACCCTGGTGAAGATCATCGACGTCGAGCCCAAGAGCCGCGCGATGGCCATCACCTTCCGCGGTCAGCCGACCGCACGGTTCATCCGCGCTCCCAGGGCGGAGGTTCCGTTCTTCACCGTCTCGAGCGAGAAGTTCGAGAAGACCGAGCAGGAGCTCCTGGCCTACGAGATGCCGATCACCAAGGTGATCGAGGACAACTCGGTCAAGGACATCCAGGAGATCGAGGACCGTGAGTTCACGATCCACATCGAGGCGGCTGTCCAGGCCCTCCAGGCGGAGGCCAATGGCGGCGTCACGACCACCCTGAATGCCACGTCGGTTCAGGCCGGTACCGTGGTGGAGTTCTCGGTGCGCAAGGGTGAGCTGGCCCGCAACGCCACCACCGATGACGGCACCGTCTATCCGGTACAGAGGCCGGACTTCGTCAACCTCTTCAAGCTGTTGGACGGCAACAGGCTGCGCGCGGAGATGGTTCTCATCACCGAGGTGGACTGGGACGACATCCTACAGTGGACCGTTGAGGATTTCGGTGACCGCGTCCAGTCCGAGACGACGGTGGACGGCTACAAGTACAACCTGCTTTTGGGCCGGGCGTACTGCCGCACCATCAAGACGGACATCCTTCGTCCAGGCAACATCTACTGCTTCACCAAGCCGGACTTCTTTGGCCGGTTCTTCATCCTGAACAACACCAAGTTCTACATCGACAAGATCGCGAACCTGATCACGTGGCAGTCCTGGGAGGACATCGCCATGTCGGTCATCAACATCGCGTCGGTGCGGAAGGTGGAGCTGTACTCGGGTGACGCGACATCCAACGACGCCGATGGTATCCTCTCTTCGGTCATCCCCGTGGACGAGGAAGATCTAGGCGCTGAGAACAACCGAGTCGATTCCGGCCTGGTGTTCCCGGGTGTCGAGGTCTTCTAGTCCTCTGGCTTAGTCCTAACGGACTGCCGTGGGCAAGACCACATGGGCGCCGGCGTCGCTATGGCGCCGGCGCCTTTTTTCTAGGAGGAGACAATGGCCGAAGTAGCCAAGAAAGACACCAAGCCAGCCTTCCAGGTAGTGAATACTGTCCGCCGGGTAGGTACTAGGTTGCACCGCGCTCTGTCCCCACGGCGCCAGCGGTGGCAGCTCTGGGTTGCCGGCCAACGGCTTCTCCGGAACAAGAGGCTGCCGTTGACGGAAGAGCAGTTCCTCAAAGAGAGGGACCATCTCCATAAGCTGGTACTGAGCGGCAAGGCGGCCGTGATCACCCCGGACAACGTCAAGGTCACTACCACGCCGGATGGGCGCTACGTGCTGACCAAGATGGGGACAGGGGCTACCAAGCTACTGGAGCAAGGGGAAGTCCCTGCATGCTTTGGCGAGAAGAAGGTAGCGAAGCCTCAGCCAAAGCCGGCACCCGCTCCAGAGACCCCAGCGGAGGAATGGCCCAAAGAAGAGCTGCCCAAAGCAGAGCCGGAGGAAGCCTCTGACCCCAAGAGCCAGGACCTGACGGCGTTGCCAGGTATTGGTGGTGGTCGGGCAAAGAAGCTGGAAGGCGTCGGGGTCACCGCCTACTCTCATGTAGTAGAATGTGGTGTCGCCGGCATGATGGAGATCCTCGGCATCACGAAGGACGTGGCTGAAGAGATCGTGGCGGCGGCCACCAAGCTGGACAGCTAGGAGACGACCATGGCCAAAGTCAAGTACACCGAAAAGGGCGGTTCCGGAGTCAGCGTGATGCGCTGGCGCGTGCTGCCAAACGGTAAGATCTTGGACCCACGCGGCAACGTGCGGGCGCAGCTGCCTGACGATGTGGCGTACAGCCGCGCAGCCAAGCGGCTGGCCGATAGGGGCGCCCTGTCCATCGAGGGGTACACGCCAGCCAAAAAGACTAGCCCGGTACCAGCTCCGAAGAAGGACCCAACCAACAAACAGGTGGGCCCAGAACCGGAAAGTCCGGAGAAGAAGGACAAAAAGAAGTCGGGCAAGTAGTCCGCTGAGGCGCTCATGGCACCCGAGCTACAAGGCCTGGAGGGTATCCCCGGGGTGAGCGACGTCTTCAGCTCGTTCATCCAGACCGTCCGGTTATTCACTAGGGACCATCCCCAGTTGAACCGGCTGGTAAAGGGGGAGGAATCGTCCGACCGTATGGTCGCGTGGGCGATTCAGGACTTTCTGAGTGACTTCGCCGGTACCCCTCCCCCGCTGGGCTACATGACTCTGGAGCAGCTGTTCGATCAGCACCTTCAGGCCTTCGCCCTTCGAGGGACCACGGTAGCCTTGCTACAGTCCGTCGGCATTCTACAGACCCGCAACCACCTGCAATTCTCTGATGGCGGCATCAGTGTGGGGGTATCCGATAAAGCGCCCATGCTGATGCAGTGGATCCGCGACTTCCAGAATAAATACGAGCAGCAGAAACTGCAGATCAAAGTGTCCATGAACATCCAGCAGCTTCTGGGAGGACACAGCGGAAGTCACAGCGAATATTTTTTTACCAACGGGTGGTATGGGGTTTATTGAACAATGGTAAGTACGATAATGGTTGCTATCCTTGCTGTGCAGTCGTACGCTACTTCTATGGAGGTAGCTATGGCAAAAGTACGCTTGGATCATGGGCTGATCGTACGTCTTTACCAAGAGGGTAAGTCTGCTGCTGAAGTGGCAGTGGCGGCAGGTTGCTCGAAACCTGGGGTGCTTCATGTGTTACGTCTACACGAAGTGCCACTTCGTGTAGGGGCTAAAAGATCAGATACGGAGAGGCGTCTAGGGTTTCAGCCGACGAAGACGTGGGTACTCTCTCTGCTACAAGAAGCGGATAGCGCAAAGCAGGCAGCAGAAAAAGCCAACGTCCCGTACTCTACATTTATCGACTGGATGGACAAATTGGACGTCTCTCGGGCCCCCTGGCGCGGTGGGCCCAGAAGCGGCAATGCGCGCAGACAAGAGATCCCCATCGAGGAGGCGATTGCACTTTCCAATGAAGGCACGCCGTATGCGGAGCTCGCTGCTCGCTACGGCGTTTCCTACGGAGTTGTCTGCCGCCGGATGAAGGATGCCGGCCACGTGTCACCCAAAAACAAGCAGACCAAGCACTCCCAGTTCCGCCACGTACAGGTGCAGAAGCGTCGGGTTCTGAACGAGTTAGGCATTACTACCTGTCAGATTTGTGGCGAGAGCAGGTCCCTGGACTATTCTCACATCGTGGCTGATAGGGACGGCGGGCCTATCGCCGCCGACAATTGTCTTGTTTTGTGTCCTTCGCACCATCGATTTTTCGATAGCGATTCCCTGACGTCGGCCGAATGGCGTAAGATTTCTCGCAAGGTATTGGCGGCAAGGAAGAAGTACGCCGTTTAGGAGGACGAGATGGCCTATACAGGCAGAACGTTCGACAACATCGAAGAGCTGACGGACTACCTAAACGGCATCGTCCTCGGCAAATCTTTTTTGGCCAGCTCCAAGGTGTATGGCCTAAATGCGCTAACCCTGATCATCAATGATGGTGGGGTAGATCGCACAGTCACGTTTTCCGATCCCAGTGAGCAGGGGCTGTCCCCAAAAGAGATCTTGGATCAGATCTACGCTACGCACGCCAACCTCGGGTCCCCGAATGTGGGCTTTCGTAGCTACGGCCATGCATCGCCTCCCAAAGTGTCTCTGGCTGTCTTCACCGCTAGCTATACTGTGGACAAAGACGGTACGGCCAACACTATTCTGGGATTCTCCACCACGGTCGACACAGTGGTAGGAGCAAGTGCCGTGGTACAAGCTGATATCGTTTCCATCACCAGGTCTGATGAGGGGAACAAGTTCTATCTGGTGCACGCGTAGGAGGGTCACGATGAGTGATAGAGCGCTGTATGACGTCCTCACGGAAGGCACTCCCACGGAGATACCATGGGACAGGGCGGCCGCGCACTTCGTCAAGCTGAAGATCGCCTCTGGCGGACTCCTACCGGAAGACATCGATGAGCTGGAGGAGATCACCAAGAAGGCCAAGGCGGAGGAGAAAGCCGCACCCCCATCCCCGACCGTGTCCGTCTCCAAAGATGACCTGGATAAGGCTGTCCAAAAGGGCATTCTGTCCGGCACCCGCAGTGCTGTGAGCGGAGATATCTCCCGTGCAGCACTAGTAGGCCGTAAGCGTGGGGAACGTGTGGGTAAGAATGTCGGTACCGCAGCAGGTATCGTGGGCGGCGGCCTTCTTGGGAGACGGCTTTTTAGGGGCGGCCCAACTGGTACCCTCGGTGGAGCAGCCCTAGGGGCTCTGCTAGGGCACGGCACAGGTAAGGCTGTCGGGGAAGAAGTAGACCGAGCCAAGATCAGGGCTCGAGCTAAAGGCGCAGCCATCGAGAAGACCTCGGACTTCGACTCCGAAAAAACGGGGCAGGACAAGGTCATTGAACTCTTGATGGCGAAGAAGGCCGAGATCTCCAAGCAGGCCCAGGATGAACCGCAATCCGGCCCACAGGACAACGAGGGCATCCCGGTAGAGGCACCGGTGGAACCGACCACAGAACCCATGCAGTCCCCCGATGTCCTCGAGGCATTTCTAGTGGCGCAGCAAAAGGCCAATGAAACTGAGTTCTTCAAGCAAAAGGCCGAGGAAGCTCAGATGGTGGCAGAGCAAGCCACCGAAGCAGCCGAACAGGCCCAAGCTACCGCCGAGCAGGCTCAACAAGCCGCTGACATGCAGGCTCAAGAAGGTGCCATGCGTGAAGAGGCCAACGCCCAGCAGATGGCCACGACACAACAGCAGGCCCAAATGGCCTCCCAAGATGCCGTAACGGCCCGTAATGAGTCGCTTATGGCCCAGCAGCAGAACATCCAGATGAGGCAGGCTGTAACGGACTTCCGCCAAGCCCTGATGAACCTCATCTCGCAAGATCCCACGCAGATGGTCCCGCCCCCGATAGCTCCGACCGGGCCAATACCTGGGGCAGAGCAAGCCGCAGCAGGACCACCCGCAGAAGCAGGCCCACCAGGTACTCCGGCAGAAGGCGGACAGCCGGGAGAGATGCCTCCAGGGCCACCAGAAGCCGCAGGACCGGCCGCACCACCTGACCTGGGCGGACAACCGCCGGCAGGACCACAAGGCCCTCCAGGGCCACCTCCGGGCCCTCCAGGAGCACCACCAGCTGGACCACCGGCAGGACTACCCCAGGGATAGGAGAAGACGATGGACACCTTCTTGACCGAACTGTACGAGGAAGCACAAGAGAAGAGGGCCTCTGCTGAGCTCCAAGACTTCATGAAGTCTATGGATCGTGATGACTTGGAGGCTTTCTTGGGGCTGGACAAGCAGGCCGTGGCCGGACCTGCCGAGGGCGAGATGCCCGCCAACTGGCAGGGCAAAGAGCTGGACGCCTCCCAAAAGGCCAAGGACGACTACCTGGCTCAGGAGCACCAGGGCACGCCCAAGTCGGTAGAGAAGACCGACAAGTGGGCCCAGACCTGCAACAGCCAGGAAGGCACATCCAAGGTCAAGTCGGACAAAGAGGATGAGCCGAAGACCAAGGCCGCGGAAGCCAAGTTCCAGGCAGCCGATGCCATCGGCAGGATGTTCGCCAAGCAGGCGTCTTTGGGCTCTTACTTGGGGGCCAAACGTTCCGACAAGAAGCGTGAAAAAGAGAAGAAGTCCCAGGGTCTGGGCTCTGACATGGCAGCCATGGACTCCGGGCTGGAGAACACGGCCGAGGCCAAGATCGCCAGGATCTTTGGCGCGGGCGAGCCCTCAGAGACTATGTACAGCGACAGGGTTCCTTACGACGTGCGTGAGCGCGCGTTCAAGGGCTACCTGCAGCAGAAAAGCCAAGAGGCACCGACCGGCCTAGCCAGAGCCTTAGGTGGCGGGGCCGCGGTAGGCGGGGGTCTGGGAGCCCTCTTGGGTGCCGGTACTGGTGGGGGCAAGGGCGCGCTGATCGGTAGTGGAATCGGGGCTGGGCTAGGCGCTCTAGGTGGCGCCGGCATGCGCGCCGCCGACAAGTCAGAGATCGCCCGCACCAAACAGGAACTGGCTAGCGGGGACCTTCCACTGGCTATGGCCCATAGGATCGGGGACTACGAAAGCAGTAGAAATTTTGCCGAGGAGATGAGGCGCCAGCAGGCGGACTCCAAGACAGATCGCCGGCACAGAGAGCACATGGACGTCCTTAGAGGGCGGGGCAGCACCAAGAAAGCGGAAGCCAAAGCCAAGATCGCCCAGATGGCCATGAAAGTCTCCGAGGGCGCTCCTGAACACGTCAAGGCTGCTGCTGTCTTCATGGCCGGTCGTAAGATGGCTGAGCTCTCCAAGTAGCAGCCATGAACCCGCAGACCCTACAAGGGATGGCCGATGAGCTCGAGAAGATCGCCACCGGGGGTCAGTTCAAGTTCATGGGCATGGCCGACGATGAGAAGAGGCGCACCTTGGCCATGAGCAAAAACCTCAACCAGAGCCTCGGCAAGGTACTCACCCACGAGTACAAGGACGACAAGAGGTAGATGGCCAACCTCGTAGTCACTAAGCCCCTGGTCCGGGGGTTCTCCCTGGACTTCCTGGAAGTCACCTGGGAGATAGAGGACACCTCTCTTGATCCCCACGACTTCCAGTTCCAGCTCTTCCGGAGTGAGTCTCCGATGGGGCCATGGGATCAGATCGCCGGGCCCTTTGAGGATAGATACCGCTTCGTGGACAATCAGGTGAATCTGCTCCACAGGTGGCGGCAGATTTACTACAAAGTCCGGAGCACGGAGAAGGCCAATGCGGACAACTACGTGGATAGTGAGGCCTTCACCTTCCACGCAGAACCAGACCTGATCGCGGAGGAGATCCAAAGGCTCGAGCGCATAGTGTGGGAGGAATACGCCGGCAGGCGGTGCTTCATCTTCCCGGCACGCACCTTTGGTCAGCGGTGCGGCAACTGCTACGACGGCCCGGAGAAGGGCAAGGGGTTCACTTCCCAGCGCCGTAGGTCTAACTGCCTGACATGCTACGACACCGGGTATGCGCGCGGATACCTAGATCCCATTGAGATCTTCGTCCAGATAGACCCCTCTTCCAAATCTGTCCAGACCGTACCTGTGGCAGAGCGGCAGCAAGTGGACACGACAGCACGTTTGCCTAACTTCCCACTGCTAAAACCCAGGGATATAATCGTCGAGACTGAAAACAGGAGGTGGCGGGTAGTCAAGGTGACTTCTACGGAACGGCTCAGGAGCGTCGTCCACCAGGAACTCCAATTGCACGAGCTGGTGGCGGGCGACATCGAGTTCCAGCTTCCCATCAGACTAGAAGATTTGAGAGACTTTGAGCCGAGCCCTGGTAGGAACTTTACGAACCCCCATAACCTGGAGGGCTTCGAAGCAGAGGCGATCAAACATGCTTTCGCAGTCTACGGGTACGGGAATGATTGATTACTCCGCCTTCCACGGTGAGATCGAGAAGATCGCCGCGGACAACGACAAAGGCAGAATCACGAAGGAAAAGCTCAAGAGATTTGCAATCGCAGCTCCGGTAGCAGCCGGTGGTGCAGCCCTGGGACACGGCGTTGGCCAGCTAGTAAGGCGTAATGTCCTATCTCCGCGCACCTTGCAGGCCCTGGACGCTGCCGCAAAGCGGAAGCCCTTGGTGGCCAAAGCAGTAGGCGCTCTCCCGGCTGTGGCCGGTGGGTTGGCTGCTGGTGCCGGGATGATGCAGGCGATGAAGGCGCGGCAGATGCGGGACTTCATCGAGGGAAAGAAGGAAGATGGCGGACGTACCGACACCCAGTAGCACGGTTCACACCGCTGGTCCCCTAGAAGAGGGCTGGCTGAATGACCCGTTGAACTACATGGTCAAGGCGTTCATTGCCTTCCTTCAGACCATCTTCGAGACGGCTCCGGCAGGACACTTCCACTGGCGTCCGGAGCTCGAGGAGACGGAGATCGTGATCACTGAGGAGAATCCAGTGAAGACCGACTCCATCGAACAGAAGCCGGTGATCTCTGTGATCCTGGGGCCAACGCGGTTCAACGGCTCTTCGTTGGACGACTTGGTACACGTCAGCATCACAGACGCCAAAGAGATCCACACGGACCTTATCCCCGGAACCATGTCCCTCAACTGTGTGTCCCGGGTACCCCAGGAGTGCCGGTTCATCGCATGGATCTGCGCCCGAACCATCTGGAATCTGAGGAAATTGTTCATTCGCGAGCCCTTCATCCACGACGTAGGCCGCAACATCAGTGTGGGCCCAGTGACGCCGGCCGGTGCATTGGTGGCGGGCGACACCGAGGGGGAGTGGCACTCAGTTTCCGTGTCTTGCCCGTTCTTCTTGCAGTGGACGGATAGAGTCACGCCCCTGCAGCACGATTGGAGCGGTCGGCCCATCCACCTGTTAAAGCAGGTGGCAATGAAGTTCACAACGCGTCTGAATGAGGCGCAGCCAAACCTTACGCACACCCAAAACACTGGGCTGCAGCAGTGGGGAGATCAAGTAACTCAACCCAAGAGTCTGCGGCCGCCCAGTATGCGTGGAAGACGTATCCAAACAGAGCCTCACCCGAGTTCTCAGTCGAGCTCGCTTGAGGTAAAGACCAAGGTCTAGTGAAGGAGGCCCGCAATGGCTGATGAGCTGATCCAACCTGGCGTATCCGTAATCCAGGAGTTTAGGACGATCAGTCCGACCATCATCACCCCGACGCTGGTTCCGTGCGCCATTGCGCCGGCCTTCCAGGTTATCGAGGCGCTGGAGACGGACGCTACCGGTAATCAGGTGGTGAACACGGATGCCGTGGCATCCGTGCCGGCATTGGTGGAGTCGGAAAATCCCGGTGACTACACCGGCCTAGACACGTTGACTCTAAAGGTGAGCGTGAACAACGGCCCGGCACAGGAGTTCACCTTCAGTGACCCGACAGCATCGGGCCTGAGTGCCACGGCGGTCAAAGATCAGATCGCAGCTGGAGCTCCCGATGGATTTGGGGCATACGTGGTCACCAGGAGTGGGTCGGACTACGTACAGCTCCGCACCATCAACAGCGGCGACGGTCAGATCCTTCAGATCTTGGACGGTACCGCCAACTCCATCCTTGGCTTCAACCAGGGGTGGCAGGCTGAAGGCGTCTCGACCTACCAGCAGGTAGACGTCCGGGTACAGCAGGACAACTTCCCGGACCCACGGGGACTGCTGCCGGATGAGGCTGATGTAGATGAGGACAGCATCCGTGTCTTCGTCAACACCGGCACCACGCTGAAAGAGTTCCAGCGGGACGAGACCTTCTTGCGCAAGCTCAAGAAGGCCATCTACACCTCGGGCGACATCACCTTCCCGACTACTACGCTGACCGGCAAGAAGTTCTCCTTCCAAGATGGGCAGGGAGCGGCCGTGCAGGAGTACACGTTCGCGGGTGAGGCTGCTACCGCCATTGCACTAGCAGCCGCAATGAACGCCCTGATCGGCTCCACCAAGGTGGTCGATAACGGACTCACCAAGATCGATTTCGTCACCGAGACCGGCTACTTCAAGGTGGTCACGCCTTCCAGCGACTCCGCCCACGCCATCATCAAGTGGACTGACCTGGATGAGGCGTACACCGTGGAGCCGGTGGATGATGGAGACGGGGACTCGAGAACTCCGATCATCGTTATCGATGAGGAGGACTTCACTGCCCCCGCCACCGAGGCCAATCTGGTAGGTACTGCCACATTAGGCGCCACGGAGCAGGTGATCAACAACCTCAGCTTCGAGGTCGCCGTAGATGGCGAGTACATGCAAGAGATCAACTTCGTCGGCAAGCCGCTGGTCGGTAGCGCTGTGTACAACGCGGCCAACACCTTGACCGGTGAGACGCTGACCTTCGAGGTGAACGGCACACAGAAGGCTGCCGTGTTCTCTGGCGGCGATCCCGTCAGCATCGCCTCGGCCATCGCACAGATCAACGCGGCTGCAGGTATCACTGTGGCTTACGAGTCGGATTCTTTGGGAAATCCGACGGCTTCTGGTGGCTACCTGGCCCTCCGCGTGGGCGGAGCAACCCTGGTTGAGGGCGGCGACGTCAAGTTGCTCTATCAGGGCGTTGGCGATGACCCGACCTGGACAGACTTGGGCTACGCAGCCGCCATCGGTGCGGATGTCGAGCAGACCTTGAAGCTGGATGCTCCGGCCGAGTACAGCGACATCGTTCGGCAGATCAACCAGACGATGGGGGCCGGCTTCGCTGATGATGACGGTACCGGCAAGCTCGAGTTGCTGTCTTCCATCCAGGGAGCCGAGTCCAAGATCCAAATCGGCAAGGGCACGGCCAATACGTTGCTGGGCTTCACTGATGACCAGACGACGTACGGTGACGCCTTTGCCCCCAAGATCGGAGATGCAGTTTGGGTAGACGGCGTCTTCATCGGCAACATCGCCGTGGTCATGCCCGGAGGGTACAACAATCGCCTGAAGCTGGACCGAGAAGTGGCCCTGACCTGGGGTGGAGTGGCGTACTACATTCAGGCCCAGAACATCCCTGACACACTACCATCTGACAGGCCCACACCGGACCTGGTGGTGGACACTACCGGGGCCATCCTCGTGAAGCATGACGTGCTGCGCGACACTGAGGGCAACCCCATCGTAGCGGTAGGCCAGCTCATCATCGCCTACAACGCTCTGCGTCTGGACGTCACTCCCGCGGCGAATGATCCAGGACTGCTGACCCTGGACGACACCACGGACCTCGAGGACGCGCTGGCTCCGCTCAACACGGACAACCCGCTCGGGCTCATGTTGTACTTCATGCTCATCAATGCCCCCGGCATCACGGTCACGGGACTAGGTGTGGATGCGGTGAGCGCGGAGAACCCTGACGGAACTCCGGAAGCCTATGCCAGGGCGCTTGCCTACCTGGAGAGCAAAGAGGTCTACGCACTGGCTGGCGCTTCCCAAGATCCCACGGTGCACCAGCTCTTCCAAACTCACGTCAACGCGCAGTCCGACCCGGATGCCAAGGGAGAGCGCATTGCTCTCATCAACCCGGAGATGCCGGGGAGAGGCCGTACCCGACCTGGTCATCAGCGGCACGGATGGTGACTCGACGGCCATCACCAACGAATTCGACACCAAGCTGGCGGGGCTGGCCTCGGCTGTCTTGGCAGCAGGTATCAACCCCGTGGGCACCATCGGCGTGGATGAAGGCCTGTACCTCGACATCGCTTCTGACACCAAGAAGTACAGCATCAGCGCGATCAGCGGTACGAAGGTCACTATCCGCGTGGCCTTTGCTCCGGGAGAGAACGACGACGGCTTCTACGCCACCACCAATTTGCCGAGCACTTTGATCTCGGAGACTTTCTCTGTCAACGTGCGCGGCGAGAGCCTAGTGGACTCCAACGGGGATCCAGACTACGAGGCCATCGCACAGGCATACCAGGACACCGGTAAGGCCTACGCAGACAGGCGCATGGTCATGGTAGCCCCGGAAGAGGTGGGCGCTGTAGTAGACAACCTGGAACAGCGCATCAAGGGCTACTACCTGTGCTCGGCCATCGCCGGCATGGTTGGCCAGCAGGCCCCTCAGCAGGGCTTCACCAACTTCCCCGTCACCGGGTTCACCAGGGTGTTCGGCTCGAGTGACGTGTTCAACCGCACCCAGATGAACGTGGGTGCGGCAGGAGGTACCTACTGGGTCATCCAGACTCTGGCGGGCACGCCTCTTCTGGCACGCCACCAGCTCACCACGGACCTCACCAGCATCGAGACCCGTGAGCTGAGCATCACCAAGGTGGTGGACTTCACCGCGAAGTTCATGAGGTCCGGCCTTCGGAACTTCATCGGCAAGTTCAACATCACCCAGCCGTTCCTGGACACGCTGAGCACGGTGGTACAGGGTCAGCTCTCGTTCCTCACGGAGTCGGGAGTCATCGTGGGCGGTGACCTGAACAACATCATCCAGGACGAGTCAGCCCCGGATACGGTGTTGATCGACGTCACTTTGGACGTTCCTTACCCATGCAACTACATCCGATTGACACTTGTCATCTAGCGTGACAATTCGCAGAACGTAGATGGCTGGTACTGCACCAAATACTGCGGGCATGTCCCTCCCCAAGATCCCCGACAAGAAGGGCACGGGCGGATTTCGTGCAGCTATGGTCGCCCACGAAATGGGCCACGCTACAGACTTCGAGGGGCGCAGGGCCCAGAAGCTGCGCAGTGCCCTAGAAAGGGGTCTGTGGTTGGGCGGACAGGGCGCCACCCTACTAGCTCAGTCTCGGGGCCGACCCATGATGGCGGCTCTCGGTGAGCTCGCCTCCTCGGCCCCAGACCTGTATGACGAGGCCGTGGCCACCAAACGCGGTCTCAGGGCTCTGAAAGATTCCGGCAAATACACTCCGGCGGAGATCAAGAAGGCGAGAAATACGCTAATTTGGGGCGGAGGTACGTACGGCGCCCATGCCCTAGCAGACGCTGCTATCTCCGCAGGCACTAGCAGCTTTAACCAATTAGCCAAGCAGACAGACTCTCCAGAAGTGGCTGTGGGGGCTACACTCGCGCCTATGTTGGCCAAGCGGCTAGTAAAGCCCATGATCACTGGTGCTGTGAGCGCGGCTTTCACTCGTTCGGCTAAAAAGTCCCCAGTGATTACTCCCGCAGAAGCCGAGGGTCTACGCAGGCAAATGGGTGTTCGCGCCCAGATCTACGAAGCAGATCCCGAGATCTTGGAGGACAATGCTGCTTATGTACGGGGGGGCGGCCATAGAGGCCCTCTTCGCGGTTTTCGACAAGCGTCTGTAGAGACCCTGTTGGCGGAAAAGGATAGGAAAAAGAGGACGGGGCAGGCCTCAGAAGTGCTGAGAAGAGGGGGTGTCCTTTTGCCCAAGACCGCCTCTGTTGCTGCTGATGAATGGGAGAAGGACCCGCCCAGTCTCGGTAAGAGGATCGCCAAAGGTGTCGGTCTTGGCGCCCTTACCGTCGGTACTGCCGGGGGCCTTATTGCGGCGTCAGATCCTAAGACCACCAAGAGACTCATCCAGCACGTACGTCAGCATGGGATCAAGGGACTGAAGAAATTCAAGCTGGCTAGCATCGGGCCGCCAGCTCGTGAGACACTTTCAAGAACGCACTGGCCGGCGTTGGCCAAGGCGCTAGCCAAGTAGGAGGCACGAGATGGCTACCTTCAGTGAGTGGTCGCCCTATGAGAAGTTCGTACAGGCCGGTATGGTTGACGGCCAGTTCCTCAATGCCGGGTTCACCGTTTTGGCGGCAGGGCCTCCACGGCTAGCCAACATTGGTGGGTCTACAGCTTTGGCCGGCGCTTTGGCCGGTGCCGGAGCAGACCAGATGGTGATGCCAGTAGGCGTGGTCCAGAACGTCAATCTGAGCCACAACAGGACGTTCAACAGGATCTTCGAGGTTGGTTCTGAGCGCTCCTACTTCATCTCCGGCCGCACCATCGGGCAGCTGTCGATCGCCAGGATCTTGTACCATGGTCCCAGCTTGCTCCGCATGCTGTACGCCTACTACGAGGACGCCATCCCCCCGACGGTGGTGGAAGCAGTGTTCCCGAATGCGGGCATCGCAACCGTGGCTAACCCCCACGATGTCGTGATTCCGCCTGGGTACGAGAACCTGTTCCTCAACCTGGCTTCGGACCTATTCAACCAGCCCGTGGGTATCTTGCTGTACGTCAGGGACAGCAACTTGGACACCTACGGGGCGGTCTACCTGGAGAGCTGCTACGTGCCCAACCACACCTGGGCCACCGACGCCCAGGGAGTCATCATTCAGGAATCGGCGGCTATCCAGTTCGAGCGGGCGGTACCGGTAGCAGTGAGTGCCTTGTCGCTTATCGCTGGTGCGTCTGGTAGTGCTCTGGGCATCGGAAGCTAGTCCTGTGCCCCGCTTGATCCCATACGGCGAGGTCGTGAAAACGGCCAGTCGCAGGCGTGCTGCAGCAGCCGCTGATGCTGGTCGTGGAATGGCGCACGCCATCGTGTCCACGGACCTGGCCAAGGTGGCCGGGATGTTACTGGCCAGGTCTGCAGGCATCGACCAGGACATGGAGAAGGCTGCGTCCTTGATGGTCCAGACGGGGGCTCTATCCGAAGAGGACTTCCTTCTCGAGAAGGAAGCCGGATTTGCGGGCCTCCGATCTCTGTTCTCCCAAGCCCGCGGCGGGCTCAGTGGGATCCGCAGAAGGATGGGCGGCATGTTTCAGGGCAAGACCGCGCCCTACAAGCCCAGCAAGGCCGCAAAGGGTTGGTCTGCAGGCCCCAAGAAGGCCCCAGAGGGCATGGGAGGAGTCAAGGGCGCCAAGGAAGGCAAAAAGGGCTTCGGTTGGGGCAAGGCCCTGCCCTGGATGGCTGTAGGCGGTCTCGGGTACGGTGCGTACAAAGGCATCCCGGCCGCAGTCAGGACACTGGAAGCAACTAGCACAACACCTATGGCGCAAGGATTGGGGTGGAGTCCGGTAGCCTACGGGTACGGACACACACCGTACGGGCCGGGGATGGCGACCATGGGAGCAGGTGCATAGAACTCTGTAGTCGGGTCCTCCACAAGTCTCAGCCACCGTGGGAAACCACGGCCTGCCGGCTACAGATACCGCCCCCGCTCGGGATTCGGCCCCTGGGCGGGGGCATCTTTTTAGCTCTGATCTCCCTCCGGCAAACCTACCACAGGCCAGTCTTGTTGGGCTGGTGGGGGCTGGTACTCCTGGTCGAAGTTTTCCATCTCGGCCTGCGTGGAGATGTGGGAGGGCCGCACAACCCCAACTTCCAACTGCTGTTTGTTGGGGGCGGGCTGGGAGATTTTGTGAGTGATTTGATCTAGCAATTCCCGCTCATGCGCTCCCAGCATAGAGAAGTCGTTGTCTCCCACCATGAGCCGGAAGGCTAGCTCCTTCTCTTCCGGTCCGTACTTGTCTGTGTCGTCATCCACTACGTCTAGCAGTAGCCCGGTCTCCCGGCCAAACAGCTGCTCGAACTGTGTAGGGGCTAAGGAAGACGCCGGAGCGTCTTTAGTAGGTGGGTCGGCCGTGGGTGGAGCCGGGGCATGCGCGGCTAGGTACTCATCGGTCTTGGCGAACATGGGGCACTCGGTGTGCGGGTGATCTCCATTGCAGAACAGGCATTTAGTCATTCGGTCCCACCATCAGTCCGGCAACGCGTTTCTCATAGTACGCTGTGATCAACGCGCGCACAACATCAGATGGCAGGTAGTTCTTGTCCTGCTGCTCGCCAATGCGCTTAGCCTCCAGCTCGAGGAACCGCATCATGGGAGGTGGTAGGAAGACGGTGAGGCGCCGGCGTATATCTTCCTGCGCCTCTTCTGGTCTTGATTTGTGGGTCTTACGTGGCATCAGCCAGTGTGGATATCTTCCCGATACCGCGCCCCATACTGTCTACTACTTCATTGCAGTCGAGGCAGTAGAACAGGTCCTCGCCATGGGCCTCGTGGAGCCCCATTTCGTCCAGCTTTGTTGGTGGGATAGGCCGAATACGCACATGGTAGCCGCCCGTGCAAGTATGTCGGAGACGCTGGACCTTGGGTCGTGGACACATGCATCCCCTGTCCGTGCCACATTTCTTGCAGTAGACGGGCTTGTACAGCTCGGTGCGCTTCTCCAGCTTGCGTGCGTCCTCTTGAGCCTTGTGTAGAGCCTCTACACGTTCTTGTTCCCTCGCAGGGGCCAGCTGCTTCTGCCTCTTGATGAACTCCTCAGTCTCCTGGGACCAGGACCTGTCCATCAGGGCAGCCAGCGGCACCTCTTCTGGAGTTGTGGTCTTGCTGAATCTCTCGACCGATTCGCGATCTACAGCCTCCTGAATTGCTTTGGCTCGCCCGGCCGCTATGGCGTCCGCGATGTTGCGGGCAGACCGACCGTAGCAGAACCTCCGGGGAATGGGCATCGCGAAGGCGGCATCGGCCATTCTCTGGTGGGGATCCATCGGCATGTCCTCGTAGAGGCGGCGCATGTTGTCCGTTTTCAGCACGTCCTTGGCCACTCTCTGGTGGGGATCCCAGACCTCACGTAGCTCCTCCGGAGGGATGAATGGGTTGTTCATCTTCCTCAGCATGTCCTCAGCCACCTCTGCGATGAAGTGCGCCTTCGGGTGGCCACAGTCGGACAGACCCTCCACGACCTTGCGTAGTACGTCGGCCGGTCGAGTATTGGACTGTTCCACAAGAACGGCCACTAGTGGCTGAAGCAGACAAGCTCGTACGGTATCTCCGGTCAAGGAGTCATCCCCAGGAGGAGTGGTCATCCGCACGTAGTGCATGGTTTGTCCGGAACGGCTCTTGGCCCTAAGCTGCAGATGGCCGGGTACCTCGCGCCCACTCGGGGCGTGCTCGAAAGTGACGCGATAGAGCGTATTGTGGTCATACGCCTTCGTGCCCTCGATCTCCGCCAGCACCGGGCTCTTGAGCAGTTTGCCGTTGAATACCCCGTCAACAACGGCATCGTCGTGGATCATGATGCCTTCTTCCCACGGCACCTCGAGCTCTTCTACCAGCCCCTCCATTATTTCTCGCTTGGTGGTGGAGAAGGCGCGAGCAGCGGGTTCGATGAACTTCTTCACCAAGAAGTGGGCATTGATATCGCCTACCTTGAGGGCGCGTCCGTACTCTAGGCCCTCCACGCCGTATGCTTCGAAGCCCACGTAGCCGTGTCCACGATCTTCTATGGACACGTCCTGCAGTTCTACGTCCTCCCCCTCCACCTCATACAGGGTACGGCCTCCTTCGCAGTGCGGGAAAGTGGAGCAGCTCCAGAACCACTGCCCCTCCATGGGCCCGTGTTTGGCCAACCGGATTACCATGGGGGCGGCGCAGCTGGGGCAACTCGGCTGTCCACAGGCTTTGTACGCACATTCTTGTAGGTGAGAGCAGCCCTGGCACTCTTTATCGTGGACGTCGAAGTACTCTTCGTCCCCGATGCAGTCCCGTCTTTCTGCTGTTTCCTTTTCCATCTTGGTCTTTACCTCCTGCCACACCTGCGCCTCCACACGCTGGCGTTCACGATAGAGGTTGTGTATCTGCCGACTCCACACTCCCATTCCTTCGTGATCTTTATGGGCAGACGCGAAGTCGAATTTTGATTTCGCCTCAGTCTGAAGCATGATGAGGCGCTGTACTCTTGGATCCTCCCGCACGATGAGGTCTGCGTCAGAAGTGGGCGATCCCTCCATCCTCTTCTTCATTTCCTCGGCCTGTTCCTCCGGAGATGCGTGGGGGTCTAGGTCTTTGGACAACGTACCCAGAAATCGCTCCTGCAGCTTCTTGAGCCCGACAATGCTGTCGTCGGTTAGCGGGCCGCTAGGCATGATGTACAAGGGGTCCACTGGTCGGAACTTACCCACGAATTCCGGACTCGAGAACCGAAAGGCGTTATCGTCGAACCAGATGTCCTCGTGCTTCGTTGGTTCGGCGGCCACCTTACCCTCGATATGCGCGTGCTCTAGCGGTTTGACGGGCCAGACCGTTTCGATGTCCAGCGAGAAGACGTCGCCGTTCTTGTTCGGCACTCCGCGTTTCTTGATCGTGCCAAGGACCAATACGCACTGGTCTGGCTTGGAGGAGAAATCCATTCCTATTACGCGGTCGCCTTCTTGGGGCAGCTGGGCGTACCCATCGTGAGTAAGCGGTATCGAGACAGGCGTCAATTCTTTGCCGTCTGGGCCCGCTAGCATCAGCCCGGACCCGTTTAGGGCATCCTTCTTCTGCGCACCCATTTGTGCCGCTACGCGCAGCTCCAGCTGCTCGAAGTCCGCCACGACAACATCCGAACCTACGGACTGGACCGGCACATCTACCCCAGGTGCCCGATAGGTGGGTTGGTCCGGGTTGCATGTTGGGCACTTTGGCTCCGGCACGGAGCAGCCCATGGAGAACTCTTTCAGCTTGTCGAGCGTCATCAGCGTGCGCAAGGCCTCCTGCATCACAGGAGGGCCGTAGCCCTGCTCGTCTCCTTCCGGCGGCCATCGCCTCAACCTCCCCATGGGAGGCCCGTGAATGTAAAAGGAGGGTCGGGGCGTATTGGTCTTGTCCCCCGGTTTAAGCCTTCCCGTTACGGTTCCTTTGTACGGCTGCTGCGCCTGCATCTTGGACTGCCACCACGTGTTCTCCGGCTTCTTTTCGTCGCTCATGATTTCGGCCTCAAGTCTCCTTTCATCTTCTTTGCCGCGGCCTCCAACGTCAAGTACTGACCAGCGTAGTACGCCGTATATCGGCGTCCATCTTTGCTGATCTTGGCGTCTTTGGATAGCCCCGACGGCAGGTGGGTGACTCGCATGGTGATCCTTCGTTCAGGCCCCCTGACACTCGGAAGAAACCAACCACTTAGGGCGCCCCTGAAGGTGGGTCCCGGCGTGCACTCGAACCATTCGACCTCCTGGTAGTTGGCTCCGGGCCCCATCCCTAGCGTCCGCACCATTTTGATGCCTTCGATCTTCCATGTTCTTTGCGAGGACACGATCACTCCTACAGCAGTATCTGGTTGGTGAAGACGCCGATAGGCCCCGCCTTAGGCTGGAATACAGCCATCATCTTCATTCGCTCGTCCAAGTTTTGGTCCGGGGGCTGCAGATAGAGTGAGTAGCCCGCACGCTCGACGAAATACTCCACCACGTCGAAGTTGGTGTAGTGGTAGTAGAAGCTGGTGTCGTCGCATTTGAAGATGAGGCAGCCCTCAAAGCCCTCTCTCCGTTCGGGCTCCGCCTCTACGGCTTCTCCAAACACGCCATCCGGATGTAGCAGCACGTCCTGCCAGTCTCTGTCCTTCAGGAGCTCCGTCTTGGCGAGGGTGTGTCCGGCGTTGGCCAGCAGCTTCTGGAACTGGGAGCACTCGCGGTCCACCAGATCTGCCGGCCATTCGAGCAAGATCCCTCCGTTCGTGACGACGACCGTCTCCCCGTAGTCGATCGCGTAGGGAGGGCAGGCCCTGAGTCCCTCCTTCTCCAGCTTGCGCCGCAAGAAGGGGATGGTGCCTTGGTCTAGTGGCTTCATTGCACCGAGACCGATCCAGCCACCACGTGGAACCTATCCAGCGGCGCCTCGTGCTTCTCGCAGAGCTTGGCGAAGATGCCGGCCCAGTTCGGGATAGTGAGCTTGTAGGACATGCTGCCGTGCTCGATCTTGACCGTGGCGAGTACGGTGTTCACGCAACCCATGAAGTTGCACTCGAGCGTGCGGGTGAGCTCGCCGCCTTGTCGGTAGATGGTGGTGATCGAGGCGCCGCCCTCTTCCAGCTCCGAGTCGTCGATGAGCTTATGCAGCTCTTCCACTTTGACGGAATTGTACTGCTTGGCCACATCCGGGGAGACGCCCAGTGCTTTGAGGGCCTTGGCGAATCGGCGCTTGTTCTTGATCGAGCAGGTCGCGTCGTGACCGAAATCCCAGGTGTGGTACCTGTCGCCCAGGTCCATTCGGCACAGAGCTTGGATCTCCGGGAAGACGATGTTCGCCTTGATGAACACGCCCTTTTCGGGATCGTAGACGGTGTACGTGGTCTGCTTGTAGTCCCTTCCGTACTCCCCGGCCGAATTCCGGTAGATCTTCTTCGCGCCTATCTCCTCCAGCTCGGAGATGAAGTCTGGGATCTTCTCGACTTTGATGGTGATGGTGACGGGCTCACGATTCATTGTGTCCTCCAGTCTCTTGGCATGGTGCCTCCTCGGCTCAGCCAATCGTCCAGGTTGTTGAAGTTCTCAGCTAGTTCTTCTCCGAGCGTGTCTCTGCTCGAGCTCTCCTGTCGTTGTCGGTCTTCTGCAGCTTGTCTGATCAACGCCTTAACAAGGCGTCGGCAGGCTTCCAAGGAAGCGTTGGGATCCATCAACACCTCGTTCATGTGTCCTTTATGGTCTTCGCCAGCAGAATCGCCGCCTTCCAGCCCTGTAGAGTGGGTGCGAAGCGGGCAAATGGCGTGGGTGAGACGTGCGGCTTGTCGCAGAAGTGCGGATCAAGGCGTCTTGCAACCTGCAGTTGCCGCTTGGTGGTGTTGAGGTACAGAATGACTTTCCTGCCCTCATAGTTGGTTGCGTCGGGATACTGTACCTCTGCCACGATGTGGGGGCCGACTGGCTTCACGTCCATTATCCGAAAATTGTCCGGGCGCGGGTTACCCGGGAGCGCGGCGGGTTGAGGACAGCTGCAGCTGCATACGGAGAATTTCGGCAGCAGTCCCATGATCAGCAATCCCTCTCTTTGAGTCTCCGGATGAGCCACTCAAACGCCGATCGGGCATACGATGTCCAGCCGGTCACCCCGGTTTCGTGGTCCTTGGCTAACTGCTCCTCCAACAGCTCTATGGTACGTGCGCGCTCCTTGCGCTCGCCGTCCATGATCAGGGACAGGCTATCGAGATCCTGGTGGTAGTACTTCTCGAGCTCTTTTTCTAGCTTGACGGCGCGTTCTGCTAATGATGCTAGCTCCAGGTCTCGCTGGTGTATTACCCTCAAAGCCTCGCTTTCCGAGATCTTGGCTACCTCAGCCTCAGCCCCACGGTCGTGTAAGAGCTCAACTAGCACATCCAGTTCTTGCTGTATGCGTTTCCAACCGGTTGCTGCCTCTTCCCCGGTTGGTTTTGGCGGTCCCTGGGCGTAGCAGCCATGGCAATAGACGTTATAATCCCCCTCCCCATCTCTGAGTACTTCTGCCCATTCCCCTCCGCAGAATGGACACCTCAGCATGGCCCCCGTCTCAGGAGTAGGTGGATGCGTAAACCCTTTATCGTCGTTCAATCCATCACTCATCTTAGGGGCTCCCACTTCTCTGCCATCTGCTCGACCTTGTCCGCTGGCACGCCGTGGCTGTTGCGGCATTCCTGTAGGGGGCGCTCGATGTGAACGATGTGAACTGGGATGTTCCGTTTCTTCGCCTCTTCCACAAAGAAGCGATAGTGCTCGTAGGCGTAGCTCACGTTGTCCACCACGATGGGCAGGGTACTCTCCGCATCTAGGGCCTTCAAGAACTGGTCTTGAGTCCACTGGATGGCCTCGGACAGCTTGTGGTAGTCGAACTTGTACTCCTCACCGTCCTTGGTCCAGAACTTGTCCATGCTTATGTGGGTGTAGGCCACCAGGAAGTTCAGGAAGGTCGTCTTGCCAGATCCAGGTAGACCGCGCAAGATGATCACACTTTTCTGCATGATTCCTCCGTATTTCGCTCCATAGATTGATCTACTTATGCCTTGTTTTTGCCGCCATTTAACGGCATTATGTCCGCCTCATCAAGATGCCGAAGTGGAGAGGCATGATCAAGAGAGAACCAAACCTGTCCATAGAGTGCGGGGGCACTGTCTTCAAGTCGGGGAAGAACGGCCGCCAGTTGAAGCTAGGCACCCACTGTCGCCTGTTCCAAACACTGCCCGTCTGCTGGCGCTCCATGCTCTGTGTGGGATTCACGTACTACCCTCCCTGCCCAGACCTGTCCCGTTGCCTGTCTATGCCGAGACCCAAGACCATCCAGGGCAATGAGTAATGTAGGATAATGTAGTATGGAAGGGGTATGCCTCTCAGAGCCCTCTAGAGGGCTCTGAGAGGCTTTGTGGGTCGGGTTGTGGGATTGCTAGTCTTAGGCTGGTGGGCGTGCTGAGGGGCAGATCTGAGGGCCAGAATGGGGCCTGTGCCCGTGCTGCCCGGCTCTCCAACAAAGCCCGGAAGGTGGTCTACGTCTTTTCAGGTACTTAGCGCCGTCGGTTCGAGTCCCTCTCCTTGGCCCGGTCCACCCTCAGCTTGCGGCCGTCCACGTCCATGCCGTCCCCCTGGTCGATGGCCTTGGTGGCCCCCTCCTCGTCCGAGTAGGTCACGAAGCCGTAGCCTTTGCTCTTCCCGGTTTCCTTGTCGGTGATGATTTTGGCCTCAGTGACGGAGCCAAACTTCGCGAAAGCCTGCTGCAGTCCTTCTTCAGTCGTTTCCCAAGCGATGCCACCGACAAACACTCTGTTCTTCATGTTCTTCTCCTGATTCACTCTACTTGGTCTTTGGCCGGGTTATGAGCCCGGCGCGGATCAACTCCACTATCTTCCGTTCTGCTTCTTGTTGTACTTGTTCTCGTGTCTCCCCGCGATCGATGCGCGCCAACTCCTTGAGTACCGTGTAGATGATGTTCTCGGCTAGGGCTTGCGCGCCCATGTGGCCTACGAGCGTCTTCCTGGCCGCAGCTAATAGCTCACGAAGCGACCGTTCCATTTCTACCAGTTTGGGGTCTTTGATTCGCTCCACTGCTACCTCTTTTCTACAGCAGCGAGGGCGCGCTTAAGTCCTCCTTCCTCGCTGGGTATCGCGTGGTAGACCGCCCTACGTAGCACAGCGATCACCTCCGTGAGGGCCTCCTTGCGTCCAAAGAGCTTCGCCGCCAAAACTTCTTTGTCGTGCACACTCTTCAGCTCTTTTGCCAGCTCGGTTGATATGGCCTCCACATCCATGGGAGGCAAATGGGGCCCGCCGTAGGCACCGCTGCAGTGCCTAGACAAGACGCGGCGGACAACCTCTACAACCTCTTCACTTTTTGTTGAATGAGTCATGCGCCCTCGACATCAGATATCTGGCCAGTTTCTTCCCTCTCTCTGTAAGGATCCACCCGAGCTCCGGACTGGGCTGCCCATGGCTGTCTAGCGCATGTACGACCAGCTCGCCAGCATTCAGCAACCCCACTATCTCGAGCAAATCCTCGCGACGCATGCCCAGCTGGCGAGCCGCGTCGGCAATTTTTCCGTTGTTGGAGATGGCCAGCAGCACGGCGCAGTCTATGGCGGACATGCTGTCCGCCAACAGATTCACGTTGGCTTCTTTGTTGGCGGACAGCATGCCGACCCTGGGGAAATTGTCGGTACCAGGCCATGCCTCCAGGGAGAACATGTAGCCCCCTACAGCCACCGCATAGGTGCCATTCTTCCCGGGCCCGATCGTTACGGCCGTCTCAGTGGCGGCTACTAAGGCCACGTCTCTGGTACCTACCCCGCGAACTATGTAGATCCCGTCCGCGTCTTCTTCTGCTACAAGCATCTCGCTGTCTTGGCAGAGTCCGTCGTTGTGCAGGTTCTCAAGAAGCTTGCGTAGCTTCTCCGGTTTTGGGTCTCTAGGGAACATGCCGCCCAAAGTGTCGTCAGAGAATACGGTGCTCTCATCATTGTCTGGATCTAGGGTGTCGTCGCCCATGGTAGCTCCTTTGTAGGTTGATCCGTGGTTCTTATACCCACTTTAGTGCTATCATGCCACCCACCCACGAAGGAGGCGATCATGATGGCCAACTAACATAGGAGGTGATCATGCACCACAAGAGAAGAAGGCCCCGTAACCTGAGAGCCGGCTGCAAGATGTGCAAGCCATGGAAGATCAACGGCGTGAACAAGTGGTCCAAAGATCTAGCCCGTGCTTCGGATTACCGTCGGCTCGAGGACTTCGATGACTGCACCCGCCGGAGATGTGTCTCGGGAGAGGGCTGAGGCCTTCAAGAAGCTGGGCCTGAAGCACCACTGCCCAGTGTGCGCGAAGAAGATCGGAAGGCACTGCCCCAGAAAGCTCCACAACTGCCTCAATACGTACGTGGAGTTTGGTGGCCCACGACCCTACAGGAGGTAGGCGCCTTGATACGTCAGGTGTAGAGGCCGTTGTGTAGTTCTCGCGCTAGTCTGTTGTAGCACTTCTGCTCCCGCCCACATCTATCTGGCTTAGAGTGCGCGCCGTCCTCTTGAAAGGCGTATAGGCTGGACTTGATAAGGGCTTCCGCCTTTCGCGGGTATGCGCCAAGTGTCCATTTTCCACCTTCCTTCACCACGTATAGGGCTAGAGTGGCTAGGCAGGGGAACACGAATCCGTCCGCCACATCTACTACGTTACCGTCTCTATCTTTCTTGACGGGACGCCCCTTTCCCTTCAGCTTCTTTGGGCCCGTGTGTTTGCTGTCCGCGAATAGTTGGTGCCTCTTCCACTTACAGTAGGTGTCCCACGCCGTGGTGGCGATGTCGACGTAGTACCTGTACAGCGCTTTGGCCTCTTTGTGCTTCGGGTGCGACGGATCTTTCGTGACCATGTACAGTTCCGCGAAGTCCTTCAGAGAGCGCGTCTTTGTGCTGTAGATGGAGGCCTTCTTCATCACTCGAAGGCCCCCGTCATAGGACTTAAACTGTCGTTTCCAGAAGGAGCTCCACAGCTCGGCTGGGGTTAATAGGCCGATGACCCTGACTAGCTTTTCGGTGTCCACCATACCCTCTTCTAGCGGGTCGCTTTCTCTCAGCCTGATCTTCATCCCCTTCTTTCTGAACTCCCGCTGGAGGTCGTCCAGAACACCTTTTGCGTTAGCCACCGAAATCAACTGCACGGGGATCTGACGATTTAGATTGACTGTCATGTTGGCAGTCACCTCTTCGTCATCCAACAGGAAGAGCTGGAACGTGATATAGGCTTCTGGCGCCCCCTCCCCCCTACGAGCCAGGTCCAGGAGCGCATTTTCGATCGATCCTCTACTCTGCGCCCCGTCCATCACTGAGGGGCTGTCCAGCCGCAAGATCCCGCTGCCGCTGCTCCGCAGGCCACTACCGGCTACTGCACAAATGGTGGCGCCGGAATTATACATGGAGAACAGATCTGGCTCATTGAGCAGCGTGCCCTCGATGGCTTTGTGGATCTTGTGCTTCTTTGCTGGATCCAGACCGGCGAGGTAGTCCCGGAGGTTCTCTTTGGTCGATAGGGGCACGATGTCTTGTACACGCGCCTTACCGCTAAAATGACGGTATCCACGCCTCTTTTGGCAGGGGTCGGTGATCTCCTTAATGCAGAAGTACGGAACCGATACTATGGGCATACTTGTCTCCTTGCGGCATAGCCGCGGTTAACGGTCCTTGGTGATTGCCCCGATGGGGGTAGGGTAGTCTCAGCGATCATGGGGGTTTCGCACAAAATGATCGTCCCGTCAAGATCATTTTGTGCGGGTAGGGCTCACTCCAACATGTCGGCGGTGATCATCAGTCCTTCGAAGCGTATTCCCGCGCCCTTGAATAGCTCTTGCACACCCTCACTCAAGCCATACCTTGACGCGTAGGACTCCCCGAAGAACACCTTTTCGATGCCCGCTCTGATGACGAGCTTGGCGCAGTCGTAGCACGGGGAGGCAGTGCAGTAGAGGGTTGATCCCTGCGGGGAGACGCCGTCCAGAGCACACTGCATGAGGGCATTGGCCTCTGAGTGTATGGTCCTGACGCAATGACCGTCACGCATGATGTGGCCGCCCTTGCTCTTCTTGACACCCACTTCTGGTGCCCCGCGACCGCATCTTGATGCCCAGTGTTCCTTACGCCCACAATCACAGGTGCTGAGTAGCCCTCTGCCCACGATATCATGCACATCGCGGGGATCTAGCCATTTGCCGCAACGAGCGCAGGCGTAGAACTCTTCGGGGTCTGAGCAGTGTGGTTGCCCTGGAGCCGAGCCGTTGTAGCCGCCAGCGATCATGCGCCTGTTCTTCACCAGGACAGCCCCAACCCCATGCCGGCCGGGATCAAATAGCAGTTCTGGTCCTCGATCACAGGTGCTTCTGGTAGCGGTCAGGTGGGCCATGAGCATCCAGTAGTCGTCCCAGGGGAGCCTTCCTATCTTCATACTCGCCTCCTCCCTGCCCCGTCTTTGCCGTACCTCTCCA